TCTCTCCACCACATTTCGTGATACCTTGAAACCTCATCTGCATCTGTTAATTTATATTTGTTCTTTAATTCTTCAACCTTCTTAATAAATTTTGCTTTATTCTTATCAAAGTCAAGATCTTTACCTAATTTAACAATTTGAGGTGGAATTATCGTAAATACCTTTCCAATATTTGCGTTAACTTTAGTAAGAGCAGATACTATAGACTTAGCTGGAGAATCATCTTGTCCGATAATGTTTCCAGCTCCGTCTGTTTTTTTAATACCATGAAATTGTATAAGATCTCTATCATAATAAATTACGTTAGGATTCTTAGAGTATATTAATTCCATGTTCATGAAGTTTAATCCATTATCAAATACTTCTAAATCTTTTGCAGATAATTTAGTTAATGCTTTTGCTAAATCTTCAGCTGCGAATTGGAAAGTGTCTTCAACCATCTTAGATGGATGTCCTTCAAACTTTTGCTTAAACGTTTTAAGATTCATTGGATTCTTTAACCCTCCTTTGTTTCTTGCAAATTTAACTTCACCATCTTGATATGTTGCAAATACATTCTGACCATCTGTCTTCTCGGTAGGGTCTTCTTCGAAGTTGAGTTCACCACTCAGGCCTGCCTCTATGATTTTCTTGAAATCTCCAAATGTTAAGTCCTTCTCGTCAAAGGGGTGACTCATGTGACCCGCTGCACCTCCTTCGAGTATAAGACTTGAATCATTAAATTGATTAGAAGTTTTTTCTACTAGAAATTCGTGAAATGATAGAAGCTTATTCATATATTATTTTAAAGTATATTTTAAAATTGCAAAAGACCCCTTACCTTCTAAATTAACTGAAATCTTACCTTTTGATAATTTTTCAACTTCTTTTTTAGTTTCGTCAGGGGTTTGTGCTGCTTTGTAAAATACGTTTTTAATATTAGTTGATTGACCAGACTTGGCTTTAAATTTAGAAACTAAATCCCCGCCTTGATATCCTACTCCACCTACATTTACCCAACCTCTTGTTGAATTATAATAAACTGCATAGTCTGGTTTTGCATTTAGTATTAAATCAACTAGCATTTTATAATCAGAAGAGCTTGCTTCGTTAATAAACTGTTCGTATAGTTTTATAGTTTTCATAGTCGTTTACTTAATTTTTATAGAGCTTTAATAAAATCAATAGCTTCTTGAAAATCTAAAAATTCTGCCGAATCAGTTGCTTCTATTTCAGCTTCCATTTCTTCAAAATCATCTGTTGAGATTCCTCCAACTTCTTCAGCATATTCTGCCTTCCACTTAGTATACTCTGTATTATATACGTTGATGTCCTTACCTTCAAGTTCAACAGTATATGTGTCCTTGTTAGGTGCTGTGAAAGAATAAGATTTTCCAGATTTCTTTAATTTAGAAATGTTAGAAAGTTTACCTAATTCTGCAAATAGGTTTTTAAATTCAGCTGCACTAGTTTCGTTTACTGCTGTGAATGCTTCAAATAATTGTACGTGTTTCATAATAATTGTTTATTTAATTTAATTTAATTGGTTTACTTATTTATCTTCTTTATATATCCATTGCGTCGTCGTAATCGCAAACAATACCTTTTTTTGTTAATTGCTTACAAATAACATCTAATTCTTTTTCGTTGTATTTGTAAGGTGCTTCTTCTTTAATGCCTATGTTTTTTAGAAAAAGATTAGTTTCTTCTAATGTTAATTTAGCAGCTTTACCTACATTTGATGTTTTAGCAACGTCAAATAAAGATGTTCCATAGAATTTATCATTTCTTTCAATATATGTAAATCTAATTCCTTTTACTTTGAATTTTTTGCCTTTAGCAGAAAAAGCCTGCGCTTCATCAATACCTGATCCTATTGTCGCTGTTGCGTAATGTGCTGTAAATTCTTCTCTTGTCATTCCAAGTTTCTGAGCTTGCATACCTACGAAATCATATTCGTTATATATAGTCTCCGTGTATTCTTCAAATAGTTTTATGTATTTCATAATGTAAATATAAGAAAAAAGATTGACCCGGGAAAACCTAGAGCAATCTTTTTTTATTTTTTTTGTTTATCCTAATGATGATGTTAACATTCCGATTGCAGCACCGTAATCTCCGTCTGATTTTGATAGTATTCCATCAATTACCTCTCCAGCTTTAGCTTCGTCATATTCATCTCCAAATGCCTTTTGTAATACTGTTTCTGCGTATTCTTTAAATTCTTTATCAGAATTTATTTCTTCTTCATTAACAACTGATTCTTTAATACCTAATTCTTTTAAAGACTTAACATACTCTCCAGCTTCTTCTTCATCGTCTCCTGCATACGCTAATAATCCTGCAGATATTAATCTTTTATAGATTTCATTTTCAACCATTCCAAAAGAAATTGAATTGCTTGAATTTCCCCAAGTATCTTCTACAGATTCTGGATCAATCCATCCATAACCTCTTTTAATTTCTTTAATCATGTCAGCTAAATCCTTTTCAAATATAGTTACAGCTTCATTAACTAATGATTCTTTAACGTATACTGAAAATGTATCTTCAACATCATGTTGGTATGCATCATGGTCTATCCTTCCTTCTCCACCGTCTTGATCTGAGAACGAGCTTAAAAACTCGGTAGCAGCATCTTCTAATTTATCTGCTTTTAATAATTTTACAATAGCTTTCATATCTGGATCGCCATACATTCCTTCTTCTTCTAAGTTACTCATTATATTTGAGAAATCCTTTTGAAGTTCTTTTAAGTTAACTTTTCCTTCTTTTAAGTCTTCATCTTCTACTTCAGGATGCATCTTCTTAATCTCTTCATCACTAACTCCGTCTTTCTTCATTTTCTTAGCGTGAGCTGGCATTTCTTCAGTTAATTCTTCGTTAGATTCTTCGATGTATTCTGCTAAATCAGCATCATCCCATCCGTCTTCACTTGCTAAAACAGAAACTAAATCTTTTCTTTTTCCTTTAAGTTCAATTTCCGGAAATCCAGAAGGACCTTCCTTGTTAACAACTTTCATTGTTACTTTATATTTCTTTAATAGTTTAGCAAGATCCTTTGAGTCGGGATCAGTTGCATCCATTATAACTGTAGATTCGTTTGTTGACTTTGCTTCGTTTAATTTAGTATCAATATCTACTCTTAAATCATTACCCTCAAACTTAGAGTTAAATGCAGTTATTAAACCGTATCCCATCTTTTCTTGATTTAAAGTCTCTAGGTATAAAGCAGTACCTTCAACGATACCCATACCTGACCATCCAGCTGCATTTGCAATATCTGAATAATACTTGTCTAACATTGTTTTAATAGTATTAGGTCCAATCTTTATGAAATGTCCTCCTAATCCAGGCATTTTAATCTCTAAAGGTTTAATAGAACCTTTAATGAATTTTGCAATTGCGTTTCCTTCTCTTGAGAAGTTAGCATCTTCCATTGCTTCTTGAAACAAATACTTGATAGTTCCTAACTTTGACTCAGATGACATTGCTCCAAAATCAACTAATACTTTATTAAATATTTTATTGTATTGTGTAACAACTTTCTTAGCGTCTCTTTTACCTTCAACCTTTAAAGCTTCAGAAACTTCTCCATCTTCATCTTGTTCAGCGTTAACTTCAGGTTCTACTTCTTCTGTTGATTCTGCTTCTCCAAATAACTTTTCAATTAGTTTAGTTTTTTGGTCTTTATCTAATCCATCAAGCGATGTGATTTCCATTGAATCTAATATAGATGCAATTTTAGTAGATAATTCTGCTTTTTTACCTGTGTTTTCTTCCTTTAACTTGATAGCTGAATCAGCTGCTAATATGTCCGTGAAAGACTTAAAGGATTTTATTTTGTTAGATTCTGCCATTTTAAATAAATTTATTTATGTTTTTATATGTATAGTATATATCTACTTAAAATATACTCTATTAATATATGATATTATCTGGAAATGCTCACGCTTATTCCATTGGGTTTAACTTCTGCTGTTTTCTTTTCATCTAAATTAACAGTTACTTTTTTGGAAAGTTTTACTCTAAAAGTGTCTGACCAAGGTACGAATAAATTACCTTCAGCGACTACTTCTAACTTAATAGTTCCAGTGTCTCCTTCTTTTAGAATTCCTAACTTTTTTATAGGAACATTACATTTTCCATTTAAGATAGTTCCATCAAAAACAAGAGACCATTCTTTTGTTTCAATAATGATTCTAGAAAAACTATTTTCAGGAGAAGCTCCTTCAATTTCAATATCACATGAGAATTCCTCGTTAATATCTTTATATAGTTTATAGCTTTCGTCTTCTTCTACTAAAGGAATTTCTTCAGGAATTGTCTCTATAATTACTTCTTCTTTTATAGCTTCTTTTTCTATAACTTCTTCTACAATCTGATTTGGTAAAATAGGAAGTTCTTTAGTTTCAATAACTTTTTCTTCTTTTACTGCCTCTTTATATATTGGCATAGATTCTCCTTCAAAAACAGGGGCAACATTCTCTGTTTTTTGCTGTACTTGTTTTTTAGTAGAAGTCTCAGTTTCTACTCCTTTAAAGTCAGTATAACTAGTTACATGTCGATTTTTCATATTAGATTACTTAATTTTTATTATACTTTATATATTAATTAAAAAAAACTTATTTTTTAAAACTAACTTTTACTGTAATGCTTTCTCTTATTGCTTTTTTAACAAATATCTCAAAATCAAATCCTGTTACTTTAATATCATCGTTAATTTCTCTAGACTCGTCATACTCAATACCTTTATAGTTACAATAGAGTTTAATAACTCTTTTGGTCTTTTCATCTCCAATCTCTTTCTGTAACTTTTTCCAAGGATCACTATATGTTGAATATCCTCCGCCTCCGGTTACTATTCTGTCTACTTCAATAAGGACAGAAACATCAGACCATTTCTGGTTGATGTTTTTAAAGAGGCCTAACTCTTTCCATTTGAGAAATCTTTTATTTGCCATTAGACCTTTTACTTGTTTTAATTAAAATCTACATACCTTACATAAACCTGTGCTGCTGCTGTTGCGGTTGATACTTTAGCATCCCACTCCATGTCGGTGTATGCTGCGATGTGAGAACTATATCCGCTAGAGGCAGACTTACCTGCATAAGGATTAGTTGTTCCTGCATTAGAACCATACATTGGATTTCCTCTAAACTCTACTTGAGTTGTAGTCGCAACAATAGAATTCATTCTAGCTGCTAACATAAGCATCTTGCCTGAGAATCCAAAGTCTTGATATTCTCCAGGCTTACCATCAGGTAATGTAGGTGCTAATACCTCTACTGAAATAGCTTCTAATGCTGCTATTGCAGATGGAGTAACTTCTATTTTATCAATTAATACAGTAGACTCAAATATAACTTTTCTAGATAATGCACTAGATATTAAAGTAATAAATGTTCCTTCACCTTCAATAAGTTGAAGCATTAAGGTTTGATTATCTGCAATTAATCCCATTGATATAGGGTTAGTAAGTGCAATACTTATCTCTGAACTTTCACTAAATAAGCTTAAAGTTGCTGGCTCATTTAATATTGCTATCATTGCAGCAGTGCTACTTGCTATCTTATTCATCGGAATAGGATCCGCAAATATTTGTTGTGTAGTTTCAAATGTAGAACCATTTACTTCTGTTAAAATAAGTAGGATATCATAAATAGTATCATACAAAGTTTCTGAAGTTGACATCCAATCTACCCATACACTTTCATGTGATGCAAAGTCTATTAACGCTGCCGGTATTGTAACAATTATTGATCTTGCTGCATCTGTAACAGTAGTTATACCTATTGTACTTCCAGCTAGTGCGTGTACACTATAATGATTATTTGCTAAGATAGTAAATGCAGATTCTTTAGCAACTATATCTTCCATTGCTGTTTTTGTTTCTACAACTATATCCATTGCTCCTTCACTACTTACCAATGCTTCCATTGCATTTTCATTCTGTGCTATTTGATATGTTGCTGCTGGATCTGAAATAAGTTCATTTAAATTAGCATAGTCTCCCGGATTTAATCCTGCGAATAATGTTACAATAGTCTTAATATTATTTTCATAATGAGGACTATTTATAAATAAATCCCATGAAATTCTGTTTTCAATAGCTATATTTAAAGCATCTAATGATATAGATATTTTATTCATTGCTACCAAGCTATTTGATATTGCTAATGCTGCAGATGTATTATTAAGTCTAGTTGATTCGAAAATTGCTTTATGTGCTTTTGCACTAACAGACATTGCTGTCATCGTTAACGTATTTGAAGCTATTCTATTTGTCTGACTTCTAGTAGATAATAAACTATAAAACTCAGCCAAATGGCCTTGGTTTGAAAGTCTAGACTCTAGGCCTAAACCATCTAAAGTTCCAGATTCTACTTCATTTAGTGTTTTTATTGCTCTTAGTGTTGGCATAATTTTATATTTGTTATATTATATATTAGTATTTTTAAAACGATACATAAGTTATTGTAATCCTAGCTGCTGCTGTTGCTGCGATAGAATTAATATCCCATTGAATATTAGTAAATGGTAAATTGATTATTGGGTATTCACTTGCTGCGTGAGTACCTGGACAAGCAAATGTTGCAGTTGATTGACCATCTCCTTTAAAGTAGTTATCAACTTTAGCGGCAGTAATAGAACCTATTCTAGCAGTTAACAATATAATATTACCTGGTAAACCTAAATCTTGGAATAATCCAATCTTAGTGTCAGGTGTTGGTCCTGTTAAGTCAATAGATAAGTCTTTTAATGTTTGAAGAGAGTCAGAACCTAAAGTTGTCATTGTTGCTATTAAAGAGGGAGAAGCAAAAATAGCTTCTTTAGCTAATGTGCTATTTAATAAGTCAGGGAATGAAGAAGAACCAATAAGGTCACTCATGATCTGTGCGTCTGCTGTAAATAATCCCATTGAAATTGGGTTACTTAAAATAACACTAAACTTATAACTAGTAACCATTAAGTCTAATGCCGATGGCTCATTCATTACTGCTACTATTACAGCTCTATTGCTTGCAACTTTAGACATTGTTACCTCATTACCAAATATTTGTTCTACTGTTGTAAACACTGTAGGGTCTATTTCTGTAAGTACAATTATCATACCATATATGTTAATGGCTAAAGTTTCTGAAGTCTTCATTAAAGATTTCCAAAGAACTGGGTAAGAAGCCATTATTTTAAGAGCAGATGGAATACCTACTACTATTGATCTAGATTCATCAGTGACAGCTGACATAGCTATTGAACTTTGAGCCACTAAATTCATGCTTGCATTATTGTTAGCTACAATAGTTATAGCTGAAGTATTTGCTGATATATCATCCATTGCAGTAAATGTATTTACCACTTTAGTCATAGCTACTGTACTATTTACAAGTGCAGTCATTGCAAAATCATTTCCCGCAATTTCATAAGTTGCTGCAGGATCTTCTATCATTTCTTCGATAGAACTATATAAACTTGGATCTATTCCGGCAAATAATGCTACAATAGTTTTGATGTTTGATTCATAATAAGGACTTTCTATAAAAATATTCCATGATATGTCGTTTTCAATAACTACGGTTAGTGCCTCTAGGCACATTGCCATTTTAGCCATAGCGATCGGACTATCTGCAACTGCTTGAGCTGCTGTCGTGTTATGGTTTGTTGCAGTTTCAAAAATAGCTTTATGTGCTTTTTCACTAAAAGCTATAGTTTCCATTGTTAATGCACTTGCTGCCATTCTTCGAGTTTGGCCTTTAGTAGATAATAAGCTATAAAATTCAGCTAAATGACCAGGATCTGCTAGTCTTGCCTGGAGGCCTGAACTATCTAATGTCCCTGCCTCTATTGCATTTAATGTTCTAAGTGCTTTTAATGTTATCATATAATTTTATTTAATATTTGTTAATTAGTATATCCAGTAATTCTTGTTTCTTCGTATTCTATGTAATCGTTTAATATAGAGTCTTTAAATAAGTTAGAAGCATTTAAGTAATCTGGATGTGGAAGGTTTAATAACCACTGTCCTATCGGAGCTGCTGTGTCAGGATGTACTGCCGTAAAACATGTTTCATCTTCGTCAGGCTCTGATATACTTTCTACATAAATAAATTGTCCTATAAATTCAATAACAACAGAGTCATCAGCTACTGGTAATGGTGCTGCAGGACTTCTCAATACTCCTCTAGATTCATAAGGTAATGTTCTTAAAGAAGTAGCTCCTCTTTCTATTACTAAAGGAATTCCACTTAAAAGAGATACTCCGTTTACTGTACTTATATTGGTACCGTCAACTAAAGAATCTTGTTTTTTCAAAAACTCTGCAATAGATAATATACTTAAAGCTTTATCAGCATCAGATGTATTGTCTACGCTGTTTAACTGAGTTTCAACGTAATCCTTTGTGGCGTTAAACGCCGATACAAGAGCATCCGCTGCTTCTTTTGTGAGAGTTGCTTCTGCAATTTGTGCTTGTACTGTATTATCTAGTACTACTAACGAATCTACTATGTCTTGATTTACTGCCATTGTTATTTGTTTATAAATTTAAGGAATAAAGTTTTAGTTTCAATTGAGTTACTAACTACTGAAAACATTCCTGATACAACTGTATCACCTGCTTGAGTAACCCCATCTGCAACTGATTGTTCTATATTTGCTTTGGTTGTATTAACCGCAGATACTAACTCAGCGTTAGTATTCTGTAAAGCCATTATTGCTATTTCTTCTGATGTCATTTCCAATTATTGTTTATAGATTTAATAAATTCGGTTTGTTGCTTCATCATCATATCTGCACTATGTACCATTGGATAAATAGTATCCTGGTCTCCAGTGTTCTTACCTGATAAATTGGAACCTATAATAGTACCTTTTGCGTTGATAGTACCTATGTTAGGTAAATTAGTAACAGTCTCGGGATAAGTTGTATCATCTCGTTCTGCGAATGTAACCCACCCATCTCTATCTTTATTAAGTGTTCTTAAATCGTTTTTACTATAAAAAACACCGTTAGATTGTAGGAACCCCTCAGCTTTAATGTAACCAGTAGTATCTAAATTACCATTTAAGGTATCCGAGGTGTTTTTCAACCTCGAATCCTTAACTGATTTAATTTCAGCTGCTATTCTTGCTACTACTAGCGCTATTTTTGATACTAAACTCATTTAATTATAGTAATGCTGATTCAAAAGCGGCAACGTGGTCTACTGTTACGTCTCCTATCTCTGTTTTTGTAAATGAATCCGTTATTCCAAATCCAGCAACTGTTGTTGGTTTAGAAAATAATTGATCAAATGTAGTTTCATGTGGATTAGCATCTTTAATTTGTGAATGGTCAAATGCAGTTCTACCTCTATCTCCCCTGTACGCTGTAGAAGAAGTTTCTCCTAATGCTAAAGACTTAGATATTTCAACATATCCACTACCTGTCCATCTGTATGTTATATTATCATCTAATGTTACATAAATAACACTTGTTTCACCAGAGACTGGTAAACTAGAAAAGTCAGCTGATTCTAATACATCATCAACATAAGCGGGTAAGTGTGCTGCGGGAATCTTAGCACTAGAGTCTAATGGCGCATATCCATTTGCCTGTCCTTTGTTGTTTACATCTTCAGGAGTATATCCTAAATCTGCTTGCTTTGTATCTACATCTGCCTTAAGAGAGTTGATTGCTGCTAAAATACTAGTTTTAACTGTTGTTGTCAGTGCTGATAAACTACCGGATGCATTACCAGTGATTATACTCTTTACTGTTTTAAATTCCGTTGCTACTCTTGTAGTTAAATCGGAAATTCTTTGAATTAAGCTCATTGTTTACTTTTTTGTTTATTTATTTTGGTACAGGGGTTATACTAGTGCATTTTCAAATAAGAGAGACATATTACCTATTTCTATTTGAGATAGATCAGCCTTTAATTCTAATTTAATATTATTATCTTTTATTGTTTCAAATATAGATAAATCTTGATCCGGCGCAAAATTATCAGGGTTTGATGCTGAATAAAATTCAGAAGCATTTAATCCATTTAAAGTGTTTGCGTCAATATTTAATAATTCTCCTATACCGTTGTAGTATAATCCATCGACAATTTGTACTAACCTTTGATACGTTGCAGAAACTTCTGCTTCGGTTAAATCTAGAGTATTAATGTCTTCTGCTGGGTCCATATTACTTATGTTTTTATAGTATTATATATCTAATTTTTATTGGTTATGTTATTATTATATTACATTCTATATATCTTATTCAAAGGTTACTCTTTTAATGTTATATTCGAATTTTTCTTGTTTATATATTGATTGCCTAACTTTACCATGTTTCCATAAGTAGTTATCCCACTCTTGTGTTCTAATGTTATCAACAAAGTCAATAATTAAAACTTTATCCTTGGACTCATGTTGTCTTAAACCACGTCCAATTGACTGTCTAATGATTACTTCCGATTTAAACGATTCCGTAAAGAAGATACTGTGGATTTTCTTAATAGAGATACCTGTCGAGAACGTACCGTAACTCGCGACAATAACAACTTCGTCTCCTGATTCCATTTTCTTTTTGTATTCTTCCCTAATATCTTTGTCAGTTCCACCGTCAACGTAGTAAACTCTTTTATTACTTTCTTGTCTAAGCTTCTCGTATAATCTCTTACCATGTTCAATCCTATGGAAAAGTACAAGGGAATTACGGGGTACTCTACCAATAACACTCGAAATAAACTCGAGGCGAGCGTCGCTAGTGATGACAAAATGTTGTTCCAATTGAAATACATCTTTATTTTCATATTTGTTTTGTGCTAATTCTTGAAAAGCTAGCCTCTGTGAGTCTGTTGCGTAATTCATTTCAATTACCTTTACAAAACACTTCGCAATATGTCCTTGTTCTTGTAAAAAAGCTGCTTTAACTTCACTAATTACAGGGCCAGTCTGACTCATTAGTGTTAATTTATCTAGAGTTCCATCCTTAGGGATAGTACCTGATAAACCAAATTTATATTGTGCATTAGTACACTTTTGTAGAATTGTTTTAATTGAAGCACTTTTAGCTTTATGTGTTTCATCGACAAGTACTGCGTCGAATTGCGCAAAATACTCAGCATCCTTCTTTGTAAGAGACTGGTACGTTCCAATTATAATATTCTTGTTTGATTTGATTTTTTGACCTGCGAATATCTGTTGAATCTTTAGTGGGATTCTATTCATATAATTATAGTCATGAAAATCCTCATGTGCTTGTATTACTAATGAAACATTAGGTACAATCATTAAGATTTTTTCTGCCTTTCCTTTTTCTAACATATACGCTATCGTTAGAAAACTAATAAGGGTCTTACCTGCGGACGTAGCAAGCTCTGCAAGGCACTTTCTAAATTTAAGTATATTATATGCCGTCTCTATCTGATAGTCCCTTGGAGTGATCTCTGCGCCTTTAAAGAAGTCGTTAGCCCATTGTTCAAACTTCTCCGCGTTTATATTAGGATCTAGTAAACGTTTGATTCCGTTTATCTCAATTTCTAAATTATAATCTTTACAAACTTGAAGAACGTATCTCCATAGACCTGCGGGAATCCATTTGTCATCTTTGATATAAGAAACATAACCATCCCATACTCCTCTCTTTACTAACGGGTTAAATCTCCAGCTGTCGATTCTTTTCGTCAGGGAGATTGTAATCTGTTCTAATTCAAGTTCAGTTGCATCGTCAATTCGTAGGAATTGATTATCTTCTGTTAATGTTAGTATCAATATTCATGAAACTATTTTTATATTCTTGTCATATCGAGGCGATTCTTTATTGCAAAGCCCATATTGTCAAGTGTTTTCACGGTTGCCTCAAAAAAAGACTTCTGTGTTTCTAGTAAATCTAGTAGTTGATTATCTTCTGCTAGATCTGCTAATAGGAATTTCTCCCGTTGTTTATCAGTTAACTTGTAATCGTATGTATAATACTCTATCCATTTTGTTTTATACTTCTGATCAACAGAAGTTTTCTGAGCTCGTATTCTAATAGACATTGATGCTAAATTTTCAACTAGTATTTGTCTATAACTTAACGAGTAAGAACTTACCTGTTCTAACTGATTACCTAGTTTCAACTCTACAGTTAATCCCTTGATCTTATCAGTCCAATCCAGTCTTTGTTTACCTAAATATTCGTCTAATTTAAGTATTTTATCTTTTAAATCTGCCATTAGTTAATTTAAAATAGTGAGTTTTTATTGTTGTTTTTAAAATTCTTAACGTATACTGTTGTATTAATCTTCTTTTTAAACTTAGGTTCTGGCATAACTATTTGTTTTTCGTTATAGTCTACAATAGAACTTTCAAAGCTAATAAGCTGTTTAAGGTTTTTTCTACGGTTTCGATCTTGTTCAAATTCTTCGAATTCTTCATCGATCATATCAATTATGTCTATTTTTGTCATAGGTAAAATGCGTCAAGTTTTGAATCACTGAAATATTTTGAGAGATCTTTAATACAATCATCTTTTAAATAATAAGCAATTCTGACTAAATCATTTAAGTCACCTAGTTCTTTAGGATATTTATCTCTATTTTCTTTGTCAATAGAATCTAGATACTTTTCCCATCTTGTATCTAATTTTGTTTCGTTAAAGAACTTACCCCACATAAATATCTCTTTACCTCTTTTAAGTTTCTCCATCATCTTCTTTTTACCAGTGGTATCATTATCAAACATGTAACGGATGGTTGGAATTTCATCAAACTCTTCTGTGGATCTACCAGCAGTCGCTAATCCGATACTATTTTGCATAAACATCGCATCAATAGGTCCTTCAAACATTGTTACTTGTCTTTGTAAATCAACTCGAAGTATACCAAATAATGTAGATACTTTTTTAAGGCTAATTAATTCTTCTATAGAAACTCCGATATCTTTTTTCATCTCTTGATATATCTTTTCAATATCATAAGTTAAATATCTAGCGCTTTTATATTTAGAAAGGGCTCGTGTTTGAAATCCAATAACTTTATTATTAGGAGCAACATTAAGAACTACCATTCTCTTGTCTTTAGGAGAATACATAAAGTTTTCAAGCTTGTGCGATAACATTCTTCCTCTTAAATAGAAATAACCAGGATCTCCTGTTTCTATTTCTTTAAATCCAAAATATTTAATAAGATCTTCTCGTGTAGGTGCTAAATCGTATATCTTTTTAAAAACATCATGCTCTAATACTTCTACTGATTCTGCTGAAATTTTATGTTCTTGTATAAAATCAATAACTTTGATAGAATCTTCACGATCTTTAAAACCGACATGATGGTCTTTCAATAAACTATATACATCACCGTGTTGGCTACAGTTAAAACAATGAAATTGTAAACTATCCCAGTATATACTTCCTCTTTTCTTATAAGTATCTGTAAAACTATCACCACAATATGGACACGCAAGTGCAAGCCTTCCCGGCATTTCCTTAAGCATTCTTTTATTAGGATCTGTATGTTGTGTAGTTACAACTTGTTTTATTAAACTTCTGATCTTAGATTTTAATGACTCGTCTATGTTACTCATTATTTTTAAATTTATAATATAAAAAGAAAACTCCTCTGATGTAATTTATAAAAAAACATTGAGGAGTTTTTATTAAGTAGTATTATATTTTAGATATCTAAATCGTCTAAGAAAGAATCTAAATCGTCGCTGCTATCAGCTGATGCTGCTGGAGATGGATTAACTGTATCTTCTTTTGGAAATTCAAAATCTTGTCCTCCGTCAGTTCCTTGAGCTACTGCAGCTTTTTGTTTAGGAGCTGGAGTTGCTTTTGGTTTTGAAACAACCTTATCCATTGAACTACCTGGATTTAGATATTGTCTTAATATTCCATTAACAAAGTCTCTTGCGTCTCCGTCCCATGCTTTATATTCATAAGGCTCTAAAGAAGGTGCAGCTTCTAATTCAGCTTTAATTGCTGTCATAGATTCTTTATTTCTTTCTGCTGGTTCTCCTTCAATTGTAATAGATGAAGTGTTAGCTGAGAATTTAGATTTATCGTAGTTGTTGTATTCACCTTGTCTTGTGATGATTAGCTCAAAGTTTTTACCTCCGAATAAATCGAATACTTGAGTTGGTTCACCGAATGCAGGCTTTAATTCCTCATCAATTTTCTCTTTGATTTTGTAACCAAATTTGTAAACCATATACTGGCCTTCCATTGCTGTGTTTTGAGGATCTTTAACTACTTTAATAAGTGCGTAGTATTGTTCACGTCTTTTAAGTTTCTCACTCATCTTACGATCTACTGCTGAATCACTGTTACGTAATTTAAAGAAAGATTCCGCAATCGGACATGTTTCTCCAACAGAGCTAGGTGAATCGACTAATCGACCATTACCTGATGCGTCTGTTAACCAGTGTACATACTTTTTAATTAATGAGTTACGTGGATTTGATGGATTTGGAACAAAACGTATTAATGCTTTATATGTCCCATCTTTACCTTGGTCTGCACTAGGTTTATAGATTACATCAGTTTTTGCTTGTTGTTCATGTGTGTCGACGTCTGTTACGCCTAAATTGAAAATGTCAAATGAGTCTGCCATGTCTTTAATTCTTTTAATTTGTTAAACTTTAAATTCGTTGATCGTTAATTCTTTCGGTACCGTTTATAACTTTCATGTTAATTATACTTGATTACTTGTAAAAGTTTCAAATTTAATTAAACTATATATCAAAATTATACAGGGCTCCCTCTTCGTCTACAAATGACTTTCCGTCCGCTGAGACTGCGAGTCCAGCCTTCTTTAATAGCTCTAAGCTTTCTTTTTTTGTTATTCGATCGGTCGAGACCATTAAGTCTAAAGTACGTTTTAAGTTCATGAGTTCACAGGGTGCTATCTTTTTGTTATACATTATTACTATTATTAAATTTATTTAGATGTTTATGAAACTTTCTACCCGGATGGCAGTATAAGTTAAGTCTTTAAGTCTGAAAGTTAAATATGATCCAAGGTCTGAACGTAAGAGTTCAAGAAGTAAGCATCTACTAAATCATCGAACGGCTTTGGGATCTTCAAGGTTTCACCGATTTCGTTAACACAAAAAAGAAGGAAGTCCGAGGCTCTAACAATCTCATCTGTTCCGGTTCCGCCTTCAATAAAGACTTTCCATAACTGAGACTTATTCATGTTACCTTTTCCTGCATGTTTCTTGATTGTTGATGGTGCGACCGTTTCGATTGTTATTGGATTAAACTCTTCAAGAATTTTAAGTTTAAGGATTGCGGCGCCAGCTGCCATGTCTATTATATTATTAGTTCCTTGTTTAGAACCAAAAGAAGTTCCTTCAAAAGCAAAAACAAATTGAGTCTCTCCTTTAGTGAATTCTTTAATAATGTCTATGATATCGTTTGCTGATGTGATATATCTATTGATCTTACCTAATTCAACTGATGAATAAGCTCCAACGTTTGTAAAATCAGGTTGCTCTTTTAAAACAACATCAGAAAGTAGAGCAATGTCTTCTTGGATCCTTTGTTCTTTTTTGGTTCCTGATTTTGGTTTTAAATAAGAAATGAAATGATACTTGTCTTTAAAGATACAAATACCCGGTGAGTTTAATGAAAAATCTATTGTAACGTAAGTCATTTATAAAGCTTTACCGATTGCAGCACCTAAAGCGGCACCAACTAATCGTGAGGTTAACATACTGTAAAATACTCCTTTTTCTATACCTAATACTTTAGCTATAGTTTTACCAATGGTTTTACCTAAGGCAAATCCAGATAATCCTCCGAATATAGAACCAAACATTCCTTCGTTTGTCATCTCACTATTAAGAGCGTCAATATCAAATGATCCGTCTTCGTTTTTATATTCTTTAACGAATTCTTCTAGAGCTAAATCTACTTTTTCTTCAAGTTCTGAAGTCCATTCTATTTCTAAAGATTCCTGTAGAATTTGAAGTTCTTCGTTAGTAGCGTCGGCGTCTGCCATGTAATCTAAAAATGTTTTCATATAGTATATATCTTAATCTATTTCTAGTTTTAAATTGAATTTATTATAAAAGAAATTAATCTCAAACGTATTAAACTCTGCAATATTAGAACTCATGTTAAGATCTAATGCAGATAAAGAGTTCATTAAAGGTTTTTCAAAAACAGCACTCATAACATGAATTCCTTCAGCATCAAGTATCTGTAATTTTAAATCATCTAAGAATTGTTTATTATCTACTGCACTATAATACAATATAGTGTCTTGCATTATCCAGTAATTAATAAAGCCATCTAGTATTTGCATTTCTACAGTAAACTGTCTCTCTATTGTATTTTGTATAGGTGGAGCCCCTTTATAATATGATATAGTACCATCGTTTGTTGATTGCGATACTGGCTCAAATGATAAACCTGGAATACCAATACCTTGAATTGAATAGTTTATAAAATCAATAGGCTCAGACATTAAGTTTCCTGGCATTCTATTTAAATACTTTTTATACTTGTCAGCAACTTCCTTAGGTATAAAATTTCTAGGGAATTTAAAGTTAAATAAATTGTTTCTACTGTTTAATATCATTATATGATGTTTACTTTTCCGTAATATAATAAAGACTCTGTTTCTCCGTTCTTTAAATTAATGTAAAACCTATCTGGATTTGCATTAGTATCTTTTCTATCGAATCTGTTAGCAACTGCCTTAGTTACTTTAAATAATACTTCTCCTTTTCCTAGATCTACATCTGGAAAATTAGGATCATGATAAATTTGTTGCTCTACTTCTCCGCTTTTAATTATAAGAATAATATCTTCAGCATTAACAAGACTTATAGATTCTAGTGTATCTCCCTTTGGTTTTGCAATACTAAATTTAATAAAGTTATCAGATACTTTTGAAAGCTTTATAATAGACTCTCCTTCTTCTTTATAATTAATCTCGTTTGTAACACTTGCTTCAGTTCCTTCTAATGTTACGTTAGTAGATCCTGCTAGAATACCATAAGTATCTAGTGCGACCGGAACGTATTTAGTTTCACCAATTGAAGGTCTTACTGAATTAATAAATTGATTTAGCTCTCTATTTACCTGTGTATTTGATAGCTTATTATAAACTACAGTAGGGGTAAAATTATCGCTTAAATTAATTTTACTCATTCTTCTTCCATATTTCTTAGGTTTATCATAAACTAAAGAAGCTACTTTTAATATTTGAGTATTATCTGTTTCATTGTAAATTCTCATATTAACAGTTAACAAAAAATTACTAGAAACTGCAGAGTTTAAAATTACAGGTCTATATATTATAGGTTCATCGTAATTTGCTACTTGAGAAAAACTAGTGCTATATGTGTTTATATAATTTAAACCTAATTGCTCACTAACTTCTATATCGTAAAATACAGTGATGTCATCTCCTGAATTCTGAATTCTTCCGTTAACATAGTTTTCAAATCCTGAAGTAGAACCGTCTTTAGTTCCGTATATTTCAAAATAGTCTCCTAACTCGGACTCTTCTAGCGTTACTGCTATATCGACAAATTCATCTTCTCTAGACAGAGTTAATTCTTTAGAATCAGATATTTCTATATAGTCATATCCGTTTACTGTTTTAACTGTTTCTATTAATCCTAACTTTATTTCGTAGTTTGCTGAATCATTTACAGCTGACTGTCCTGTTCCAAAGAAAGAATCATTGAATTCCTTATTTCTAGAAGCGTCATTCATGTAAACTAATGAAGGTACTTTTATCTCAATATATTTAGAAAAAGAACTATCAGCTAATACAAACGGTGTAGGGTTTTGAATTTCAAAACTAGATGAATTTAAATAAACTAAAGATGTAAAGTAATTATATGCACCTTCTATTTCTTTTTTTGCTTTTACTTGAAAATTAAAACCTTCATATCCTCTTCCACTAAAAGAATAACCTGTTCTTAAATGAAGTCTTATTGTATCGTAATAAACAGCCTGTACTTCGTTTGACGGAACAACACTAATTGAATTATATCCATTCCATTCTGTAGAATTTAAATAATCTAAACTATTACCTAATAAGGCAAGTACTCCTTCATTATCTGTTGGAACTGCGTAATATCTTCCTCCTTCACCAGGTGCTGTTCTAATACTATTACCTGTTTCTTGCAAAGGTCTTGAGTATAGTGAACTAGCTCTATCACCTACTGTTATATTTGCACCAACCTTAGAGGTGCCTGCGACGTCTCTATATAAATATTCATATTTACCATTAGTATTAGGTGAAAACGTTACGATCCCATTAATGGGAAGCTGTTGAACTCCTCCTATCATAAAACCGTAAATATTATCTATAGATGAATCTGTTACGTCAAACTTATAAGTTAATCCGTTCTTAAGAAAAAGTTCTCTTGAAGCAAAATTATTAATATAAACGTATCCATTTAAAGTAGTTACTGTAAAATTAACAACATCAGATCCTAATTCATGAATTAACATCCTAGGAGAATCATCGTTGCCATCTACTGTATTTAAGTATTTTAATTGACTACCATTATCATCATTCTCGATCTTAGCCAAATCTGGCGTACTTTGATCGTTATAGATAAATTCTAATAAAACATCTTCGTCTAACCTTGCGAATTTTGATGATTGTGCCATTATTTATTTTTATTATTTTAAAATTTTAACCATTTTGGAGAGTAATATACTCCGATTCCTATTGAAGGACCCGTACTTATTACTTGACTGTTGTTTAGATTAATTCCGTATCCGAAACCAACTCCAATTGACCAACCTCCTTTTTTAACATGTCTTTGATTTAATTTATCATTAACAATATTTATATTTTCTATAGATGTAAACTTTAAACCAGGGTAAGGTGTTGTAATCCTTAGGATTTCTCTACCATCTTCTTTAACAATTGCTGTTGTTAAACTTATTCCTTGATTAAAATCAAACCTAGAAGATTTAACAGTAAACATAGAATCTAATTGTATTAATTCTAATTCACCACTGAACTCTCTATAATTATATTTATCCCAATTTTTATTATCACTAAATTTAAAAGTAACAGTATCTTTATCCTGAACAACGGTTACGTTTGAATTTAATATAGAATCTTTAATTACTAAATCAGTAGATATTAATGTATTTATGTTTTCTAATTTAGTCTTATCTCTAAGAACCTTATTATATCTATCTAGTAATTTTGATTTATCTTCTTTAAGTGTATTTACTGCGTATTCAAAAGTACCTATTTTTGATATTAGATTACCTGCTTTATCTTTTTCTATTTTAATAGAATCTTGAGCGGTTTTATAATTTTCAAAGTTTCTATCAGCTATCTTTTCAGTATTTTGTAAATCTTCTTTAAGATTTGAAATTTGATTGCATTGCTTTAAGCCTATTAAAACGACAATAGCGATTCCAATGAATCGCAATAGTGTCTTATTTGTTAGTATTTTTTTAATCATTTTTAATATCAATATTAATTAAGATTTATGCTATATTCACTCTAGTGAACGGCTTGCTACCTGAAACCTCTACTCCGTTAATTTCCTCTATCTTAATGGTAACGCTGAATTCAGAACCTTCGAATTCGTAATCAAAAGTAGTTTTTCCACCTTGCAATATAACAGTACCTGTTGTAAAGTTTTTAACACCAATTACTGAATCCATTGCAGTTTGTGGATCTGGTATGTTGAAAAATGTAGAATCTTGCTGTCCATTGTCACCTACTGTAGTTAACTGAGAATAACTTAATTTAATTGCATCATCAGCGATTCCGTAATTAAAATCAAGAGTACCTTTTTTAGTAGTGTAATTAGGTAGTGAGCTTGAAATAGTTAATGAGTTTCCTCCTCCTGTATCAGGATCTTCTTCAACAACTTCTGATTTCATTTCTACAGAAAGGTTTGCACTTTGTGCTGAATATACTCCGTCGTCATCAATAGCTTTAACATAAACCTGAATAAATTCTCCGGCATTCTGTCCTGTAACTTCAAAGGTAGTCAAATCACCGGCAACATCTCCTAAAAGTTGATCTGGATTTGAGGCTCCAAATATTCGTTTATATATGTAATAAGAAGCAACCAATGAATCATCAGTAGATGCGTCCCAGTCTAATGTAAAAGTTGTTTGTGTTATATCACTTGATCTTAAATTAGATGGAAAAGTAGGTGCTTCATTCGGTATTACTATTTCATCCTGTATTGGTGTAGAGTCGAATGTAATATCAACTATCCCGCCCGAAGGTGAAGAAGATACATCAACACTAAACGTTATATTATTAGAACCATATGATATAGACGCTGATACATCGCCATCCCCATCAGTAACTGATATTGGCAACGCAACTCCATTGAATTCATATCCATCTGTTTCGGTAATAGTTCTAGTAAATGTAAACGAGCTACCAGGTACGTTTACTTCTGTATAATCTTGTATAGGCGTTAATTTAGTAGCACTAGTATTTGTATCTATAAATCTATAAATAATTGTAACAGGATCCTGTTGTCCTGTGCCTTTATCTTTCCAAAATAAAGAAGTGTCTCCTAAAAATATTACTTGAGGTAGTCTTTTAATTACAAAGTTATCACCAGATCCTGTTTGTATACTTGAGTCTGCATTATCAATTGATCCTGTTATATCATAATCAGGTGAATCATACTCAGCATCAACCTCTATCTTTGCTCCACCTATTAAATTAACATTGTTATTGCTTGAGTTTACAGATCCCTGACTATTAGGATCTGATGTTGCTGGATTTTCATCAATACTATATGAAAAAGAATTTAAAGCTGATGTAGGTCTATTAATACCTGCTCCATTTGTCCATACCTTTCCGTGACATATATACCAACCACTAAAGTTATTTATACCAGCTCCGACTCTAATATTAATAGGTGCATTGTCAGGTGCATTAACTCCAATTTCCTCTATTATAAAATTGCTAGCAATAAAGAATAAAGGATCTATTGATACTACAGTACCTACTGGAACAACTCCTCCAATTTCTTCAATAGTTTTAAACTCTATTTCACCTTCACTGTTTTTAGAAACTGCAATGCTATTAGCAGCAGGGTTAGCAGCGCCAGATATTTTTAAATATTCATGGACGTCTACGTCTTCTCTAAAGTCTGCTGGTACTTTTGCTATTAAAGAATCTGAGTCTAATGTAAGAAGTTCATCTTCAGTACTTTCATCTATCCAAACAAACTTGCTAGCATATTTATCTATCACAGTACCATTAATTCCTGAGCTAAATCCCATACGCATCGTTGTTGTTGTAATGCCTGCGTTTATTTTATTATTCATTCTATAGTAGAAAGAGTTAGAAACTCCTTCTGTTCTAAGTTCTAAATTATTTAAAAATCCAGCTTCTCTATTGATAGTTAACTTTGCTGTTGTTTCAAAATAATTTATATATTGCGGGGCAGTTGATTTATATCCTATTAAAATAGAAGGAGCTGGTGAACCATCAATAGCAACTGGTAATATTGTTTTAGCAGTACTATCTGTATTAGAAGTCCATATCCCGTCTCCGCTATCACCTGCAGCACCTTGAGAGCCTTGATCACCGAAAGAACCTTGATCACCTTTATGCCCTGTTAATCCTATATGTCCTTGATCTCCGATAATTCCTTGAAAACCTCGAGGTCCTCCTCCGTTTGCGACTATTTGATCAAAGTTATAATTAACCTTGTCTAACTTAACGTCGTTAGTATCTATAAAGGATATTTGTTTTAAATTAATTGCCATTTCTAACTTTAATATTTATTTATATTCTATATATTCTGTTTAAATTAACAAAATATTAAGTGTCACATCTTGCAAGTGTAATACCTATTATTATTTTTCTATTATCATCTGCAATAGGGATTGTTGTACTACACATAGTAGCAGAGCCTGGTGAAGGGATGACAACTGATGCCGCTTGACCATTGCATCGGGTATAGTTCACTATTACATCGCTTGAATACCCATTATCAACCTCATACCCTACACAATTGTTATCTTGTTGACATGTAACTATACTTGCTACTCTAGAAGAAGTTGATTCGATAACACCGAATCGTTTACCAAAAGAGTGTTCTTCTATAATAGATGCCGTTGGCACGTTACTAGACCCTAGGTCTTCTTTGTGTATTTTTATTAAAGGCAGTTCTCCAATATCATTATTTTGATTAGTTGCAAAACCGATATTAATTAATACTGTTACCTGTTCTTGTAAAAATGCATTTAAATAATTTAAATTTGTTATACTGCCACTAGACATTGGTTGATTTATTTTAGAGTAGTATATGTCTATTTTGTTATCAGTGCTTATATCACATGTTGTGTTTGTATAAGATGATGAAGGTGTTATTTTACCAAGGTAATATATGTAGTTATCTACAAATTCAGACAAAAACTCAGATCCATTCCAATACTTTCTCATCCACTTTGTGAATCCAGTATCAACTTCACGGTACCATCCTGCAGGCGCATTATTTCCATTTAATTCTTTTAATGTAGTAGATGAGTTAAGTTTAGAACCATTCAACACGTAATCATTTCCTAATGGAGGGTTACTACTCCAGTTTAAATTTCTTACATCTTGTTCCTTCTTTAATTTGAAAACATTAGCTAAAGGACATGTTTCTGTAACAATAGTTCCTTGAACTGAATACCAATAAGTACCCTTCCAATATCTTGCAATTCCATCTTTTTCGTACCACTTATTAGAAGGTGCCGTTTGTGCATTTAAATAAAGCACAGTACCTGTTACGTCTCCGTTTACCCAATCAATACCTATTCCAGACCATTGATACACTTGCTCAGAAGAATCACATGCCGCAACACTTCCGTTTTGAGGTAAAGATAAACTAATACTTTCAAGTGATGCTTCATCCTGTATTTCCGATTGCCACACAAGAGAACTTTCTCCTAAATTAATTAAGTGAATCATATTTCCTGACACTAAGCTGTTTCCGCTTGAATTAAAAGAAGTGTTGATATCTTCTGTATCTTTTATTAATGATACATTATATTTTGAATTATTATCATACGCTGCATTTATATCAATAGATGCGCCTGCTATTACTACAGTATCGTTATTACCTCCATTTTGAGCTGAATCTTGATCTATTGAATTAGTCTCTATGTTATAAATAAATGTATGTAATCTAGGAACCTTGTGAGATATCACACCGTCTAATTCCCAAGAAGATCCATGGCATAAATACCAACCTTCAAAAGGTGTATTTAACCTACCTCTACCGTATGCAATCTCCAACTTACCATTAAAGTTACCATTTACGCTATTATCAGTATTAAAGTTTGAATTATTAAAGTCAGATTCCCTTATCGACATTATAGAACCTATCGGAAGGGCTCCAAATACTTCGTATTTATTCTTCCAGATAACATTTCCTAATGAATCCTCACAAATTAAAACTTGATTGTCTGCTGCGTTTTTTCTATAACGTACTTTGTTAAAGATTGCCCCTTTTTCAAGTGTTGTTTTTTCATGTACTTTAAATAAGCTTGATGTTATTTTAACTGAAGGAATTATATTATTTTTAGTAAATAGATTTAGAGTTGTGTTATCTAAATTAGTTTCTAAATGCAATATATCACTAGAGCCATTCATCGAACCTACGTCTAATTTATTATCAGAGTACTTGTGACCTGCTCTTAAATCAGCAATATGATCAGCGTCAAACTCAAAGTTAGATTTAGTCTCGCTTCCGTAAAAAACAGCAGCAGTTGTAGGGTATGGTATTACATTGTTATAATCTCCCTGTGTTCCTGCTTCAAATTTCTTACCTATCATTAATGTAACTGCAGAATACTCTGGTGGATTTATAGCTACTGGAGATATATTTTTATGTAAGTTACTTTGATTTACGTTCCAAGAACTAAAACCAGGAGCTCCTTCTAATCCAATTAGCCCTGTAGTTCCTGATTCCCCTACAGTTCCTTGAAATCCCCTATTTCCGGTAATACCACTACTTCCTGTTAATCCAAAAGGACCTGGCATCCCACCTTCTTTTAATTGATTAAAATTAAAATTTAATTTATCAATCTTGTCTTTTGCCCACCAGTTAGTACTGTTAGGATCTAAATCACTTTTAAATATTTCTTTAATATTTATTGACATTGCGGTTATGCTTGTATTTTAATATGTAGTTTTAAATGATATTTAAAACCAGGCTTTTTGTTATATATTAATCTAAAACTAAGACTTTCATTCTGATATCCTTGGATATCGAAATTAGTAAGTTGTGTAAATCTACCTTCTTTTAATTTATCTGGAGAATCTATAGAAATAAATTCAGTAGATATGTTTTTACCTTCTATTCCGTATATCTCAGTATTCTCTATAATAAATCTATTAACTATGTTTGAATATACATACTTTTCTAAATCATCATCAATAGTTGATTTATCTCCGAAAGAATTTTCAGCGCTTATATACTTTCTAAATTTAGATGAAATACCATCTTCTATTAGTTCTTCATATATTGTTTTAGGTAAATAGAAGTCTGCAATTATTCCAGCGTCGTTCTCTACCCAGTGTATTGCTGTCTTATTTAATTTATTAGATCTAATATAGTCTAAAGAATCGATAGAAGTTTCTATAGTATTTGAAAAACTAGTTAAATCGTACTGATTCTTAACTTTCATAATCGTAGATACCATAAACGAATTTGATTCAACAGGACTTAAAGTACCGTGAACTTCTTCGCTAGATCCTCCTGCAATTGATTTTGTAAAATAATCACTTGAGTACTTAGATTTAAAAACATTTAAATTCTTCTTGTCTATTGCTATCTCGTTTATCATAGGATATAGAGGTAGTTTATCAGTAGTATCTGAAAGTTTTAATAGGTTTTTAGAATTTTCATCATTTACTTTATGATAATAATAGTTATTAATGAAACCGTAATTTTCATCTACGTTCTTATAAGATGCAAATGCGATTCCTAAGTTTCTAAACTTATTGTATATTAGATTATTTCTATCTTTATTTAGAATTAAAGCGTTGAAAGCTCCGTTATATTCAAAACCTACACCGGCACCTGACCCTGATCCTGAACCAAAACTATTTTCTGGATAGAATGGAATAGTACCAACATAAGGACCTTCACTTCCTTGAATAGGAACTTCAGGTATTATTGCAGATTGCTCAGAGTACATATCAGTAAAACTGATAACATCTTTAAATAATGGATTGTATTCGCCATTCATTCTTTTTAATATTGTAAAATACCCTCCGTCTTTTCTTTCTTTTAAAACTCTACCTATCTCATTAGAACTAGATTGATATGATTTTGGTCTATTTCCATCAGATGCTGTGTCAATAACAGATGGTTTCACAACATCAACACCGTCTTGTACTTCTAGAATAAATCTATTAAGAGATTCTCCACTAGAGTCTACCGTTATATAGTTAATATCTCCAAAATTATTAAATCTTTTAGCGAAGTTATAAGAAACTACTTCTTCAAGTATATTTTTCCATCCAGCAGATCCTGTTTTCCAATAATAAAAAACAGCATCAATTGGAATTGTATTTAAAACAGCATCAGTTATATAAGGTACCCCACTACCTGAAGGACCTTCTGTTCCAATACTAAAAGGTATAGGCCTACCTGCAACAACTATAGAATTGTTATCTATAACGGAAACAACTCTCATTCCAGCATATTGCGGTTCAATGCCTGAACCTGGTATTTCAAAATAAATCCATGAATATTTTCCTTCAGCATCTAACGTTACGCTATCATTAAAACTAGCTTCTTCACCTGTATCATTTGCATATATTACTGTTTCTTTAATTCTTTCTTCTCCCCACTCAGCTCTATTCAAATCAATAGAGAATGGAATAACTGAATCTACTATATCATTGTTTAACTTAATATCAAAAGATTCATACATTAAAGATCTACTTAAAGACTCGATGTCGTTATCCTGAACATTAACATCTATAATTACACATATAAATTTAAATTCATCATTTTTAATAACTGTATATTCTACTCCATTAGGATTACCTTTATTGTAATTTAATGTTACTCCAAATTTATATGAATTTGTTTCTGTTGTATTTATGAATGACACAGGGCTATCCTGTTTGAATTCTTTTCTTTTCTTGTAAATATATCGTAATCCTCTAAATACTGTGTTAGGTTCTAACTCTGTTGACCCTCCGTTGAATTTAGTGTATAGTTTATTAAACTTATCATCAACCCATATTTTAGTATTAGCGTTGATAGATCCTTTCCAATTAAAATAAAGGCTGAAGTAATCAACACTAGTAGACTTTAACTGAGGAATACTAATACCATCGGTTGTTGTGTAACTTGTGAATGATTTTAAATTAGTAGTTTTATTATCTTGATATAATTTATCTGTTATTTTATTAAAATGAAAGTGTTCCATGTTTAAATCATCAACGTTTCTTCCTGATTCTATTCTAATTTCAGGTGAAAGGTTGTTAGCACCGAACGATTCATTTGTATTTAATATATAAGGTAGGTTTCTAGCATTAGTTCCGTTTTTCAAAGCATATTTCAGTATTGAAGGTACTATTCTGCTCTTTAAAGCTGTTTCTTTTAATTTATTTTCATCTAATCTGTCATATTCAGAATTAACTGGAGTGCTTATTATTAAATCATCAACATCTTCTTGATATAATACAGGAGATAATCCTGCGTATTCTCCTTCAGATAATTTGTCATATTCTAATTCTCCTATTTCTGAGTTTTTAGTTGAATGAAAATCAAAATCAAAATCCATTAAATCATAAGCTGAAAACTTACCAAATGTCGGTTTAAATTTATTGTATAATTGTATAGTTCCGTCGCTTGCTGTTTGATAAACACTTTCAATAACAACTCTATGCGTTCCTTTATTTATATAATCAGAAACAACATCTATTATTTTAGAATATTTACTAAGATTTATATGCTTGACATATTGTCCAACTTTAACTTCTCCTAATTCTTCATCAGACACTAGAAACGCAGAACCTACTTTAGATCCTCCTCTTGCAGTATACATATCCCAATCAGAAAACCTTGTTCCAAAATAAATTACTGGAACATTGTTTTGTAAATCACTATCAATTAATCCTACATCGTTAACTGATCCTATCACAACTGTAATAAAAGAACTAACATTAAGTTCGCATATACCAAATGACATTCTTTTCCTATTAGATCCTACTGCATAATCTTCAACAATAACAGAAAGTCCATCAGTTGTTGTTTTATAGGTTGTCATAGACTCTATTAATCTACTAACAGCTATCGCTATTTGGTTTAAAGATCCTGCACTTGAAAACTTATTTCCAAAAAAAGTTCCTGGAGATATTGAATCGTCAGCAATACCTGTAAAATCATGTAAATTATAATTAGATAACTCTATTTCAGTTTTATCTGCAATATAAAATCTATCATTACTTATAGGCTTTTTAGTTATTTCAAACTTAATAAAAGGTTTGTTAGATATTTTTAATGGTAGTGCTTGTATTTTATTAGAATCTACACTGAAATCAGTTGATGAAATAGATTCTGCAATATTATTATAATTAGACACTGGTATATTTAAACCAGATATCGGCGTGTTGTTGTTAATATGTAGGAATTGGTTGTCACCTAAGTTAATATAAGACAACATAGGAAACTCTAGGTCAGATTTACTTGGTAACATATCCTCGTGAGTTAGTCCCGTACCCTCAATAGGATACGTAGTCTGTATACTTCCAGGTCTGATACTTACTATATTGTCTGCAGAAACAGAGTCAACATCGAATGTTCCTTCCTCAATTACATCTACATATAATCCAAAGTACCTGTATATTTCATAGTTTTCTGCAAACTCATCGTCAAACATAAATTCCATGTTTATTAGATTAGCTGAAATAACACCATGTCTTTCGAACCCGCTTGTTAACATCTCATTCGCTTCAATCTCTAAACTATCCTGTCTTATATAGTCTTCTGCTATCGAATCTCGTTTAGATACAAATCCTCCGTTATTAGTGTCAATTCCTCTATACGCAATATCTCCGCCTTCAGAGAAGTTAAATTCTATTGAAGATGCCGGCATTCCTTTATCAAACACATGTGAATTTAGATATTTACCTAATTTACTTTTGGTAGTAAGATCAAATGTTTTAACTATTGTTGAGTATTTTAATAACTCTAGAATTCTAGAATTCTGCCCTAATGTATCTTCGTTGTATTCTATATTATAGTCTGTATTTAATACTCTATAAACTACAAATTTACCAGGTATTTTTCTATCTAACCATATTGGTGCAAATAACTTGTATTGCTCATCATATAATTTAGTAGAATTAAAACTAGCTCCGTAGTTATATTGATTCTCGTATTGATTAGAGAATTCCGAATAAGGTGTAGTATCTGATTGTGTTCGAAGTGTTTGAAATCTATCATCCTTTGGAACTTTCTTGAAAAATCGAGCCACGTCATTTGCATAAACACCTGTATCTGAAACTTCAAACTTCTGGTGTTCTACTTTAGAAAGAATTCTATTTGCTTTAAAAGAACTTAAGAATATATGTTCCTTTGAATCAACTGTTAGCTTTAAATTACTAGTTAATTTTGGATTTGTTCTTAATAATGCAAAAGAGGAATTCTCTTCTTTGTTCTGTATGTTAAAATCTATCGCCATTTATGGGACCTCTTTTTAGTTAAATTATATATCATAATTACAAGAGGTCCCTTTTTAAAATTAAGAAATATTAATAAGTGTCCGTTATATTAGGAAGTGAAAAATCAACCGCCCTATCTAATTGAGAATATTTACCTCTTTCGTTGTAATTAGATAACATTGAAGACGTTATAGAATTTATATTTTTACCAGTAGCTCTGTATTTAGAGTAAACTTCGACATCAAATTGAAAATCATTATCATTAGAGTCTATAATATCTATACCTATCTTTTTAGAATAAGTTAAATTTTGGAATGAATTACCAACAATTCCTCCTATTCTACCGGTTCCAGTACTTCCAGCACCGTTGTAATCTGTCATTCTATATTGAAATACAAGATCTACTGTGATTGAATTAGAACTACTACCTTCTATTACTTTTTTACCTCTTTTATTACTAGCATCAACAACTAATGCATCCTTACCTAAAGGTGAAAGATATAAGAAAGATCCACATGAATGTCCTCCTAGTAGATATTGATCACTAGGTTCAAATGAATTCTTTAATGCAGTTCTATTACCTAAGTTATTTTCGTTATTTACAGTAGGAGTTAGTTTAAATGGTGTTTGTTGTTTACCATATAAATCAGAAGACTTTCTAGGAGCTGTTTTAGGAATTCCTATTAATCCGTTTGCTGCTATTTCTAAAGCAGTTAAAGTTCCAGATGCAAATGGGTGATCGTTATGTATAAATATATTGTTATCATACATTGCACTATTAACAGAAGCTGCTTGTAATAAACCGCGATTACTACCTGTAAAGCCATTCCATATAAAGTCTGTTCCTTGTACGCCGTCTCCAGGGTAAATTCCTTGTACTGCACCTACAAAATTCCTAGATCCATTTAAAGCTACAACTGGTATAGGGTCTAAATTTGATTTAGTAATTTTATAAGAATCGTTAATACCATATTCAAATGAATCATATCCTGATAATACAGTAGGATCAATATCACCTAAATTACCGTCGTTGTCTGTTAAGTATAATCCATTATCATTTGCGATGTTTGCAAATCTAGAATAAAGAAATTGACCTCTAAGTTGAGAAGATTGCACTGGACTATCATTAAACCATTTAATATCTTCAGTTTCCTGTTGTTCTAAATTTTGATACAATACTGGGACTAAATCGTATTTACCTTCAGTTGTGTAGTATGTATTTGAGTCTACCTTAGGATGTATTGTACCTTCAGCTTTACCCCATTTAGAAGAATTAGTTGAAGAGTATGCAGGTTCTTCAATATCTCCTAATATTCTAGCAATTAATTCTAAATTAGATGCTTTAGTATTAGATAAGTTTATTTTAAAATTCTTAGTAACTATAAATCCTTTCCCATTAGTATCAGGAACCTCATCAATATAATATCCAGCAAAAACTTTAACAGTACTGTTATTTGAAATAGGAGTTACGTTACCATCTTCATCTATTAATTGTACTAATAGTTCTCCGACTGTTCCATCTATCTGAGCCTTTAATGACGAAATCTCGTTTTGAAGCTCTAGTATTTTATCATAAACTGATATAGGGTTTTGTTCTTCGTTTAAAAATCCAGAAGCAATTGAATTTGCACTGTGTACGTATGTCTTTTCGTTAACCGTAAATGAATCAGTAATGTGGTCAAATAAACCGGCAGCTTCTAAGTCTTCTTTTAATGAAACCTTTAAATTGTCTAATTCATTTTCAGAAAATAAGCTTGACATAGACTGTGTTGAGTATTGTCCGTCAGGAAATTCAACTTTAACTATATCAGACCAGTCACTTAATATTGGATTTGCAGGAAAACCAGCTTCAGAAATAGATTTAACCATTATCTCAACTATTTCTCCAGGATTAATAGATAAATCTAAAGAATTGAAGTTAACTGCTTGTGCGTCTTCTTCACTCTCTACTATCCATTCGTATTTACCATCCTCATTTAATTCTCTTTTTCTAATAGGTCCATTTATTTCTACCCAGTTTGAAAATGCTGCAGTTTTAGAAGTATTATTTGTAGAATCATTAAACTCTAATTGTTCAACAGTAGACGTTTTACCAGACGTTGATACGTAACGGTATCTGATCTTGAATTGAACTACTTCTTGTGAAAGTTCTTCACCAACGGACTTAGCTTCAGGTATTGGCCAAAATCCTCTAACTCTAAACTTAGGAGCTACTGTTGTTATATCAGCTGATTCTGCAGATGATTTAATCTCAGAAACTAAAGATGCAAATAATTTAACTTCAGATGCTTTCTTGCTTACAAGAGATTTAAATTCATTAGATTGTTTGTCTCTTTCTACCTTAGATTTAAATTTCTTAGTATTTAATAAAGACTTTTTAACTTTAATAGCCTCATTATTACTTTTTAAACTCTGTTCAACTGATATCTTATCAGCCTTTAATTGTTTAATTTTCTCTGTTGTAGTGTTATCCGTTAAATGCTTGTTTATCTGAACAACTTTTAAATTATCAGATGTAACTAAAGGTGCATTAGGTGTTACACCAACAAATGCTGGTGGAATATAATCTACACTAAGTCCTTTAATGAATTGACCAAAGTCAGCAACTTCTTCTTTGTAATAAAGAGCTAGGTTCTTAATAGTTCCGTCTTCTGCTGCTATTTGTAATTCATTTGAATAAAAACCGATACCTGGAGAATACTCATTTGCAGGTATATTTGAAACAGGATCGATTGGTTTAATGAAAACTACTTGTCTTTCATCAAATCCAATTTTTATTTCAACATCTAGATCAACATCAATGTCTCTATATATTGATAGCACTTCAGAACCTACTTTAATAGATTCGAATCCTTCAATTAATTCAAGTTCTATTTGTGATGTTGAATTATCAATCGCTTTAATAATGTATCTAGTTCTTAATTCTCCTGAGTTAATAACTAATGAATCTGAAACCTTTAAAACTTCAGTCTCTAGAAGTGTTTTAGATGCATCAGAATAGCTTAACTTATCAAGAGTGAATAACTTAACTGTTTTAGTTTGAGTTACACCATCAACGACCTGTGACTTCTGTTCGTTAGATACTTTAGTTACTCCAAAGTTCCCGTAGTATTGTATTGTTCTAATAGGCATTTCAATAACATCTGAATCCAAATGATATTTTAGTCTATTGTTTATTATAGAATCTTGTAATGCTTTATAAGTTATTTCACTTTCTCCTTTATATAACTCGTCAAACGCATCTTTCGTTGCAAGGTCGTTTGAGTCAAATATAAATCTTTCTAGATACACTCTTTCAGTTTCAACAGGAAGTTGTCCACTAACATCTAATCTAATAGTTAATAGAGGATTTAAGAAATCTTCAAAAAATTCATTTAATTTAGTACTAAACTGAGTAGGAGAAGCTAAAGAAGTTATTGCTTTAGAAGGTCCTTTTAATTTAGAAGTATGTATTTTTCTGTATGATCCATCTTTTAACCTCACGTTGGCACCATTACCTTCAACACCAGTAATAGATTCTAAATTAGCGTTTAGTCTTTCAATTTCTCTCTTTAAATAACCAAATGCTGGTATTTGTACAGACTTAACTCCTTCAGTTGAAGGATCCCATAAGTCTACTACAACCGTTTCTTTATCGGTTGAGATCGCTTCATTAATACGATTGAAAGTTTCTAATGAATTAGTGTTTAATTCTAGAAACTGTTCAAGTAATTGTGATATTGAATTTTGTGCACTCATAATTATCTTATAATTTCAAGTTCGAATGTCTTGTTTATTTCGTCAATGCAAACTATTTCAATGTATGGTTTGTTACTTAATACGTCTCCAACTAGAATCGTATTCTTTAAATCCCATGCACCTTTTTTACCTACATATATTTTTATGCTATTGTTACCCAGCTTATTAATAAAAGTCTTAAAAGTTATTTTAATAACTTGACCTAATACAACAGGTGTAACGCTATCATCTAAGTATATATCTAAATCATTAACAAACTCCTCGTCTTCATTGTATATTCTAAGTAAGTTGTCATACCTTTTAAGTCTAGTCCAAATACCTTTAGATCCTGCAGTTTGTGGATTCCACATATTCGTAGAATCTATTTTGCTTTCTACTGTATTTCCTATAAAATCAAAAACACTTAAATCATTAAGATGATATCCACCGTCAGTATTATTTATTTTAATTTTACCTGGATTAGTTTTATCTATTTGAATACCACTTCCTGCTTTAATAACATCGGTATTATATTGTATTGCAGAAGGTATTTTTCCTGAAATAACTTGATTTAACCTGTTATTTGTTTCTGATATAATATCTAAAATAGAGCTTGAGCTGCTAAAATTAAGAGCAGCATCTTCTAAAGCTTTTTCTAATAAAGCTACTTTATTAGAAATTTCATTTTGAGCGACTGATGTCATTAGTAGATTCTCTAGATTATCTAATCTTTCAGATAATTTATTAAATCGATGACTAGCTTCCGCTAATACTTTTGCTGCATTCTCAAGAGCACTTGTAGAATCAAAGAATATATCCATCGAGAATGTAGAATAATCATTGATATTAGATTCTATTCCTACATTGTCTAGCGATGAATTAAATTTAACATTTAACTTTAAAGCAAATGCATTTCCATTTAAACCTGTTATTTCGTTAGGTTTATATTTGCTTAATTCTGGAAGTGACCATCCTTCATTTACTGAATCATGTTTAAAGTTATCTAATAAGATAACTCCATATAAGTTTGTCGATCTTTGTGCTGGATTTGATTTAGAATAAACATCATAATACACTAAAATTGCATTGAATCTAAAATCTCCACCTCTTTTAGAGTAATCTAAAATAGAACTTAATTTAGAATCATTTTCTATTGCAGCGTATGTCGTTGGATTCCACTCAATACCATAATTATAAGTATCGTTTGTGTCTATATTAATAGTACCTTCAGCTGAATCAGCTAAAGATCCTAATTTTATATTAGAATCTGGATGAACCTGTCCTTCTCTACCGTTAATAGTAGATTCAGGCTGGTATGATGTTGCTGTTGTATTATACTCACTTGATTTAAATAAAATATCTGGAGTAGATCCTACTGAAGATGGAACATTCACAAAAACTTCATTATAAGTATCTCCGTTGTAACTCTTATCATTAGTTACATCTACGTTTCCTAGGTATTTTACAACTTTACTATATTCTGATCCACTTTGTATTGAATCATCTTCCTCTACATGTCTAGTGTTTCCTGAAGATGCTTCTTGCGAATTTGCTGGCTTTGTTCTAAATGCACCAATATGATTTAACCATTTAAAGAAAATCTTTTCAGAGTCAGACGCGTATATTGCACTATCAAAATCATCATCAGATAAAATAAAGTTTTCTAAGTTAAGTGCGTAATTTTGAAATGTTTCTGCGAATCTACGATTTGCATTATCATCTGTTGGATTGTTATCATATGATGGTGCAACTCCTCCACCACTCCCAGATCCGCTTCCAGATCCAGACACTGGTCCACCTTCATACAACTTATCAAATTGTATATAGTTATTAGTTGCATCACCTGAGGGTACTGCAACAACTGGTATATCTAGCAATGCGAATTTTGAATATTCAAAAACGACATCCGGATTATAGTATGCTCTAGTAAGATCTCTAGCAGCGCTAGAAAAGGCATACATAGTACCTCCCTGTTCCTGTGGAATTCTAATTAATGGTGTAGCCATTTACTTGTTTTGTTTTTTAAAATGTTAATGTAGTATTAGCGTGTGAAATAACATACCATAATGAATCTACTTGTCTTAACGTTAATGTCCCGTTGTCTAATATATCAAAAATTACTGATATTCCAGCGATATTTGCTGCGTCAATTGTAACATCACCGCTTGCTATAAGAGTAATTGTCTGACCTTCAGTTCCTAAATTAACGGTGTTTACCGAATTTAACGCTGATCCGTCAATAACGTAAGTTGATTTTGTATAACCATTAACTAATGGCATTGCAGTGACAGGTCCGATTGTTGAATGAACCAAAGAACCTTCTAAAGTTAAAGAACTCTTAACTGTTAATGCCTTATGCGCTGTTATTGTGCTAGCTGTTGTTGTGAATACTCCTGCAATAGTTAATACTGATGCTGAGATAGATCCTGAAAGCGTTAAACTTTGTGTTTCTGTGTTTAGTAAACCACTGATTTCGTTAATCTGGTCGTTTAAAGACGCAAAGTTGTCGTTTAGTACCAGCCTAGACGCTGATAAACTATCTGTTCCTAAAATTTGTGTGATGCTTGCCATTTAAATTATTTTTAATATGTTTTTAATTATTGTATTCTTATTTCCATTAGAATCTTTCAAATCTAACGATACTGTATAATATCCTTTATCTTTAAATAAATAAGTTAATATTGGATTACTATAATATATATCTTCGATATTTGATGTACTATTTGATAATGTCCACTGTTGATCAACTATTCCTGGCATATTGCTTAAATCGTATGAAAAAGTGACATGGTTTAGCGAGTGTAATTCTGCTAAATTATTTATTATATATGTATCATCGAAACTAGGGTTATAACTTTTAAAATTTATTATCTCAGCAATTGCATTCTCTCTACCTGTAACTTCAACACTACTAAAATCATAACTCCTAGAAGGTTCTTCACCAACAACGAGTATATAAAGGCATACATCCTCATCTCCGTCATTATCATTATCCTTTAATATAGGGTTATAATTAAATTTAGATAATATAGGATGTTCCTTTCTATCTAGATCTCTTAATTCGGTAGATATTAATTCCCAAGCAGGTATATCAGTACCTAACGAAGGGATTGTATTTGTTATTGTGTAAGAATCTTTAACTATTATTCCAGTACTTGGATTCTTTTGTTCTATTGTAAGCACATCTCCATTTATCATCTCTAATAAATTTAATTGAAATGAAGAATTGATATCTGATCCGACTCTTGTCATTTCCCAAGTTACTTCAGGTCCGTCTTCCCATACGTGATTCTTAAGAGATGCCCATTGGTATGGACCTGCAGTTTCACTAAATCCTGAAATAGATGTAGAGTCTAAATATCTTCTAACAGTTGAGTGTTCTATTCCAACTGAACTTTCATCATGTATATAATTTGCACGATCTAGTGTATTGTAATAAGTAGCAATAACATCGCTTACTGGCATTACGTTTTCTCTAGACCAATCCCAATTAGAACCTGCTTTGTCCCATGAGTATTTATAGTCTTTAAAGTCTAATTGTTTTGTTGCCAATTGAGTTAATCCATAAACTTCAACGTTTTTGTTTTTAACTTCAATCCATTCTTTATTAATCTTAGTACTTTTTACATTATATAAGTCATATAAATTAGTTTCTACAGTGTAACTTCCAGTATATGGTAAAGTTAAAGGAATATTGTTATATTCTGCAATAGGCCCTCTGAAATATCTTTTGTAATCTCTAGGTCCTATTAATACCCATTCTATTTCATATACTCCTCTGTGCCACCAATTAGACCATGTTAATAAATTCTTAACAGTAGCGTCGTGCTCTGCTAAATAATTATTTAACTTCTCAACTCCTTCTGTTGATTTATCCGTCTCCATTGATTGTACTGCATTAGACACTTCAGCATCCTTTGCATCTTCCCATGTGAATTCAGCAAGTTTCCACTGATCTTCAACACCTTCAACATGTAATGATATTGGAGCTCCGATTGGAATTCCAGCTATTGTATTAAACGTATTTAGACTATTATTATAATAATCACCATAGAATTCTTTAATAGATTCTACGATACTTAATTTGTCTGCAGGGGTTATTGCATTAAAATCTTGATTAAAACCAGTAAGCCTGTGATCTACCTTACGAAGATCTTCCATGAATATATTCCTAGCTTCTGGTTTTAGAACTGGTCTAAACTCTACACCAGCGTTCTGTACTTTAATATTATGTTGATTATTCCAAACATTTTGATTAAATTGCGAAAAGTAATCCCCTTCACCTGTTATATCTACGATTTTAGCCTGTAACGGTAAGTAATCTTTTTGTAATTTATTCTTTAATCCATATAACTTAATTAAAACCTCGTCTGGAGAATAATCTATAGTTTCTTCAACTGTTGGGATATCCCATTCATCTAATACTCCTGTTGGAGTATTTAATCTATAAACTAAAGAGAATCTAGAAGTTTTCTTTTGATTAGAGTTTGGTAATTCGTTTCCTTTATTCTTGTTAGCTAAAAAACCAACAACATCTTGATTAGGAATTGCGACAGCCTTAAGCTTACCGAAATTCTCAGATTGTTCATTGATATTTAACCAATATTCCTTTAAAGTTATTTTATCGTATCCAAAGAAATCAATAGCACTTAACAATGCTTTATAAGTTCCTATAAATGGTTTTATTTTAGATGCCTGTAAAAGTAATTCTTTACGCTTTTGATTTAAAAGTATAAAGTCAGGAGATTGCTCTTGTATATTAGACTCTTTAAATATAAAGTAATCTAAATCATCAAGGTTCATTCCCATGTTTGAAAGTAACGATTTTAATCTATCATCTTCTCCCTCAACTTCACCATATACCTTTATCTGCGCTATTTCTCTTGTTTCTACTCCATCAACAACTTCTAATATACTTAAAGTTCTAATATGAAAGCCTTCAACTTCTGATGTTAATGCAACATGTGCGGTAATTGGAGTTGCTGGTAAATTGCTATGAACTACTTTACTATTTCCTATTGAAGATACTGAATTTGAAGATAGTAACAAACTAGAGGATTGCATTTTATCTTTTTGAATATAAAGTTCTCCTGCATCTTTAATTGCGCTGTATAAGAAAACGTCTTCACTAGTATTATAGTCGTCTTTAAATTTAAATTTAAAAGATACATCACCTGATACTTCAGCGATAGGTGTGATATAACTCTTTTCACCTAAAGTTCCTATTACTTCTTCTAAAATATGTAATGTTAATGTCTCATATAATCCGACAGAAACAAGTGGAAGGTATGAAACCCCCTGCAGTATATTTAAATCATCGTTGTAGATTAAATTTAAGTCGTTAGATTCACTGTCAAAAAATCTTATGTTGTGATATCTATTTGCCATTATCTAAAGTTTTTATAGTCTTTTTTAGTTGTATATGATTTAAATCCCTTAAGGTATGTTACCGCATCTACTAGATCTGATAATACCTTCTGAATTAAAATTACAAAATCATTCATTCTAGCATTTCGCATAATATAAGGAGATATTGACTTCTTTAGAATGTTGTTAGTATAATCGTTACCTAAGTTTTTTCGATTATCCATTACACCACGCCTAACTCTGTAATTTCTCTTTTGTCTACTTTTAAATAGATTTTGTATTAAAGATGCCATTATAATGCTTTTCTATTTTTAGCTTGTATTTTAGAAAATATAGTATTTGGAACTGCATGTTCGTCGAAATAAATCGAAAGTGCTCCTTGTTCTCCTAGCTTTGCATCATCTGGAATTTCAACTCCATCTCTATCTAACCAACCTCCTCTGAATAAAGCAACTTCTTCTTTACCTAAAAGTATATCACCAAATGAGTCTAAATTAATAACATCTTCAGGTAATGCGGCATTAGGTTCAAAGCTTATTTTTCTTTCAGTTACTGTTCTTTTAAAGAAAACATATTTTTGTTTACCATTTCCTATTGTTTCCAATATAGGGGTAGATGGAGTTACTATAACTTTCTCTAGGATGTAATACCCTAACCTACGTGCATCTTCCTCTACTTTAGATATAAATCTTACATTTACCGAATCAATCCCCTCAACACTCTCTAATAGTGCTATAATGTCAGATTTTGGTAAACGATCTCTTCTTGTTATGTTGATTAAATATTCAGATATCTTAGATCTTATTTCAGAATAAAGAGCAGGTTTGTTATATCCTTCAAAATATCTAACTTTAACATCCATACTAAAATACTGAATAGAAGGTTCTACTATTTTAACCTCAGTAGTCACCATTTGTTGTCCACTGTTTTCTAATAATTCTAAAAATCCATTCTTTTCTTCACTTGAGAAAAAGAATTCATCTAAACCTAAATTAAAATAATCTTTATTCTTAGTTAATTTTCTAGCCGTGTCTGGCAACATAAATAAATAAATAACATTGTCATCATCAATATATCCATCATCTGTAGTATTATATGCATCTAAATAAGAAAACATTCCGTATCTTGATAAAAAATACTCAAAAGAATTAGGGTTAGCTAAAACAAATGAATGAGATTGCAGTGGAGCTATTAATTTAGTTAAGTTGATATCTTCTGGGTTTGCTCCCATTTTAGGAGCAATTGTAAATGAAGATTCTAATAACTCATTTAAGTCATATTCTTCTCCCATTGAATCAAAACCTTCAGTTATAAACTTAAAGGTAAGATCCTTAGACCCTGTTAAATTACCTAAAGTACCTGAAGTTGTCATGTACTCTATTGTAATTGAACTACCAGCCGATGGAACAGATCCGAAAGAACCATTTCCAAAGTATATGTCTAAACCTCCGTTTATTCCTGTTTTAACTAAATATCCTTTAGTCTCAACTTTCATATCGTATAATGAATCATACTTAGACCATAATGTACTATTTACGCTTACTCTAACTGAGTGATGATCTGTGTTTTCTTTTGTTAGTATATTAAAAGACTGTAAATTTTCACCAGTTCCTGTTACCGTTTGTGATTCGAATTTTCCTTGAATAACTGGTATGCTTATGTAACTTGCATTGTTCTTTTCAATTCTAAAAATATCGTTGTTTGTTTTTAAAATATATTCTAAACCGTTAGAAGTACATTTAATAATAGAATTTTTAGATATATTTAAAGCGTCTCCTGCAATATCACTAGAAGCTGTTGTGTTTAATCTTATTCTAATTTCACCATACGCACTAGATCCTCTAAATGCATCATGACCTGCAAGTCTAGCAAGACCATATACTGATTCAGGGTTTTGCGCTGTTAATATATTCTGCTCAACCGTGGCATCTTCAACATAGAAGAATATAAGCTTAGTGATTTCAGTAAGAACGTCTAGTATTTGTGAAAAGGGAGATGCTGTTGTAAATAATTCACCTGTTCTTCCATATAAACGAGAAATATATGACCTCGTGTCCGTGATCATTTCGTCTGCTCTTATCCTAGAGGCTTTTAAAAATTTAAATTCAGCCATTATTTATATTTATAATTTTATATATAGACTCCTAATTGGAATCTAGAATCTACTGTAATATCTAAAAACATTACATGTCTGTCCACATCTTCGACTACTTCGATGCTAACGTCTACTTTGTATTTTGTTGCAAGAGGAACATATGCTATCAATTGATTAACTACTACGTTTTTTAATTGAAAATCATTATACCTTAATTCATATACATGGTCTTCTAGGTTTGCTCCAAAATCAGGTTGCCCTAGAACTTCGCCCTTTCGGGTAAAAAGCATTGTTTCAATCTGCGTTAATAACATAGACAGTTCAGTGTCCTGCTGCATCACATCAGATTTGTAGTTAGGTTCTCCTATATTTTTTACGTAAAATTCCATATGTTTATATATACGTTTAAGAATGCATCATCCAATCCGTTCCTTCATCGTTCTTTATTTCTTCAATTACTGCTTCTAATTCTCCTTCTCCTAATCCTTGTATAAGATCTGCATTTACTTGAATATTACCAGGTAATGTAAATCCGAATATTCCTAGTTTTTGACCTAAAGATATTTTAATCTTTGCAGAACAATACCTAAAAAATGCTTCATCACTAAATAGTGCACATTCTGGAATTGTTTCATAAACTTCCAATATAATATCTTTCATAGGTGTTTCTCCTGTGAATTTTAATTCATGAGTTAGTTGATTGTAATTAAAACTTATCGGGTTATCTATAATTTGTCTGGCAAGATCGAAAAAACTTTCATTAATAACATAAGACTGTAAGTTTTCAGCAGCTCCTGCAATTCCAGCACCGCCGCTATAAGTTCCTTGCATCATCATTCGCTCTACACTAAAATCACCCTTTTGAAAATCAACATCATTAGTTCCTCCAAAACGAGATCCTGCAGTAAAACAACCGTACACTGAATATATCTCATTACCTCCCGTTGTTGTGTCAGGTCCCGGTAACGTAAACGATCTTGTCGCTTTGAATTTTTCAGAATCAAATAAAGAATGGGGTAATACCACAAAACTTTCTTTAACAGAATATTCATAGTTTTTATAAAACCATTTCTTTGCTCTTTTAATTATATTCTGAACTTCCTTCTTAGGCAGATTCATTGGAATCATACAAGAACCTGTAACGTCTTCCGCTAATTCTAAAACAAATTCATTAAAACAATTTACGCCTGGTTCTACATCGTCTAACCATGATTCTTTACCTACAAAAATATTACTCATTTTCAATTATTATTTTTAAACTTCAGTATACAGGATCTTTTCAGTTCCATCAAACTTCGCTAGTTTTTTATCGTATCTTCCTTCTCTAAATATTCCGCCTTCCATGGAACCTTTTAGTATTCCATCACCATATATATAACCATCTTTTATTTTGACACTTTGGTGAACGTAGCTACTTTTTATCTTTGAAGAAACTATTTCGCAATTATCGTAAAAGTTACAGTTATTTAAATCGGAACCATCAATCTTACATCTAAATAAATCACAGTGATATAATTCTCCTCGAATTTGACATCCTATAAAATCATATCTTTCTAATTCCACACAGTATTGAAGTTCACCTTCACTTACTTGTACTTTACCAGTATCTGTATCATAGTTTATATGTCCTTTCACTAAAGTACCGTGAGTAAATAATCTCATTACTCTTTCTTTAATGTTATCCCAGTGCAGATCTAGTATTTGAGCGTAGTTCTGTAAGTCAACTGTGAATTTTACATTCTTCCATTCCTTTTCAATAAATCTCCAATCTTTCCTTGCATCTATAATCCTCTGGTTCTCAGAAAGTATTCTCTTTAACTCTAAAGCATTAAGTGGCGTAAAATGTTTATCCATAGTAGAATTCCAAAGTTGTATTAGGAATTGATCTAGCATGTGTAGTATTGTTGAAGTTTTCTTTTCCCAATCTGCTCCTCCGATATATCTGAACTCTAAATAGTTCTTATGTCTTTTGTCGAAGTTGATTCCGTAGTATTTTGAATCAGGGTAAATAAAGTTTTGTGAGTGTATATGTTCTCCGTTGAAGAAGCTCATACCTGTTTTCGGTAAAACAAACTTTACAGATTTAGCGTATGCTGAATCTTTTCTTTCTGGAAAGAATTTAAATACTTGATCTTCTTTAAAGTCAAGTATGAATTTAAGAACATTCATTTTAGAAATCCTGTACTTGTCTTCTATTTTGTTTTTGTCAAACGATAAATTTAAGTGAATTGACGTTCTGTCATTAGTATATCCGTTTTCTTTAATCCAACGACATACATTGATAATCATTAATCTTGCACCATAATATTCTTGTGGTCCGGTAACAAGCTCCATTAGCTTTTCACCACCGCTCATATCTGGTTCTATTTTGAATTCGTCAGCAGTAACTTCAAAGTCACTGTGTGCTTTTTTCTCTACTCTAATCTTTTTATTTAATAAACCTGCAAGTTCTTTTGCAGTTTCATCAATCGTTAGATTTGAATAGAACTCGAATTCTACGCCGACAAGGCAGTTTTTTAGTACTTCTGAATCGTTAAATGTGTTCATTATCGAATATATATTAAACTTAAGTTAGTTTATATATTCGAGTTATATTATGATAATTATGGTTTAATCATATGTAACTACCATCTTAGTAGTTTTTTCTCTAATGTATTTAATAAGGAAGACATCTTTTTTAAAGAAGCAACCGCAATCTTTTCCCTATTAATAATATTTTTATTAGATATTTCTAAATGATCTATGTAGATTTCAAGATCTGCAATTAATTGCACTCTAGTTTCCTTGCCTATGTATTCTTTTCTATTTGGTCTTTCCATTTAATTTATTTAAACTATCTTTCTAATATAACGTATTCTCCAAATGTATCATCAAATACTGATAATAGATTTTCGTAATCACCGCTCATCATTTTTTCAAGAATAGGTTCTACTGGTATATCTAAATCATTACAAAATCTTCTAGCATAGCTCATTAAAGCGTGTGCATTTCCATCAGGTCCTGTTAAATCTATTACTATTGGTCCTTCGTGTTTTTGTTTTTCTCTAATCATTTTCTTCTAGTTTTTCTTCTTGTTTTTTTAGTTTTTTTAGCTCTTTTAATCTTTTCTTTCTTGTTTTTTTAGCATTTTTAATTAAAACCTTAATTATTTCCGATGCTGTATCAACAATGACGCTTACTAATAAATAGGCGAAGAATAATCTTAAAAAGTCGCTGGAAATGTAATCTAGTGATTCTTTCATTTTTTATTGTTTTAAAGTTATGTGTAATAATTTTAGCTAATTTTAGCAATATTGTATATTAAACAAGCGAATGCAATACCTGTAGAAAAAGAGCTCATCATAAGAGGTACTCTTTTTTCTTCTTCTGCTTTATAAATAGTATAAGCTGTATTAGCATTAAATAATAATAGTAATATCCAAACGTAAATCATAATTCTTTTGTTTATTAGTTATAGGTAAATATAATCAATTTAATTGATACCTTAAAACTCTTATGCAACTTATTTGTTATTTATACTCATTATAAACAAGAAGAGTCCAAACATAAATGAATGGACTCTTATTTTATATAAAATTAATGATTATATCTTTAAGAAAATCTTTCTAGTTTCTGAATCAATTCTAGTAACTTGTACTGTCATTTTATCTCCAGGCTTAATAGTATCTAAATCTACAATATCTTCAATTTCTGAGATATGTAATAGTCCAGCTACTCCTTTTTCAATATCTACAAAGATTCCATAATCTTTAACTGCTTTTACAGTTCCTACAACCTCACTAGGTGTTTTAATTCTGTCTGTGATTCCTTCCCATAGATCAACTACTGGTTTTGAATCGATTTGAGTTAAAATAATCTTCTCATTAGATACAACTTCTTTAATCTTAAAGACAACTTCATCTCCAGGTTGGATTTCTCTACCTTTATGTGCCTTTAATAATTCAGGAGTTAAATCATTAACGTGAATCATTCCTGTTAAACATTCATCAAACTCTACAAATACTCCGTATTTAGCAGAACCTGTAACTTTACCGGTAATTTCTTGATTTAAGTTTTCTTGTAATGCTTCTATCTTAGAAGGTATCATCGCTTTTAAGTATTCTCTGTGAGATACTACAATAGTTCCTCTCTTTTCAGAAAAACTAACAGGTACTACATACATATTAGTTCCTACGATAGATTCGAAGTCTGCTAATTTATTAATTCCAGCCAAAGAGCCTGGCATAAAGCAATCAATCCCTTGAATTGTTACAATGTAACCTCCTCCTGGAATCATTTGAGAAACTAATCCCATATAACCAGTTGAAGCCTCTTCGATAGATTCCATGATCTCAGCAACTACTGCTGATTTAACTCCAGCACTGATAGATCCTAAAACATATCCTTTAGATCCTCCCATTTGAAGAACCTGAATTTTAACATCAGCTCCAAATACAAACAATCCTCTAACGCTTATTTCTTCTTTCAATACATTAACATATACACTTTCGCGATATCCAATATCTACTGAAACCCATTCTGCATTAATACTATCGATTTTACCCGAGTATATTTTACCAACTTCAACTTGCATTTGCATTGGTCTAGATTCTTCATATCCATTTAATAGGTTTAAGAAATCCTGAGCATATGGTTCATGTGAATACACATTATGTTGTCCTGAATTTTTAAGACTTTTATTTATCTTTCTAGATCTAGAAGGACATGATGCTTGGTGAGCATCCCAGTCAAATTTTGAAGGTTCGACGTTTGCATTTTCTAAATATGCTAATTTGTCTGATTTTTTTACTGTTTGAGCTTCTGGTTTATCTGAAACCATACGTACTCTTGATACTTTAACGTCTTTTGACATTGTTTTTTTAATTTAAGTAGTTAATAATTAATAATTGTTTTAGTATATATCTCTTTAAAATACAACCGGAATAAATCCTATCATAGGAATTGGACCGACTGACGTTGATAATTGTCCTACATATATGAATTTAAAAGATAACAAATGTTTTGCACATACTGCTGCAATAGCGGCTGCAACTAATTTAGTAGCAACTGGAATTCCAGGTGGTTTGTCAAATGATTTACCTGTGTTAAATGCTCTTCTTAATCCTGATGCAAGTTTTGATGTACTTCCGTAATAAACTGGTATAAATGATCCTGGGCTTGGTATATTACAAGGCGTGACTGCAGGTGAAGCTTTAAATGGTTGAACTGCTGTTGATAACCAATATGCCTTTATCGCTTTTGCAATTGTGTCATATCCATCAGCTGAACCTTCTACGTCTTCTTCAGAATTTTCTTGATCTAGTTCATTAGCCCACTGTCGTTGTAGTTCTCTGAATCTATCTCTTTCTTCTGCGTATTGTTCTTCTAGTTTTTTATTTATATTATTTCTAACACTATTATCTCTGGTTGCCTTTCCTTTATCATGTTTATGTATGTACACGAACTTACATATAAATTTATTAGTAAACCATTCAGGTAATTCAGTAGGCCTATCTTCATGTCCTTCTTGAAAAACATACTGATTTATAGTAGATTCTTTTTTATAAACTGGAATTACTTCAGTTAATTTATATCTATTGTCAACATTAGGATCCTCAGTTTCAGGAGTGTAATAGAATCCACTTCTATTTTCCTTTCTGTACTCTATCCTATTTTTATTGGCAATCTCTTTTATTTTATTGTATACCTTTCTACCAATAGTTTTGTCGTCTCCTTTTTTAATAGTATTAATCCACTTATTAAATTCTGGAGTTCCGTTATTTTGAGCCATTACTCTGTCAACTAAAGAATCTATAATTTCTTCATCTGATAGTTCTGGTATTGGCATATGAGTTTCTGGTATTAAAGCCTCCAACTCTGTATTATTTTGAGGTTCTTCGTTAGAATCAATTACGTCGATATCTGTTATGTTTCCATCTAATCCTATTTTTATAGATTTAGATTTATTAATTTCTTTTATAACAACTTCTCCTGTTGAATCTAAGATACTTACAAACTTATAAGTATATTTACCAGGATACGCGGGGATTTCAATATCTAACATGCCCTCTGTTGTTGCTGATGTCAATACTTGTTCCTCTCCGTTGATCTGGTATTTTATTTTATATGATTGATTTTTATCGAAGTCTTTTATAGAAAATCTAGCGATGTTTGTTTTAATAGGTGCCGCTGAGTTTTCTTTATCTAAATTTCCTTGGTCTTTTATTAATTGAAAGTCTACGTTTGCAAAGAAATCTAATTCTTTATGTAATGGACATGTTGTTTCGAAAAATGGATAGAATTTGAATTTATCTAATCTATCTTTATTTTCAATTGCCCACTTCTCAAGTTCACAGTATGGATTGTAACTAAGATCTGGTTCTGGTAATGCATCAAATAAATCGGCATACTTTTCCGCAAGTAGCCTGTTTTTCATTTCTTCTGAGCTTTTAATCTCATTAAATATTTCCTGAAATCCTTTTTTAAAACCTTCTTCTAATACAGGCTTTTGACCTGATTCGTGTAAGTTACCAAAAGGTGTTTGTGATGTTTTAACTGCGTCGAAATATTCTTGAGCTAATATCTTACTAAAATCCGTTAAATAGTTTTCATCGGGATTCTTACTCACGTCTGTATTTGGAGAAGATCCATCAATGTTTCCACTACTCATTTGAGTGGATATGTTTTTAATAAATATAGGCCAATTTGCCGGCATCTTAGTTAGGTTTTATAAAGTATTTATCCTAATTATTTTCCAGTCTGTTGGTAATTAACATGTTCTGACTTTAAAGTTGCTATCGCTGAAACTGTAGGTGGCGTTGGAGGACCTGAAGGTCCTGTCCCTGTTGGATGAAAGTGTTTTTGATAATCATCTAGTAGATTATTTAACCATCCTTCTAATGAAACTCCTCTAACAGCTGGTTCAGATTCATCTTCATCTCCTTCTCCAGTATTACTTAAGAATATGTTTCCTGAATCTAAAAATATCTTTTCAGTTGTTGAAATTTTAATAATGCCAGCTTCATCAATTTGTATCAAAGGTCTTTCTTTAGCACCACTTCCTCTTGTTATTACCAAACCATCTTCGGGAGAATGATATATCCTTACATTCCTGACGGCGTCATATACTAATGAAACTACATCATGAGCTGCCTCTGACGGATCTAATATGTCTTCTTTTAATTCTTTATTTTGGTTTATCTGAAACCAATATTCAGGGTGGTATATGTTACCATTATCAAATCTTACAGCGACAATATCACCAATACGAGGTACCATTTGTGAACCTACTGCGTCTCTATTCATTGCAGTCGCCCATGGAATAGATTCAGTTTCTAATAAGTCAAACTTACCATACACTTTTACCCTGCATCTGCTTAAGTTTGAAGGATCTACATTATCAACCACTTCTCCTAACCAATGAGTTTCTCTAATATTGTCTTTTTCAAGTTCTTTATCTGTTGCCATTAATCGTGTATATTACCTAATGATTTAGCTGCTGCGCTATTCAGCGCATCTCCTATTGTTTGATTTCCTCCAGAAGTTATTCCATGAACATTATCTGCTATTGCAGTCTGAACGCTATTTTGATTAGCAACTGGATTCGTTGCACTATCTACCCCTTGGACAAAATCTTTATACAAGTTGTTAACTCCAACATTTAATCTACCTACTGTAGCGTTTCTAGCTTGCTGCTTTAATTCATTAACTCGGTTTATTGAAGTGTTTTTTAAATCTGTAACAGCTCTATCTGCGAATGCCATACCCTTTTTAACAGCTTGATCCTTTAAATAATCTCCTATACCGTCTATTTGCTTGTTTTCAGTATCAGGTGCTGGTGATAAATCATCCTTATTAAATCTGCTTTCTACTATTCCATTTAAAACTCTAGATTCGATATCATATAAACCTTCATAGTTTATTGTTATTTCACCTGTTGCTGCGTCTGTTGGTGATTTTTGTAAATCTGCAAATATACTAGTTCCTGATGTAAGATCGAATTCACAAAACTTAAGTGCAAACATAAAATAAGGTCTAGCACTAGATCCTGATATTCCAGCATTTGAATTTTCTACACCAATTGACGGTTTAAAATTATCTGGAAATCCATCTAAATCAACTCCACTTACTTTAGGGTTTGTCATATTTTTAATAGATCTTACTTCAGTAACATAAACATACATTCTAAATTTTCTTAAATTACAAGGTAATACATAAGTCCATTTTCTTTCATCGAAAACTGCAACTCTATATAAGTGCATTAAACCTGATATTGTTAAATTGATAGATTCTAATGTTGTAATAACTAACTTAGCGTCGTCTCCTCCGAAATAAGCATTCATTGGGTTGTACTGCTGTAATCTTTCTAAACCAGAAAGACTTTGCCAAAACCAAGGCATTTCATTGTTAATATGTTTTAATGCTTTTTTAAAGTTTTGAAGTGCTTCTAATTTCTCTGTATAATAAGGACTACCGTTTGCCAGTTTAGCTAAAAAGTCCTCTGCTGGCTTTGATAAAAGAGGAGAGTTTGCAGCATCCGCAAAATCAAACAACATCAGAAACGACATATAAGTCGGATCTTGATAATCGTTCTTTGATTTTTTACCCTTTCTAAAATCTGCTATTTTCTTAAAATCTGACATATACTATTTATCTTGTTTTTATTAAGATTATTTTTTAATAGAATCCATATTATTTAATCTACCAGGCCATTCTCTTCTCAACAGTGTCATACTTTGTCGTATTGCTCCATTCTTATAAAAATATCTAATAGATCCTACTATATAAAATCCACTTAAAAATTCATCAACAATATTAGAAGTATCTCCGGTAACATCATCAATATCTGCTGACTGCGATGCTTCAAAACCAAGTTCTTCTTTTTTAGCTTTTGCCGCCATGTCCGCTACAACCTGATTATACGTTTGTTGATATACTACTACTGGTATTTTTTGAAATCTATATATTGCTGGATTCCAAGAAGACAACTCAACTTCTAAAAACATTTTATTTAATTCTTGTAAGTTTTGCTGATTATGTATTCCAGAAAAGTTATAGTTTAAGTGTGTATTTGAAGTCGCAGGATCATTATCTCTTCTTCCTACATATTTATACTTTATTTCTTGTTTATATCTCTCCTCATCCCTACGACCCTTCAGAGGCTCTACAATGTCCTTTAGTACAGTCGATGATAAAGGCTCTATATTAAAGTTAACTAATCCTTCCTCAGAATCGTTTTCAAAGAACTGTAACACTCTTTTATATCCATTCTTTTTGGACATTCTTCCAGCATTATTTTTTAAAGAGTATTTATCAATATGTAAATTAGTGCCTTCTAATTCAGGTTTTGTAGATAATAAAAGATCTGATTTAATTTCGTTAGTTGTATTAGATGCGTCTTTATCTACTATGTCGTTTAAGTCTATGTCCATTGCAATTAATGCTTCTTCAAAATCATCAGGTGCATTTAACATAACATTTAAATCAACATACGTTAGATAATAAAAAGGATCTATACAAAATGTTTGAAAAGAATCATCATTAACATATGAGTGTTTTACTAGATCTTCAATAGTATCTATAATAGGCTCAAATGCTGTTATACAATTTGATTCATCGTTTGTCGTATCGACATTACTTGCGAATCCTATTTTTAAATCTGTTGCTATCTTTTCTAAATGATCTATCGTAGTACCTTTACCGTATGATTTACATTGCTCAGCGTTTATTCCTGGTATTTTCATTTCACCAGAAAAAGTGTATTTTCCTCCGCCGTCTCCCTTGATAAGCACACTGCTTGGTGGAGAATCAACTTCAGTTATGTCAAAGTCAATGTGTATGTCTTTATAGTCGTTTTTAGATCTAGCAGCCATTCTAACTGTAATTACATCGCCATCTCGTGGAAATGATTCTGCATTAAAATTAGATCCGTTATCTACAACTGTTAATTCTAAAGTAGGTAACATGCCGTCAATATTAAGTTCAAATGATTTAATATCGTTCTGGTTAAACCTATATCCATTTATTATTATCAATGGAAACTCTACTCCCATGCCTCTAGTTGTATTTGAATTCCCTGGATTATCTCCGTCCTCTTCACTATACGATTCGAATTTGTATTCATCGAGTTTTAATGTAGGTTCTAACCTTGTTAATATCTTTCCTTCTAATGCCATTTTATAGTATTATAGTGTCTCCGTTAATATCTATGTTCTTTTCTCCGTCTTTTAAAATATTCGGCGGAACGATCTGAGTAGATCCGTTTTGTTTTTCTGCCGCTTTCTTTTTTAAATAAGATGCTCTACCAGCGTCTTTAACTGTTAACCTCTTAGAATCTATAAATTGATCTTTAATAGATGTTTCTTTTGAAGTTCCTGCTTCTTTTATTGTTTTCCAAGCTTTAAATTTAATATCAAGAGGTGGAATGTTTAATACATCTCCTTCATTAATTGAAAAAGGATTAGAAATATTATTAAACTTTAAAATTAGTTCCGAAGCATCTTCGTCGTTATAATATATTTTAGATATCATATCTATTCTACATACTTCATCCGCAGTAACAATGTGAGTTGCTATTGTTTGAGTCTCTTCTGGAAATATAACGTAAGGTTCTCCTAATCTTACCTTGTCGTCTTTTATCTTTTTATTATCTATAGATTTGAATTTCATATTATCCGTTTACTTGTTTTGTCAGCTCGCTGTCCAAGTCCGATTTTTGTTGTTTACTATATGCGTTTACATTTGTAGTATTATTGATGTCTTTCTCTCCATCAGGTTGTATGTAGAATCTACCTCGACCTGCATTAAACATACTTTCTATTTCTGCTTTATCTCTAGGTCTTGCTGGTTTCAACGTAACTTCAACGACTAATCTTTCTGGAAAATCCTGAACTCCCATAGGTCCTTCAAAACTAACAGAAGTATCAGTACATGCTAAGTTACCAATAACAGCAATTGGATTTAATGGATTTCCTATAGTAACATGCCATTGTCCAGTAGGATCTCCTGTTAACAATGAATTAACTGCCATACCTCCTTGTGGAGAATTAAACATTTTCATCATCGAACCTCCTAAAAGATTATTTAAAGTCTTTCCTACTCCTCCTCCTTTTATAAAATCTTTAGCACCAGCTACGATATCATCCATCGGATTTCCAGAATTTTTACCTGTTAAATCGCTAATAATAGATTTCATAAATCCTGCAGCATCTCCATTTCTTAATTTACCAATATCACCTAAAGGCCTAGCGACAGAACCATCTCCAATATATCGAGTAGCTCCACCCCAGAAAGGTGCATTATTATATGTAAGTGCTAATATATTAGATAATTGATCTAACATTAATATTTTTGGATTAGCTCCTCCTAAATCTCTTAGTTCATATTCGAATTTAAGTTTAAACTCTTGATCAAAGTTTAATCCAGATTCTCTTACTAAAACCTCTTTAATAACGTTTAAAGGTCCAAATACGTGATTAGGATATGTTTCCTTAAATGAATCATAACCTGCACCTCCATTATCTAATCTAGATTGTTCGGCAGCAGATCTACCAGAAGCAGCGTTACCTGCCGCCTTAAGTATTTTATTATTATTAATGAATGATCCTGCAGTTCCTGATTGTGCTCCTCTTCTAGATTGAATTTCTTGAACAGCAGCTTCTGCCTTCTTCCAATTATACCCATGTGAAAACTTCATGATGTCTTCCAATTTATTACCGGTTGCTTCTCCTAGCCATGTTACTGCTCTCGCGATATCAGGTTGTGGAACATTGTCGCCTGTTAATCCTTTTGGACTAATAATGTCATCGGGTGATGGGAATGAAAACCTTCTTAAAGTTATCATCATGTTATTTGGTATTTTACCAAAATATTTAGTTAATGCAAAATCAGAATACTGATATCTATATCCTGCTCCACCGCTAGTATCTGTCATTTCTATGATTTTAGAAGCAGTTGGATTAATTAAAGTTTTAGGATCTATTTTATTAAAAAACTTAGTCTGACCTTCAACCTTAGAACCAGTTGATGTCATTGGAGTCCCTCTGAAATTAACTAAAGAGTATTTATTAAAAAGAGAGTATGGACGAGGGCCGATACTAATATTAGCATCTCCATTAACATCCTTATGTCTATATGATGCCACTGAATCTGTATAAAAAACATCTCCTCCAATGGTACCTCTATTTTCTTGAGTAGGTTCACCCTGTATTGCAGCAACATTTAAACTAGAATCTTCAACGTTAGAAGACTTTAAAGAATTCTCGTTGTTTCTAGTTCTTATCTGAGCGTTAACTCCATCAGGATTTTCAATATCAAATAAATCGTTAAGTTTATCTTTTATTGTGTTAGTTCCTAATTCACTAAGATTTGTAATTGCCTCGTTTGAGTTATTTATACCTCCACTAATGTCTAATCCCATATATATTATACTATTGTTTTATACGTAGTACTCTATATATTAGTATTAATTGCCTAACCTTTTAAGTTATCGTATTCAGGGCCCATTGGTCGGAATAAAAGTTTGTTGAAGTACTCCGGATCTTTAGGTATTCTGTCACCTAGAAACTTTTTAAGATGTGCCTCGAATACTCCTTTAGATTCGTAATAGTATTTACCCTTAGAATAAGAACGTCTAGAAGCTCTCTCATACAACTCTCTGATCTCTTTTTCAATTAAAAAGTCTTGTATATTTAAATAGAGTTCATTTATTTCATTAAGAGTTCGAGTACACATTACAGAATCTACTGTAATCATGTATGTCTCTGCATTCGCATCTAAATACTTTTGAAGTTCTTCCTTATTTTTAATACCAGATCTATTAAACCTAAATTTAGTAGCGCCACCTTTAAAGTTTTTCTCGAAGTTCATCTCGAAGAAATATCTTTTTAAGAAATTAATATCATCATAGAATTTAACTATTCTTATTTGATACTTCGGCATTGTTTCGTCAAATTTAACGTCGTAGATTAGCGCCCTAACAGGGAAAACGATATTTGAATATCGAGTGTTTGAAATAAGAGCATGTATGTATTCACCTTTACTAAATAAACGATGTCTAATCATTGTCTATAAATTTAATAAAATCAAATTGACCTATAATACTACGAGAAGGTACTTCATCCATGTTTAAAGAATTAAGAACAAATTCTATATCTCTATCAGTATAACTATATACCATTTCTTTAAAGTTAAGTACAGTATCTTGTGAAAGGTCTCTAAAAGTGTATACTATTGTTGTAGTTTTTTTCTTTTCAGAATTCATAACAGTTTTAAATGAATTCATTATATTTAAACCAATGACATAATCATTAGGTTCTTTACTGTATGGATCTGATTTAATTAGTTTATTTTTAATAATAGAAAAGTCGATAACAGTCAACTGCGGATCTTCAATAGCTCTCACGAACTTGTTGAAATCTCTTTTTGACTGATACCAAACACATTCTATTGTTAAATTATCCATTCCTTGTTGATTCAAGATTCTGTATCTGAGCCTTGAGATTCTTTATTTTAAAGTCGATTTCCTTGTCGGTTGGTTTGTAATTAGAACCCCAACATGGATTTACTTGTATTTGAATTTTTGAATTTGAATTTCCAAACTCTAATCCAAGATCGACACTTAGTTCTTCAATAAATTTAATCTTATTAGATACAGAATTAAATTCATAGATTGTAGTAGACTCATAAGCCTCTCCACCTCCGTTTATATTGTCATCAGTAACGCTTTTAATAACACCGTTATCTGCCAGTTTTATATTAATCTCTTGCATTCTTTCTCGCTATTAAAGATTGCTGTGCTTCTTTCCTTAGAGATTTTATTACTTTTTTGTCTTCTTTAAGAGTTTCTGGATCTCTTAATGTCTGTATAGTCCATGCTTCTTCTAATTTTAGAATTTCACTATCGTTATATCCAGTCTCAGACCAAGTTTGCTTTGACGCATTTAGTTTTAATTGAAGTTGATCTTCAATAGAATCATTAACCCTATTAGTGTGTGCGCTTTCAGCAGCAGTCCCATCTTCTCTCATTTTACCGTACCACGCCCTAGCTTGTGGAGAGAAAAAACCGAATTGATTTTTAATCTTTAAGAATCCAGCATCATTAAAATCTTGTCTTCTTTGCTTTCTTGCACTCGTAGTTCCTTTACCCATTATATTGTTTTAAATTAATTGATATTAATATTTATCTGAATTAGTATACTACTGGTAATATTGTTCTAGAAATGTAGTTATATTTTCTTTAACATATACGTGTAGCTTCTCTATCTCTATTTGACTAGAAGCAGCAGCTGCTATTTCTTCGTTTAAATCTTCGTCTTCCATTCCTCCTGCTAGGATAGAATACAATTCAGGAGTTGGTATATTTAAGTTAATAGTAATAGGAACGCTAACTACATTCTTTTTACTCATTTTTGTTATCATTTTACCCATAATAGATACTGGAGCAGCTTCCACTGCTTTAGTTTCTGTAACTGGTTTCTTATTTGTCTTAGGTGCAACACCTACTGGACTTGGAAAAGGCAGTACGCCATCGACAACAGGTTCTAGAAATTCAGACACAAGAGTTCTAAATATCCTTTCGCCGTTTGTAAAATTTATAAACTTTTCATCTGCGTTTAAAACATCAACAACTTCACCGAAATTGTCTCCTTTTCTCCATTGATACTGTTTTGAATTTTCTTTCACTTCTGTCATTTTAAATTATTTAATAGTTATATTAAAAAAACTAGTTTTGTTTATTTTTAGACTTAAGATTTTTATTATGTTCTGTAGAGAACGTATCTATATAGTCTATAGATTCTGGAGAACCTATCAATGCGTCGGGACTCGTTACGTATATTTTATAGAACATAGTCGATCCTATCATTGATAATCTTTCTTTTAAATCTTCTAGTTCTGGTACAAATCTTTTATTAAATCCCATTCCATGTATTTACTTGTTCAACTCCTATGCCTGCATTTTTTAATAAATCAACGCCACTCATATCTCTATAATCTTCAGTGTAATACACTTTAGATATTCCCGCTTGTATAATTAATTTAGCACATCCGAAACAAGGACATGTTGTTGTATATAGCTCAGCGCCTAAACAACTCATCGTAGATTTTGCAACTTTCATTATTGCGTTTGATTCAGCATGTAAAACAGCAGGCTTAGTCGCTTGTGATTCTTTAGTACAAACTCCTCGATCACATTCATATCCTTGTTCCATTAAATCTAATGCAATATCTGGATTTTCATAATGATGTCTAGTAATTATAGGTTCTTCACATACATTGTTAAAACCATGCGGCATTCCATTATATCCAAACGAAATAACTTGATGGTCTTTAACAATAATACATCCTACCTTTCTTCTTTCAGCATAACTCAATTTAGAAAACTGATAAGCTGTTTGCATGTATACTAATTCAATTGGTATCTTTGGCATATTATTATATTATTATAATATTTATACCAATTAATCTAGTATTGTTTACGAAAAAAGCCCGGATAGATCCGAGCTTTAAGTTAATTTATATTGTAAGTGTATTAGTAGTTTTCTTGTTCTGAGATGTATTCCTCAATATCGTTTTGATCTTTTTTTGATTTTAACATCTTCACTACTTGATCAGCTATGCCTTTAACTGAACGTTCGTTGTGACCTGATTCGTAACAAAAAGAAAGCTTTCCATCCTGTTTAATAGGCCAACATATTGAGTCTGCCTCTATATCATTGTCAGCATACCATTGTTGGATCTTATATGTTTTCATATCAACAGAAAATGCCGGGTAACTTCCTCTTCTAACAGATTCAGCTACATCAATAGCGTCTCCCGATAATTCAGATTCTTTTAATTCAGTAATTTTATCAGTATAAGATTCAACCATTTTATTACAAGCTGCTTCGAATGCTTCAGTTGAATATTCTTCTTTCATTTCCTTTAATGCCCCAACAGCTAATGTAGCTATTAACGCAGCATTTTCAGACATGTAAGATTCTACAGTGTGAGAATCATGTGCATCATCTTCGTATACTTTAGCTTCGTTCTTACAAGACTCGTAAACCTTCTCTAACATTGAAGATACTGTTTCTTCTACTTTCTCTTCTTTTTCTTTTTTAGATTCTACTTCAGCCTGCTCATTAAGATATTGGCTATATGATTTGAATTTATTCATTTTATCTTTCTAATATTTATTTTACAGAAAACATTTCCATTGGTTGCCTGCCAGTTTGCTTTTGAAATGCACGGACAGGTGTTTTGTATCCTTTCTTTTTATAATATTTTATTAAATTTTCTTTAGTTGATTTAAAAGAATCTACAATAGTAATGGTTCCGCTATATGTTTTCTTATGTTTGTCATTATCTACAAGTTTATATTTACTACTTTCAGTATCTAATACACCACTCGAATACAATAATGCACCGTTGTCACAAACAGAAACATAAGCACTATCATTGAATATACCCCATCCGAATTTAGTTTTACCTGTAGTTGCTGGTATGCTACCAATTGGTATTACGTATAATGGCAATACACCGCCTAGATCTGTAATTACATTTATTACGTCATCTGCATATTTTTTTAAAATAAGTTGATCAATAATGTCGTAAAATGTTAATGGAATACTTTCATCAGCATTTACGTATATCTTATTTGCTGTTTTACGAGAAACAGTACATACTATTACTTCATTTTCCTCTTCTATTCCATCTTTATCACCTTCGATAATACCGAAATCCATTAATTCACCATTAACTTTAAGTTTAAAGCTAATTTGCTTTCTATAATTTTCGTTAGGATCAAGAATACGCATAATATCTCCATTAAGAGTACCAATACTATCTGAAGTGTAATACTCCATACTACCCCATGTCAACTCATGATCAGCACTTAATTTATGCTTTAATTTAGTAATCTTTTTAACGTCTGTTTTATCCCAATCATTTGCTTTGACTGTTTTTGGACCAAACGCAGATGCTTCATTAATAGGTTGTTCCGTTATTGCTTCTTCCTGCTCTTCTACTTTAAAAGTTTCACCTTCAAATTCAAATTCAGAATCTCCAGCTTCTTTAGCCTTTCTAACTGCGTCCCCAAATGCGTTACCTTCTTCTACTTCTTCCTCTTCGTGCTTAGTTCCTTTATGTTCAAGAGTTTGTTGCTTCTTGATAGAAAACTCTTCGAATGATTTTAATTTTGCCATAATATATTTGTTTTTATTACTTTATATATATATCTATAATATCTTATTGACTTTTAATATCAACTGAGTGGTTCCTGGAATCAATCTATGTATAACTCCTACTGGTATTTTAACATCAACACCTCTTAATAATTCAACCGGTAATTCATTATCATATTGAAATCTCCAATCATTATCTTCTAATACTTCGAGTATTCGAGTCTCATCATCGGCATGCCATTTATAAAGGTAATCAGGATATCCTGTTTCAAATGTTCTAATAACTATAGAATCTGATATGATGTGTTCAGTAAATGGTTTGGTTTGGTCATTTATATTAGACACAAGTTGTTCCATCGTCATATCACCACACTTACATGATTTACATTTACAATCTACCATGGGTTATCGCTTTTAAGTCCTAATTGCTTTCCAAAAAGTGTAGGCCCATAACATGCCCAGAATCCAGCTTTCATTGGATCCATCTTTTTAGTTTGATCACATTGATGTCTAGCCCAAAAACTAGCAGCCTTTCCTGCATCATCGTTTTTAACTGTAAGATTAGGATCTCCCCACTCTACTTTCTTTGCTAATACATTTCCTTCTTTGTCCTTTCTACCGCCGTCTCTATATACTATAAACTTCTTACCTCCTCCTCTTTCTGGAGAATCTAATTTTACTTTAACTGTTTTTCCTCCTCTTGGAGTATATAGTGCAGGTTTACCTACATCTAGATTTTTAGCCATCCATCCGCTAGGTCCTTTAAGAATAACATTATTCTTGTCCCAATACTGTTTTACTTCTTCAAACAACTTTGAATAAGAATCGCTTCCTAATCTAAAAAAAGAAGTAGTAAGATCTAAATCTTCTTTAATATGTGCCTTTAGCTCCGGAGATACGTTATCCCAATCTTCAAATGTTTTTATAAATTTCATACTAGTATTTTATTTCATGTTATCTATTAAGTCCTGTCTTCCTAATTGTTTATAAACTTCTTTACGAACCTTTTCCATCTTCTCAGCATACTTTGGATCTTCTTTACGATTAAACACAACCTGCTGTGTTAATGATCCACTTATCTTTTTAACATCTTTATCACGAGTCTTTATTAACCATGCTGCTAAATCCTTGATACCTAAATCCTTGAATCTTCCTTCAGCCTCAGGAGCATCTGACTTATGAAAGTCAGGAGCACCTGCTGGTTTCTTTTCATTTAAATATTCCTCAAATATTTTTATAAATTTCATATTATTCTTTTTCTGGTTTCCATGGAAGTTTAGAATCTTTACCAGAGTCTCTCACTTCTTTCGCTAGATCTTTGTCTGCGTTTTGCCAAGTTCCTTTTCCTTTGTCTAAGAATGCATTAACTCTAGCATATCCCCATGCTTCCTGTGGTACTCCAGGGTGGTGGCTTGAATTCCAAGCTCCCATTCCTCTTCGCATTACAGCTCTTATAATTCCTATTGGTACTCCAGAGCTTTTAGCTTTTTTATCAAGAGCAGTGTTTACTCCTTTTCCAGCAAGTTTTGCTCTAGAAGTTGTTTTCTCTTTGTCTTCAGCCTCACCGATAAAATTAGGCGTGTTATCATGATTACATTTATGACATAAAAATACATCATTACCCCCATCTTGAATTTTCCAATCCCATCCGCAACCGTCACACGTTATAGTGTTAACTGTGAATTCTTCAAATAATTGCAAATACTTCATTATAATTCCTTTTCTATTTTTTTGTTTAGCTTAATAATTTCTTTATTGTTTGATACTATACTTTCTTCTTTTGACTCTACATTAAAATATTTCCAACTTTTAATAAGTTGCAATTTACGATCTAACTGTGCCTTATCGAATTTACTTTCATCAAAATCGTAGTTTTTATCTGCACCGTTCTTAACAACTCCAGCCCATGTGTATATTACAAAATCATCATCTTTATTTTGAACTTCCTGCCAAACATCCTCATCAGTTAATTTTGAATTCCTTTGTAAATCTACTGTTAGTCTTTCGATTCTTTCTTTTTTTCTAATAACCTCTGTATTTAATTTTTCTAATTTAGATAACTTTTTAATTCTAGCAGAATAAGCCTTAGACCTTTCGCTTCTACCAGTTACTGGAAGATTCGTTTTAGTAATATATCTATAGTGTCTTACTTGAATTTGTCCACTTGCAATAATTACATCAGTTTCTAATCTATATCCTTTATCCTCTCTTAATACTCCTGCATTTATTTTCATAGTACCATTCCTTCCTCGAGATGTATTGATATCTGTAAGAGTATCTGTTGGTAGTGTGTATTTTTCTAAAGATTTAAGTAGATTTAATGTTATATCCAATCGAGTGCTTTCTGCGTCTAGCTTAGAGAACTCTCTTTTCATTTCGTGAGTATAGTAGTGTTCAACATCCTTAATCATTTTAAGAATGTTAGGTTCTATTGCTGATAATATAGAATCTATTAAGTCGTTTGACTTAGATTCGTTTAAAAATTGATCGTATGTTTTAATTCTATTCATGTAGTATATATTAAGATAAAATTAGCTCATTCATGAATTCTTTTCTGTATTTGATTAAAGCTAATTCTTTTGCTTTAACTTCTAGTTCTATATCAATATCCATGTTATAAGTTTCAATTTTTTCATAAATATAATCAGCATGAGCTCTTAGTATAACTGAATCATCTTCGTGTAATTTTTTTGAAGAAGAATAGTGACATAGTTGACGAATGCCGGCTGGCCATGTTTTAGCACATAATTCTAATGCATCTTTTTCAGGCATTGGATCTTCATAACATCTATGGTGGTGGTAATCAAACGTGATTGGAGTGCCACATGATTCGAATATTCTATATAAATCTTCTACGCCGTATTGAGAAGGCTTGTCATCATTTTCTAGAACCAATCTTGTTTTAACAGTTTCAGGTAAACTTGGCCATACATCTATAAATCTTTGTATTGCAGCTTCTTTATCGCCATAAGAACCGCCAACGTGTATATTCATAGCAGAGTTATGATCTCTAGCAAATCCCATTAAATCCATGATTTCGCCAGACTTACGCAATTCATTGATAGCACTTACAACAACTTTAGGAGTTGGACTTACTAGCACGCAGAATTGACCAGGATGAAACGTTAATCTTTGGCCGTATGATCTTGCTAAAGTACCTGCACCTTTAAGTAGGTTTTTAATAACTGTATAGTTTGGCATTTCGCTGAATTCGTATTCACTCATCCAAGGAAACATACTAGAACTCATTCGATACATTGTAATTCCTTGTGAATGATTCCACTTTATAATTTCAATAAGATCTCGAAGGTTAGCTTCAGCTAATTCACTTGCATATTTTATACCTTTGGCAGTAAATGTACGTTTGATCATACTTCTACCTATTTTAATATCTTTTTCTTTTTGGAGAGTTAAATTAATACAACAATATCCGTAGTCTGCTTTTCCCATGTTTTGATGTTTATTAGTTATATGTAAATATAATACTTTTAATTGATATACGAAAATAAAGAGTGATTTAATCTACGTATTCTGATACGTTTTCTAATGTAAACCATTTTTTAGGTCTTCCGTCTATTTGTTTAAACTGATTATATTCTGATTCTGAATATGCGTAAGCTGCTGCCGCAAAGAATCCGTTATCTACTACGCATACCATGTTTTCTATGAATGCAGAATCATCAACATGAATCGCTCCCATTTTTGATAGCTTTTCACATTTTGAATTGAATGAACTTCCTAATTGAATTCCTTTGATTTGATTTACGTATTTTCCCATGTTTTTTTGTTTATTTTAAATTATTTTTACGGTAATTAGCAACTGACTTAATAATAATTTCTAATCTTGTATCAGGGTTATGTTCTAATACTCTTATAGTATTCATATAGTTACCATACTCTGATTTTACCAACCTTTGCTTATTTAATTGGTAAATTACGCGTTGTTTGCTTTTAGTATAATATGATGTATGTGTATAAGATCTTCTAACGTATCCAGATGCGTAGCTTAAATAATTAACATCCATAAGAACATCACTGAAACATCTAGTTCCATTTTTCTTTTGTGTTTTTGATGTAGTTTCAACTAATTTAATAGAGTGTAATTTGGTGTTTAAGTAATTTTGCATAATATGATTGTTATTAGTTATAAGTAAATATAATCATTTTATATGATATACGAAAATCCTAGGACTATACTTTTGTTATTTATAATCATTATAGATAAGACTGCATAAAAAAAGGGACCGAAGTCCCTGATCGACTGGCAGTCAATCTTATTTCCAAAAAACCTGGATGCATAATATACCAAATGATAATATTATACACAGTAGTGTTTTCGTTGTTATTCCCTCATCCATCATAAAGTAAGTTATCGTGGTAAAAGTAATAATTCCACATGCGAATCCAATAAACCTGCCTGGCCATATAGATCCATCGTAGTATTCTGCAACGTATCTAGTGGCATATATAAAAATATAGCTTATTATTGTTCCACCTGTTATAGATAATATAATTGGATTCCTTTTAAACCAAGGCCATATAAATTGACCGTTAGTTTGAAACCAAATGAGCGCCTGTGCTAGCGTGAACAGCGCAACTCCAGTTATTAATCCTCTCATTTAAAATAATTCCCCTGATGTGGTTAGTAGATGAGATATGAAACTATCTCTATGGTGTATATTTGATCCTGTTTCTCTAATCGCAGTTATATGTTGTTTAGTACCGTATCCTTTATTTGAATTCCAGCCATATATCATGAATTCTTCATTTTCGCTTAATTCTTTCATTAAAGAATCTCTTCCAGTTTTAGCAAGAATAGAAGCTGCTGCAATTGATGTGTATTTATTATCACCACCGACTATTGTCTCAAACGGAACTCCATCATATCCATGAAATTGATCTCCGTCTACTAATATAAAATCAAATTGTTTTTCGTTTTTATCTAGATTTACTAAACATCTTCGCATTCCTTCTAGAGTTGCTCTAAGAATATTCATATGTTCTATGTCTTTTACATCGACATGTTCTACATGATACGCTATTGCATTCTCTAAAACGATTTCACGAGCTAGTTTTCTTTCCTTTTCGTTAAGAAGTTTTGAGTCTTTAATTAATGGATGTTGAAAATTATGAGGCATTATACAAGCAGCAACAGTAACGGGGCCCGCTAGAGCGCCTCTTCCTGCCTCATCAATTCCAACTTCTGTTATTGTTATATCTTTATTGAATGATCCTTTTAGTAAGATGTGTTTAGACATATATAGTTATTTTAGATATTATACTTAAATATCTGGAATAGTTTACTTATTCGTTGTCTAATTTCCATTTATCATACCTTTTAACTACATCTATAAGAATTTTAGCTCTTACGATATCTTTTTCAGTAAATGCGTGGTGTCCAATTCCTTTAATACCTTTCATTAATTCTGTAAAAGGTTCTATTCCTGCAGAATTCTTAGATATATCATATTGACTCACATCACCTGTTATGATCACTTTAGAAGTCTTTCCCATTCTGGTAACAAATAACATTAACTGTTTAAATGTTGCATTCTGTGCTTCATCAAGTATCATCAGTGAGTCGTCATACGTGTCTCCTCTCATAAATGCTAAAGGTCTAAATTGTATTATCTCAGACTGTACTAATTGTTCTGTTAGAACTGGTCCTATTATTTTAGTTAAGTTAGAAATATATGATTGCATATATGGATCTATTTTTTCTCCGATATCTCCTGGAAGAAATCCTAACTTTTCTCCAGCCTCTTGAATAGGCTTACATAAAATAATGTTTTTGATTTTGTTATCTGCAAATAATTTTAATGCAGCGTAACATGCTGTGAATGTTTTTGAAGTTCCAGCAGGACCTGAACAAAAGGTTATATCATTCTCTAATATATTTTGTAGATACGCTTTTTGAGATTGTCTTAATTGCGCTTTTATATCTGCTGGTTTAATAATGACTTTACGTCTGTTAATTCTGTTGTTATCGTTTCCGTTTGTGTTTTCAGAATTCTTCTTCATATAATGTTAGTTGTTATGTTTAATCCCCTGCCATTTCGACAAGTTCTTTCAATTTCATTAATTTATCGCACTTCTCATACTCTTCCAATCTTTCGAAATACTGAACTAAGATATCGATAAATTCGCTTCTTTGTCCAATACCGTGAGGTATCTCGATTATATCATTTCCCTCTTTGAAAACGACAAATCTATTCACTGTCTTTGTGAAGTTACGTGTTATTGTGTAATACGAAGATCTCATTAAAGAGTCTCTGTCTTCTCCTAGGATATCTTTCATTTGATTGATTTATTTTTATACTCTGCCATTATATTCTATATATTAAGTAGTGCCTTGTGGTACTGACATAATATGAATTAAAGTATAATGATATTATATTATCAAATGTTATTCCTGGTTATTAAATTTGTTTTCAACGTACTTTGCTTTTTGCATTTTAGTACGCTTCTCGACTGAAGGTTTCGTATAATCTTTTCCTTCTCTAAGGGCTTTAGTTTGCCCTGTTCTGTTTACTTTATATTTGAATGACTTTAAAGCCTTTTCAATGTTTCCTTTTTCTACTTTTATTATTAACATTCTAGTTTGTCAATGATTTTTTTAATATTAGAACATTTCTCATATTCCTCGCATCCTTTAAAAAAGTTTAATATGTTAGTTAACGCTTCAACCTTCTCTAAAGGATCTGTGTTACTTTTAATAGCTCGATCTTCGTCATTAATAACTGCATTGTAAATCATGTTCATCATTGTTTCTTTGGAACCTTCCTGCAGATTTTCAATTCTGTTTGAATCATTACCATCGTATGTGTCATCTAGCTCATGCATTGTCTAACTCTTTAATTTTTTTAATGTGTTCTAATTGTTTTTCGTTTAATGTAATATTTGATGTTCTTAATTTAACCATCAAATTACCGTATTGGTTGGTATTATATATCGGAAATCCCATACCAACAATTCTTAAAATTTTACCATCAAATGAGTTCTTAGGTACCTTTATCTTTACGCTATTAACTTTAGTTGTAACTGTAAAGTCTCCTCCTAATAACATATCATAGAACGGCATATTATAATCTAACCATATATCTCCATTAGTTACTATCATCTCAGGATCAGGCATTATATTCATTATTAGAATAGCGTCTCCGTGTGGAGCTCCTGTATTTATAGGATGTGGCATTCCCTTTCCATTCAATTTTAGTCTTGCTCCTTCATGAATTCCTTTAGGAATTCTTACATTGAAAACGTTTTGACCTGTATTTATTTTTCTAGTTGTACCACTAAATACTTCTTCTAATGTAAGTTTTATTCTAAAGGTAATATCGTTTCCTCTAGCTCTTTGATTAAAAACATCATCGAACATATTTGAAAAGCCTCCATTGTTGTTTCGAAACATGTCATAAAAACCAGAATTGCTTTCGATACTATTTTTAATATCGTATTCTTTTTTCTTGGTTGAGTCGTTTAAAGTATCGTAAGCTTCAGATATCTTTTTAAATTTATCCTCAGATCCTCCCACATCAGGATGGTGCTTCTTGACTAAGTTTCTGTAAGACTTTTTAATCTCACTAGCAGATGCCTCCTTATTTATACCAAGAACCTCATAGTAACTCATTACTATTTGTCTTCTTTAGTTGGAGCAGGTCTCTGTTGTTTTGCAGGTTTCTTTGATTTGTTAGCTTCTTTAATTTGATTTCTCTTAAAGTTAACGTCTCTTTTCTGAGAATTCTCCATAAGTTGAGCTATTCTCTCTAATGATACTGCGATTCTTTCTACTTGTTCTTCTGTCATGGTTTATTATATATCTTATATTGTTACTGGAACAATTCCATTTTCTTTTTAAGCTTTGCACACTTTTCGTATTCCTCTAATTCCTGAAAGTAAAACATAGTCTCTTCTATAATGTTTAGAATGATATCGGGATCCCGTGTTTTATCCGCGTCGATTCCATGTTTGATTATAGCGTCATAGTTAGCGCGTGCAAGGCGGTCCTTGAGGTTCTCGAGGTGATCGATGTCTTCTTGTGTAGGTTCTTCATTTTCGTAATCCTCATTAAAGTCTTGTTCAAATTCAAAATCGTCCATGTTGTATGTGTTTATTAATTATAAGTAAATATAATCATTTTAATTGATATAAAAAAATCCTGGTGAAAAACTTTCATTTATTTTTAAATAATTTCCATGTTTGACATTTTTAACATGACATTCATGGTAGCTTTTACATCTCCTTCGCAATATTTCATAATGTTCTCTATATTACCATTCCAATAGTGTTCAGAAACTTCGTAGTTTTTCATAGCATCTTTTGGTGATGGTATATTAAATAGATTACAAATCAAATCTAATGATGAACTGTTATATCCACCGAACTTCCAAATTTCATATGTATCTAATAGACAGTTTTCCCATGGTTTCTGTTTTTGAAAGTGAAACATAGTAGGCGGCATTATACCATTTACTAAGGATCTCTTTACAATCCAAGGCATATCGAATTTCTTTATGTTATGTCCTATTAGTTTTACACTAGGATTTTTATTAAATACTGCACGCATAGTTCCGTTAAACTCTTCTAGTATTTTATTTTCATCTTCTCCATAAAAAGATTTAATCTTAGAACCTATTGGCATTCCTATTTCATCAAAAGAAATCTGACCTATAGAAATAGTATTAATCTTTCCGAATTCAGCGTGAATGCTTGCATTCTTTTCATATAGTTCGGCGTCTGTTAAGCCTTCATGTCCTTCTTCATATTTTCGAATACTCTCAGCTTTCTTTAACCAAAGATCGTGTAATCCTTCGTTTGCATTCTTTTTTAAATCCGATAAGGTTTTGTATTGTGAGCATGTTTCTATATCAATAAATAACATTCCCTTTAGTTCACTTGAATTATACATGTTTAGTAGTATTTAACGTCGTCGTATGTTAGACCGATATCTCGAATAGATACTGGATATTTTGTAGATGCTCCTTGTGTTAATTCATTTTCATAAGATATTATTGTAAAATATTTCTCATTATGTAATTTAGTTAAACTATCGCTTGTCGCGATAATGGAACCTTTAATAACACTTCCTGCGAATCTAAAGAAGTATACTCCTCCTATTTTAGGAGACTTTACTGTGATTTTTCTTTGTATCTTTTTCTTTGCCATATACATATTATACAATGTAATTAGAAAAGGTTTATAAATCGTTCCATGAGGAATGTTCCCTAGCCTCACGGATCCTTGTATAAACTTCATAATTGACATTAATCTCTAAGAATCCTCCAGTAATACTTCCTGGTAAATCTTTAGGATTAATCCAATAATATGGAAGCCTATTAGTTCTTTCGTTGATAAAATCAAATAATGCATCTACCTCCATATGGTGGACGTATATTACAATATTCATACAATTCATATTTGGGTATGCCATAGTTTATTTATAATGTCCTCCACCTAACCAAAGAACGAATGATTTTCTAATACCCTTAGTTACGGGTCTAACTGAATGAACTAGATAACTTGGAAATAATACGACAGTACCTTTTCCTCTTGGAGCAATAAGATTATTAGTATTTAGGCTTTCTCCTCCCATCCAGAAACAAAGGTCTCCTCCTTCGTATTCGCTTGAATCAGATAACTGAACTGTTATTGATATTTTTCTAACAGACATACTATCGTTTCCAACATCTTGATGCCAGTCATATTTCCCTAGTTCGTCAGCATTGTATTCAGTATATTGTATTAATTCAGGGGCTGAAGTTGCATCAAATTTCCACATTGTGTCATTCGCTTCGCTAGCGAATACTATTAGTTTTTCGTACAACCAATTCCACTCTGTAGTTTGTGGAATCCATTTTATATTTGATTTACGATCAGGTGTTATTCCTCCATCTGTCACTGCTCTGACGTAATCTAGATTATTAACGCCGTCTTCAATCCATCTTAATTCCTCAGATGTGAATCCTTTATCAAACCAATAATAGTCCACTGCTTTGTTTTGATTAGGTTCGAATATATTACTTCTCATTTTCGTTATATGTTATATTAACTATTCCTTCTTCTTCACCATACCTTGATTCTGTATTTATAGGATAGCTTGGATTCTCTTCATATGCCCAGTCATGTTGTCCTAACTCTTCAAATCTTAATTTTATCTTTTCGTTATAATACATTGATATAGTTCGGGTTCTTCTTTGAATATCTGCTCTAGATAAATCATGAGTGTTCCTGTGCCCTGCATTACTATATAGAAATTGAATGTAACTTAGTTTAGGTATCTTACACATTAATGTATGTAAAAAGGTTCTAACGATTAATTCATAATCATCAACAACTGTTAAACTTCTGTTATGTCCTCCTATTTCGAAATATGTAGTTCTTCTCCATGCTCTAATGTGATTAGGCACTCCAACAATATGTCTTATTGTTTTAGGATTGATATTCTGTTGATTAGCAGGTGATAACATTCTACCTTGATATTCTTCATCTCTATAGTTACCGTATCCTAATGCAAATCCAGGTTCGTATTTATGATTCTCCCATTGTTCATTTACTTCTGCAGTATCTCCGTAAAAGAATCCGCATTCAGGATGTTTTTGTGCTGCCTTGTGTAAATCTTCAGCACATGTTTCCGCTAATAGATCGTCATGATCTAGTTCTGCAAGAATATATCCTTTAGCCATTACATTAGATCTCCATTTAACTTCTCCAATAACTCCACCTGATTTTTCTCTAAAGTCATACACTCTAACTCTTGGATCGTTTTTCGCAATCTCTTCAGCTATTTTTAGTGTTTTACCTCCATCAGTAGAATCATTCATTAATATCCATTCCCAGTTTCCATAAGATTGTCTAGCAACTGATTCGTATGTGTTCCATAACTTATCTCCTGTATTATAAATAGGAGTAGTAAATGATATTAAGCTCTGATCATTTAAATTAGTAGGATCTAACATCGCGTTTTCTGAAACACTATATGCGATATCACCAACTAGGTTCATGTCTCCGTCATCATCTATGTTTATCCACTTTCTTCTAAATTGAAGAGGTAAACTGCAAAGTGTAGGAAATGAATCAGAACTTTCTCCTCTAGTAACTATAGAGTCTGGTTTAAATTCAGAAATAACTTTACTTATATTATCATCATTTTTAACATACATTACTGTTAAATTATTATCTTCATAATCCAATACCTTTGATGTCTTTAACTGAGGTCTTCCTTCACCGACATACAACACTCTTGGTAGTTTAGGAGTTGACTCCTTTTGTAATTTATTATAGTGTGAAAGTATTTCATCTATCCAAACGAAGCGACTCGGGTGATCCTTGTAAACTTCATCAATAAAGAATCCGTCTGCTGCATAATCTGCAGTGAATCCATATTCATCAAAAAGATCTCCTCTTAATAATACTTGAGCGATATCTGTTTTCTGATAACCTGTATTTTGTGGAGTTGCTTCCCTATATTTTAATCCTGTAAAATCTTTACCATTGACATCTTGTCCGACAACAATCATTACTTTATCTGAATTACTAGGAATCGTTAAATGTTCTTCTATTCTTTGATAAAAATCGGAATGCATTATATTATCATCATCTAGTAAATAAAACCAACCAGATCCTCGAGTAACCATATCGGATTCGTGTGAAACTATATGTCTTATTAAGTCAGTAGTTTCAGGATACATCATCCCTCCTTTTTTACCTTTGATAAAATGTATTGTTGTATTTTCTTGATCTAATTCTGCAAGTACCTCTGCGTCAATATCCTTAAGCGATCCTGTATCAAACATGATGTGCCAATGGATATCTACATTTGCTGTTTTAGAATTATCAAAAACTGTAGGTTTGATTTTTAAAAGATTAGACGTACGGGTACACCTTGTTATTACATTAATTTTCATTTAGTATGGTTTATTGTTGTATGTCAAAAAAGAACATGTGAAAAAATCGTGAGTTATCTATTGCGTCTCCGAAGTATTCGGTTGCTGCGTGTATCTGTGATGAGTTGAAAATTACGAGTCTATTATATACGTTACCAATATCATCTATCTTTTCAAATAGAGTTCCATCGTAAAAGTTCATAGCTTCGTTTGTTCCTTTAAATGTGTGAAAGTATTCATCTCCCATTCTAGATTCCTGTCCTGGAAAAGAATTTATACCTGTTACTTTACTTCGGTACATTGATGTTCCAGTAGGTGCAGGTGCGTTTGGTGTTAAGTATACCATTGCGGCATACATTTGAGAATCTACATGATAAACAATAGGCTGATCAGCAGTACAATATTGAAATACACCATTAGCGTATCCTACATTGTTCCAGTTTGTTATCTTTCTACCTAATATTTCTTCTAACTTTTCTTTAGTTCCATCTAGTATAAATCTAGAATTTGATCTCTGTCCTTTATGATAATCCGATGGAGTGTATTCAAGGTTTTGCATCGCATATTCTCTAACAAGATCTGGATCTGCATAGAAATTATCTACAACAATGACATCTTTATCTGTTGGGTTAAACCCTGATGAAACAGCTGCCCATTTTCCTATAGAAACAAACTCTTCAGGTTCTTCACCATTAAAACTTATTCTTAATTTAGAATTTATTAAATGTTTGGGAATAGATATGTTGAATCCAGTGCAAAAGTCTAAAGATCCTTCATAGTATCTAGATACATCTATCCTAGGTTCCCATTCTATTTTTAATTTAATATCTTCTATTAATAAATCTATAAAGTTAATTTTTCTATCGCTGTTTGTAGAACCTATCCAACCTCTTACATTCCATGTTGAATCTAATCCTTCAGATACTTCATCAACATTAAGTAATATATTTTTAATATTAGTAGTATGCATTCTTATTTCTTTAATTATTATACGATTAATTTGCTATTTGTTTATATATTACAAAAAAAAGGATCCCATTTCTGAGATCCTTTTAACTATTTATATTTACTATTTATTATTTAGAAACGTCCTCTACCTCCACCTCCACCTGGTCCTGAGCTTATTTCTTCTTTTCTGTTGTGTGTTACTATTCCGTTTGCTATATAAACGTCATCGTTTTCAACATCCAATCTCCATACTCTCTGATGTACTCCTTCAAATAAAGGACTCATTGTAATCGTATCGACTACGATTTTACTAAATGAATCTTTAAGTAATAAGAAATCTCCCTGTAGTAGTTCAGATGTTTTTAAAGTTCGCCATTCACCATTTCTCTCTGCAATATGTAAATGGTCTGCTGAAGCTTCTATTATTCCATTAATATTGTATGAATACATTACTAGTATTTCAACGTTAGAAGTTACTGTTGATTCTGAAAATGTAGCGTTTAATTCGCTTGATCTCCATTCTTTTAAAACAGCATATTCATCTGAATCAGGCATGGTGTCTATATGTACTGATTTTACGATATTTCCTACTTCTACATTTTCTATACTTTTAAAAGAACCATCATTCATTTCAATTTGTGTTCCTTCTATTAAACAGCCGGGTCCGCCTCCTGTATTTATTATAGAAGTTACTAATCCATTAGATAATCCGATAAAAATATTACTAGTACTAAAACTCCTATCTGAATCTGAACCTCCAGACAAAGTACGTCCTCTATATCCTTGAGGTCCTCTTGAATTATAATTCCCATTATTTCCTCTGTAACCTTGAGCTCCTCTTGGTCCACCATTTCCTTGAGCTCCTCTTGGACCTTTATATCCACCGGGTCCATTATTACCTTTTGTACCTTGAGCTCCTTGAGCTCCTCTAGCAGCAACTCCGTAATTTGTACCTTGTGATCCTTTTGGTCCTTTAGGTCCTTGATTTCCTGTTAATCCCTTTACGGTAGATGTTGTTCCTTGAGATCCTTGAGGACCTTGAGGACCCGTTGAACCTGTATTTCCTTGAAATCCTCTTGGCATAGCACCTTGAGCTCCTTGAGCTCCTTGATATCCTTTATATCCTTTATATCCTCTATCATAAAAACCACTAAAACCTTGAGGTCCAGTAAGTCCTTTATTACCTTGAGCTCCTCTTTGCTTAGCTCCAATAGCTCCTGTAGGTCCTGCTTCTCCTTTCACTCCTGTAGGTCCTCGGTTAGTAGCTCCTTCGAATCCATCAGCTCCTCCATCTCCTACAGTTCCTTTATCTCCTCTTGGATTATTACCTTGAGATCCTTTATATCCTCCATCTCCTTTAAGACCTTGAGATCCTCTTGGAAAAGCACCTTGATATCCAGTAGGACCTGCGTCTCCTAGAGCTCCTTGAGGCCCTACTGGTGAATCTCCAGTATTACCTTGAGATCCTTGAGTTCCTTGAGTTCCTCTAAGTCCTTGTGGATCATCTCCTATATGTCCTTGAGCTCCTTTAGTTCCTTGATTTCCTTTAGTTCCTTGCGGTTCGTATCCTGGATTTCCCTTAGATGCTTGAGTTCCTTGAACTCCTCTATCTCCTCTTGGATTGTATCCTTGATATCCACCAGGACCTCCGTTTCCTTGAGCTCCTTGATCTCCTCTAGGTGTTGCTCCTTGTGCTCCTTTATATCCTTGATCTCCTTGAAAACCTTCATATCCTTTAGGACTTGCTCCTTTTGATCCTTTTAATCCTTGATCTCCTTTAGGACCTGCTGGTGATACGGGTGTACTACCTTGATTTCCTTGAGCTCCTTTATTTCCTTGATGACCTCTATGTCCTGTTGGATTTGCTCCTTTAAATCCTCTATCTCCCTGGTTTCCTTGAAAACCTTCATATCCTGTAGGACTTGCTCCACCAGTTCCTTGATTTCCTTGAGTTCCTTTATCTCCTTCATATCCTGTAGGTTCTGCTCCTGGTAAACCATTTTGTCCTGTAGCTCCTTTATCTCCTTTGAATCCTGTTAAACGATCTCCTTGTGATCCTTTATTTCCTTTATCTCCTTTGAATCCTTTATAACCTTTAATACTATCTCCTTGATTTCCTTGATTTCCTATAAAACCAGTATCACCTGATATTGCTGGATTTGTTGATCCTTGAGAACCTTTAGGTCCATCAGGTCCATCCTCTCCTTTAATTCCTTTAGGGCTTGCTCCAGTAGTTCCTTTAAATCCTAATTCACCACTTTCACCTTTAAGTCCTATTGGTGAAGCTCCTTTATTTCCAGTATCTCCTTGTGCACCGTCTGGTCCAGAATCTGGAGACAATGTAATACCTTGATCTCCTCTAAAACCCTGAGCTCCTTGATTTCCTTGATTTCCTTTTATATTATCACCAATAGCACCTTGATTTCCTTGAGCTCCTCTATCTCCTTCAGGTCCTGTTGGACTATCTCCATCAGCTCCTTTATCTCCATTAGGGCCATCATCTCCTTTAGCTGCAGTATCTGTAGCTCCTTGAGGTCCTCTTGGTCCCTCAGTTCCTTTATCTCCTTTATAACTAGTAATTAGATTACCGTCTAATCCCTTATGGCCTTGATCTCCAATAGATCCTATAGCTGCTTCTTCTGTTTTACCTTTAGAACCTTGAGCTCCCTTAGATCCCTTAGATCCTTGTTCACCCTGTGGACTAAATCCATCATCTCCTTGGAATCCAGTAGGACCTTGAGGCTCATCACCATCAATTCCTAAAAGACCTTGACTACCTTGAAAACCAACTTCCCCTTCAAAGCCTTCATCTCCTATTGGATTATCTCCCTGTATTCCACGCTCTCCTTCAATACCTGTAGGTTCTTCACCTTCTAATCCTTGATCTCCTTTTAACCCTTGATTTCCTTGATTTCCTTGATCTCCTTTTAACCCTTGATTTCCTTGATCTCCTTGGAATCCTTGATCTCCAGTTAATCCTTGATCTCCTTGAAATCCTTGATCTCCTATAAATTCTGAGTAAGCATTTTTATCGAAATTACCGACATGTAGAGGAGTTTCTCCCCCTACTGTCGATCCTGTTCTTAACTTTGCCATTTGTATTATTTGTTTATTTTTATATTATTATATTTAAAGTAGCTTAACTATGATTCTTAGTAGTAATAAATCCATTGACTACCTGTAAAACGTTATTAGAGTTATCTCTGAATTGACCGTTAAATCCAGTACCAGCACTAGTACTTCCATTAGGTCCTTTATATCCTTGAGGTCCTACTCCGTATCCTGAACCAGAAGATCCCTGTGGTCCAGTCGATGCTCCTCCTTTATATCCTTGATCTCCTTTTGGACCAGTAGATGCTACATTTCCATAGACTCCTTGAGGTCCTTTATATCCTTTTGGCCCTTTTGATCCTGAATTACCTTTAGCACCCTTATCACCTTGAGGTCCATTAGTACCTTGATTACCTTTAGGTCCGCTTGTTCCTTGATGTCCCTGATAACCTTGCGTTCCTTGGGCTCCTTGGGCTCCGTAATAACCAGCGCTTCCTTGAGATCCTGTTCTACCAATTCGTCCTTTATTACCTTGATCTCCTTGAACACCAGGACCGCCTGAAGATGCTTGTGTTCCCTTTGCACCTGTGTTCCCTTTTAATCCCCTGTGTCCTTTATCAATTCCTCCTTGATTAACTCCTTTAACTCCTTGATCTCCTTGAGCTCCTTGATATCCTGTTGGAGAAGTATTACCATCTGCACCAACTCCACCTTGAGCTCCTCGATCTCCTTGAACACCTCGTAGTCCATTAGAACCCTTAGCCCCTTCATCTCCTTTATTTCCTTTGAATCCTTGATATCCTTGAGGTCCTGTTAGACCTTTAGCTCCTTTAGAACCTTGAGTTCCTTGGAATCCTTTGGGCCCCTTTGATCCGGTACCTCCTTTAAGTCCTTTATCTCCTTTAAATCCTTGATATCCTCTATCTCCGACTTCTCCTTTTACTCCGTCAGGTCCTTTAACTCCTGTAAGTCCTTTAAAACCTTGAGATCCTTGATTTCCTTGTGAACCAGGCTCTCCTTTAAGTCCTATAGGACCATCATACCCTTGATATCCTTGAGGTCCATCATCACCTGTATCTCCTTTACTTCCTTGAGTTCCTCGAAATCCTTCATGTCCTTTACTTCCTTTAACATTCGATTCACCGGTAAACCCTTTAAATCCTAGATCTCCTTCATTTCCAATGACTCCTTGTACTCCCTCATCTCCTTTAAATCCTTTATCTCCTTTAGATCCTTGATTACCCTGAGATCCTGTAGCTCCAATACGTCCTTTATCTCCGTCTAGTCCTTTATAACCTTGTGATCCTTCTGCACCTTGATCTCCATCATATCCTTTTAGTCCTTTAAATCCTTGATCTCCTGTATTACCAGTAGAACCTTGATTTCCAGTTGCTCCTTTATATCCAGTGTTTCCTTGATCTCCCTTAACTCCTTTAACTCCTTGATCTCCAGCAGTTCCTTTTGATCCTTGATTTCCTTGATCTCCGTCTAGTCCTGTATTTCCTTTAGATCCTTGGTCTCCTTTATCTCCTTTTAAACCAGTATCTCCTTTATCTCCAGTTGCTCCCGTACTAGCGTTGAATCCTTTAAGACCTTGAGACCCTTTTGATCCTTTTGATCCTTGATTTCCATCAGATCCTTTAAATCCTAAATCACCGTTATCTCCTTGATCTCCAATATTACCTTGATTTCCTTTAGAACCTGTAGTACCTTGATTTCCTTGATTTCCTTTATTTCCTTGAGATCCTTGATTACCTTTATCTCCGATAACCCCTTGAAAACCTTTTAAACCATTAGAACCTTGAGGTCCTTGTGATCCATCAGTTCCTTGATATCCTGTATCACCTTTAAATCCTTTAAATCCAGATTCACCTGCTGCAGAAGGAGATGCTGTATCTCCAATATTACCTTTGAATCCTTGATCTCCCTTTGATCCTTGATTTCCTTGAATACCGATAACACCCTGAGATCCTTTATTACCTTGATCACCTTGAGTACCTTGAGTACCTGCAGATCCTGTATATCCTTGAGTACCTTGATCTCCTTGATCTCCTTTTAATCCTTGATCTCCAGTTGCTTGTTTGTTTCCTTGAAAACCTCGAAGACCTTGATCTCCTTTAGTTCCTTGAGGTCCTTCATTACCTTGAAAACCTCGATCTCCTTGATCTCCAGTTCCTCCGCTAGATCCTGTATCTCCAGTATTTCCTTTAACTCCTTGATCTCCTTTAATACCAACTTCTCCTTGATTTCCGGTTTGGCCCTGAGTTCCTTGATCTCCAACTTCTCCTTGATCTCCTTTAATACCAACTTCTCCTTGGTTTCCTTTATCTCCAATATTACCTTGATTTCCAAAAAGACCTTGATCTCCTTGATTACCATTAGTTCCTTGTTGTCCTTGTACTCCTTTATCTCCGTCAAATCCTTGATCTCCTTTAGTTCCTTGATCACCATTATCTCCGATATCACCTAAAGCCCCTTGAGAACCTTGGCTTCCTAAGAAACCAGGTTCTCCCTGTGGTCCAACAAATTCGGGAAAATCAGTACTATTTAGGTTCCCACTATGTAACACTGTGTTACTATCAAGTGTAGTTCCTAATATAAATTTAGCCATAATTGTTTATTTTATTTTTATATGTTATGTTATATATTTTAAATATATGTGTCTATTTAAACATTCCTCCAGATATTCTATCAGATGAAGAACTGTCTGAATTAACCGAACCTTGATATCCTCCTGTTCCATGATTTCCTTGATAACCTCTAGGTCCTCCAGTTCCATTACTTCCTTGAGCTCCTTTTAATCCTTGAGCTCCTTGCGTTCCATTAGGTCCTTTATATCCTACAGCACCTTGAGGTCCTCTTCCTCTATGAGCACCTGTCGTACCTTTATCACCGTTATCTCCCTGTGATCCGGCAGTACCAGCGGTTCCTGTAAATCCTTTTACTAAAGCTCCGACATGTCCTTTAGATCCTTGAGGTCCTGTAGCTCCTTTTAATCCTTTTCTCCCGGTATATCCTGTTAAAGTACTATTAGTTCCTTTAACTCCTTGGTTACCTTGAGTTCCTTGATTTCCAGTTGCTCCTTGAAATCCACGTTGTCCTTGAACTCCTTTTGTATTTATGTCTCCTTGAGGTCCTCTATCACCTTGATATCCTTGATCTCCTTTATGTATACTCAAAGGATTTGGACCTGTATTTCCAGTTTGGCCCTGCATTCCTCTAAATCCTTGAGCTCCTTGAGATCCGTTAGGTGAAACAGTTCCCTGAGATCCTCTAAATCCTATATCTCCTTTGTATCCTTTATCTCCTTTACCTCCAACAGTTCCTTGATCTCCTTGATCTCCTCTTTGTCCTTTTAATCCATCAGGACCAGAAGCTCCTACAGTACCTTGGTGTCCTCTATATCCGTCAAAACCTTTATCTCCACCTCCACCTGTTGCACCTGTTGCGCCTTTATCTCCTGTTGGTCCTTTATAACCATTAGTTCCTTTATCTCCGACAGGGCCTGCAGTACCTTGAGATCCTTGAGATCCGACAAAACCTATAAATCCTTTATCTCCTCTAGCTCCTTGATCTCCAGTTGGTCCTTGAATAGTGCCAATAATTCCTTTGAATCCTTGATCTCCTTTAGTTCCAGTATTACCTTGGAATCCTCTGTATCCCGCATCTCCTTTAGTTCCTATGTCTCCTTGAGTACCTACAGTACCTTGAGATCCTTGAGATCCTCTAGATCCTTTAGAACCTTGATCTCCTCGATCTCCTGAAGTACCTTGATCTCCTTGAGTTCCTTGTAGTCCTTTAAATCCTGTTGGTCCAGCAATACCGGTAGTTCCGGTAGTTCCAATATTTCCTGTTAATCCTTTGTCTCCTTGAAATCCTCTATCACCTACAGTTCCTTGATCTCCTTGAGTTCCTTTTCTATTAGTTAATGTAGTTGCATTTACTCCTTGATTACCTCTGGGTCCAGTATCTCCATTAGGTCCTACAAGACCTTTATCTCCTTTATCTCCTTGAAATCCTCTTGCTCCAGTATTTCCTTGAGATCCTCTATATCCTGATCCTGTTGATGATGTTGATTGATTAATTCCTTGATTACCTTGAACTCCAGTTGCTCCTTTGTCTCCAGTTGCTCCTTTATTTCCTTTGTCTCCTTGAACTCCTCTAACACTATCATTACCATCAGATCCCTTATCTCCTTTATCTCCTTGAGATCCTTTATCACCCTGAACTCCCAATGATCCTTGAGTTCCTTGAGTTCCAATAAGACCATCAGATCCTTTATCACCCTGAGCTCCTGTTACACCGATAAATCCGTCATCACCTTTAGTTCCTTTAAATCCTTGATCTCCAATAGATCCATTAACTCCTTGAGAACCAATTTCTCCTTTATCTCCTTGAAATCCATTGTCTCCTTTAAGACCTTCTAATCCTTGATCTCCTTTAGTTCCTTGTTGTCCAATGTTTCCTGTTGTTCCAATAGTATCATCTTGTCCTTTAGTACCTGTCGATCCTTTGTCTCCAACGAATCCTTGATCTCCAATAGAACCAGTTACTCCTTCTTCACCTTGATCTCCTTTACGTCCTCTAAATCCTTCAAATCCTTGATTACCTTTAGTACCGACTCTACCTTGAAAACCAGGTTCACCATCAATACCTTGAGGTCCTCTATCACTATCTAGTCCTTTATGTCCTTGATCTCCTCTATCACCTTGATCTCCTTGATCTCCTATAGTACCATCAAATCCTTTACTACCAACTCCTCCACCGGATCCAGAACCTCCTTGTGCTCCTGTATCTCCAATAGCACCTTGATCTCCTTGATTTCCTTGGTCTCCTATTGGACCTGCAATACCTTCAGCGCCATTCTCTCCTTTAACACCTTGATCTCCTTTAATTCCTTGATCTCCTTTTTCTCCGATATTTCCAGTTTCACCTTGATGTCCTCTAGTTCCTTGATCTCCAATAGGACCTATAGATCCTTGAAAACCAGGATCTCCTTTTAATCCTATAAATCCAGGTTCACCTTGATCTCCGTCATGTCCTACAACTCCTTCATTTCCTTTATCTCCTTCAAAACCTTTATCACCAGTAGGTCCTTGAACTCCTTTATCTCCTTTTAAAGAAGGAAAGTTATTAGGTTCAAAGTTATTTGGTGTTAGTATTTGGTTATTATTAATTGTCGAATCCGACTTTAATATACCAATACCGTCAAACGTACTGTTAGATATAATAGCGTTGTCGCTTTTTCTAAAAGATAATACGTCTCCAGAAGGAAACGTATTTAGCTCTTGAAAATAAGATGGTGTATGAACAATATTAGTACCTTTATCGATACCAGATCTTCCAGACGTTTCGTCTAGATTAGCTTGGAATTCACCAGTAGTTTGTACCAGTTTTATCGCTATGTTATTTGCCATATCTTTATTTAGTTATTTTTATTATTTATCAGTTTTATATAAACGTAAAGTTTACATCTCCATTAGAGCTTCTATCTATTTTGAAATCGACAACACCATTAGTATCTTCGAATTCAATAGATTTACCATCTGCTATTGTTACTGACTCTCCATCAAATTCTCCTGTATCTCCTTTAGTTCCTTTTTCACCTTGGAAACCTTGATCTCCTTTAAAACCTTGATCTCCTTTAGTTCCAACTTCTCCTTGGAATCCTTGATCTCCTTGATCTCCTTGAAAACCTTGATCTCCTTTAGTTCCTTTTTCACCTTGATCTCCTTGATCTCCTTTAGTTCCTTTTTCACCTTGATCTCCTTGAAAACCTTGATCTCCTTTAATTCCTTTTTCACCTTGAAAACCTTGAAAACCTTGATCTCCAACTTCTCCTTGGAATCCTTGGTCTCCTGTTTCACCTTTTAATCCTTGGTCTCCTTTAGTTCCTTTTTCACCTTGAAAACCTTGATCTCCAGTATTACCTTGATGTCCTGCCCCTTGGTCTCCTTGAGGACCTGCGGTAGAAATATATGCTGAATATGCCATAGTTTGATTTATCTTATTTATTTTTTATTTAGTCTAATGAGTTTCTTTCGTATACTATATCAAAAACGTCTCCGCCTCCGATTTCATATCCTGCGTTATCTGAGTTCCAAAACATTGTGTCTCCTGCTGCTAAATCTGCAACTGACTTAGAAGTAGTTCCTCCGTCTGCTGAGAAATATACATCTCCTGTTTTATCTCCGTAAGTTTCTGTAATTGCTACACCGTTAATATAAACCTGCACAGTTGAATCTGCAAAAGGAGTAAAATCTAAAGTAATACCAGTAGATGACCCATCACCATTTGATTCTAAAGGCGTTAAGTCTGCTTGTGTGTGTTCTACACCTTGAGATATTGCAACTGCACCTAAACTAGGTCTCCATGGCAATACTTGCGCTTGTTTGTTTGTAATCGCTTGTAATATAGGATTACTATAAGGAAATGTAGGATTAGATGCATTAACAAATTCTGTTATAGAACCTGTATTTGTATCATCAACTACGTAAAAAGTACCTGGAGTTAATTCCCATGAACTAATTGTAATGTTACCAATCTGTACTGCTACAAATTCTGAAGAACTTGTTGCTTCTTCAACAACTAATCTACCTAACTTATCGGCAGTCTTAGAATCTGCTAGAACCCAAGTTCCGTTAAAAAAACCTATAACATTCCCAGGAACAAAACCATGAGAAGCTTGTGTATAGCTTGATTTCAAAGACCCTGAAAGCGTCTGAAGGTCTAATGAATTTAGCTTAGCCTGTAGTCCCTCTATTTGCTTAATTTTTAATTGTGACATATATTTTTCTTTTTTTTATAATTTATTTGACGAAAAAGCGTGTCTACTCTTTCAATACTGATTTTATATATCTGGTTTAGTAGTGTTCATTAGTTTAATAGGGCCATAATATTGTAATATAATAATGATACATACTTTAATGAATAACAATACTAAGAAAATAGTAAGAGATTACATATACTTTACTGAAACATTAGATGATGTTAAATCAACTTCTCAAGCTGCCGAGGGTCAATTCCGTAGTGCGATGAGTAAACACAATGAACCTGCACTTGAAGCACTATCACCTCCTAAGGGTACTCCTCCTATTAGTAAAATAGAGGATGAAGAGCATGTTAAATTCGAAGATAAAAACTTTAAAAAGCTTTTTAGAAAATTAGTAGTTAAATGCCATCCAGATAAATTAGATGATTCCTATTCTGAAACAGAAGGAATGTTCTTAAAAGAATGTTATGAAAATTTAACTAAAAGTAATCAAACATATGATTGGGGAATGCTATTAAGAGTGTCAATTGATTTAAAAGTGGATGTACCTGATTTAAGCGATGAAAACTTAAAAAACATTATCGATAACATAGAATCTATTAAGAATAACATTAGTAAATTTGAAGGATCCATGGCATATAAATGGTATACCCTTCCTGATGAAAATGAAAAGAAAGGGTATTTAGAAAATTGTGCTAAAATATTTATGTTTAGTTTAAGTAAGCGTTAAACATCCCATACTCCATTCATATGACATCTAACATATGTCGGTTGAGAATATAGTGCGCCGTTCTTATATCTACCTTGTACTTCCTTTATAAAGAAAATATCTTCAGAAATACTACTAGAAATAACGTCCTGCCATTTGTTTGATATATTACTGACATGCATGAATAACCACGGAGCCATTATCTGTCTACCTTTTGCAAATTGCATTGGTTTCCAAGTTTCTGGTAATCCTGCAAGTTCTACACTTTCAATAGTATTAGGATCTATTATACCAGTTAAATTCTTTTCTGTTCCAGTAACTCGGCTGTTATCATACCAAGATCCATTAATCCACCATGTCTTTTCAGGTTCTGCGTTATATTCTAATAATGCTGACATAGTATGATTAGGCATTATGTAATCGTCTGAATCCATATAAGTTATAAGAGATCCGGTTGATGCTGCTATTCCAAGTTGCCTAGCTGCTCCTCTATAGTAGGTTCCTTCTTCCATTTCTTCATACATTTTTGGAGTATTAGATCTGTCATAATATACAAATTTAATATTAGCATTTTCTTTATGAGATCTATTATATAGCTGGTGCGTCTTGTTACATCCGTCTGCTACTATAATCAATTCACAATTTTTATAAATTTGGTTGTTAAAACTTTCAACTGCCCTATGAAATTTATTAATAGAATCTTCTCTTGCTCCTGGATATTTTTCCAGATTAACTTGCATTATTATTGATATTTTAACTTTATCTAAAGCTTCGTATATTTCTTTAAAATCGTTCATTATTTATATAAGTTTGTTTTCCAATTATATTCGTATGACAACTCATGTTTATTTGGATTAAATAAGTTGTCTATAAGTTTTTTATATGTATCAACCAATTCAGGGTTAGTTGACGTATATCTATTTAGTATTGGTTTGTTTTTTTCAATGTATTCTTCAATGTTTTTATCATGATCCTGCAATGCAATTTTAAGTTGCTCAGCGCCTTTTGTTATATTAAATCCTTCATAATAATATCCTCCATCCTTAATCATGTCTGCATTATGAACAAGTGGGTACCCGTAGTACATTGCGTCTAAATATGCATAGTTTAATGGGTTTTCCCATTGGTGTGAAATGACAATATCGGTTTCACTTGAAAGGAACGTTGAAATAGGATATCTACCTACAAATTTTATTTTATTATCGCTTGAATTAACTATATCGAAATGCTTAATCATATCAAGATAGTATTTATTTGTAATAAGCTTTTTACCTGAACCTATAAATATTTGCTTGAATGAAGCTTCACCTAAATCTCTAAATATCTTTTCAGCAATCATGATTGGTATTAATGAATATTTTACAACATTCAAATTAGGTTCCATTACTGATAGCTTCTTTTTATGCTGAGCCTTTGGTGTATACTTAGGAGTTTTCTTTCCGGCTTTTGTTAGTAATTTATCAAAATCATCTAAAGGTTCTGGATCCCAAACAAAAGGAACGATATGTACTTGTGAATCGTTCTGTCTATATATAGTCTTATAATATTCTAAGTTCTGATATTCTTGTTGAGGTATAATCCAAGTTGCGTCATGTCCGCTATCCCATGAAGGCTTCTCTCCTTCACTTGCTTTATCAAATAATACTCTTTCCATATCTACAACATAACTATTGCCGCATTGATATTTTACTATTTTTATATTTGGATTAGATTCTTTAATCTTTTTTATTCTACTAGTAGGCAATGAAGATCCTATCATGAATAACAAATCTAATTTGTTTTCCATGTCTATAAATTTAGCTATTTTATATTTACTATAATCCCAATTTACTTTGGTTAAATCATCAACTGCAGTCCCAGTGTCTAATATGTAAACATCTAGCCCTTCGATCTGGCCTAGCATTTTTGATAAATTCAAAGCATTTAGTTTAATACCATTGATCCACATGCTTTCGTATTCGGTATTTAGCGATATTGATATTCCTACTTTCATAAACAGTTATTGTATTTATTTATATATTTAAAAAAGAAAGGGTCCCGAAGGACCCTTAAATTAAAACTATGAATTAAATACTTTCGTATTTTTCTTAGAATTGGTAAACGAATACTACTGTATCCTCTGAATCGATTGTGTACCCTGGAGTAGACAATGTAACTGCTGCTCCTGCGATAGATTCTGCAAATACTCTTGATCCGTTAACGAATACATCTACTAGAGATAATTGAGCCTCTTGGACTGTATTTGCTAATGTATATACTAAACCATTTCCTGCGAAAGATTCAGTTGCCATTTGATCATCTTCGATTATAGCTGCTTCTACAGTATCTAATCTTCCAGCTAAAGCTGCATCAGCGTTAGCTAAATTGATTACATCCTCGTTAGTTGCAGAAATCTCAGAAGATAGTTCTGTTTGTAAATCAAGTACATCTGCATTTGTTGCAGAAATCTCAGAAGATATTTCTCCATCAATTCTTGTAACATCAGAGTTAGTATCTGCAATCTCATTGTTTAAATTCAAGATTACTGCTGCTAAAGCGTCGTCATTTACAGTATCAACCGCGTTGATGATAGAAACTACATCTGCGAAAGAGTCTGGATCTGCGTCTACTGCGTTTAATATAGATGCGAACTTGTTTGAAGTTGCAAGTACCTCAGTAGATAAAGCTCCATCAATTCTTGTAACATCTGCATTAGTATCAGCAATTTCACTTGCTAATTCTCCATTAAGTCTTGTAACCTCAGAGTTAGTTGCAGCTATTTCACCTGCTACTTCCCCATCAATTCTTATAACTTCAGAGTTAGTTGCAGAAATCTCTGCAGATAAAGCTACTTCTAAAGCGTCAACTGAATCAACTAAATCTCCAGAAACTTCTCCTAATCTAGCATCGATAGAAGTTACATCTCCATTAGTCGCATTGATTTCAGTAGCTAATTCTCCGTTAAGTCTTGTAACTTCTGAATTAGTTGCTGTGATTTCAGCAGCTATTGCAGCGTCGATTCTTGTAACATCTGAATTAGTTGCAGCTATCTCGTTGTTTAAATTCGAGATTACTACTGCTAAAGCGTCGTCATTTACAGTATCAACCGCGTTGATGATAGAAACTACATCTGCGAAAGAGTCTGGATCTGCACCAACTGCATCTAAAATAGCAGAAAACTGAGTTGAAGTAGAAAGTATCTCTGTAGATAATGCTTCATCAATTCTTGTAACGTCTGCGTTAGTATCAGCAATTTCACTTGCTAATTCTCCTTCAACTCTTACAAAATCAGAACTAGTTGCAGAAATCTCTGCTTCTAAATCGTTATTAACTCTTATAGCTTCAGTAGATATTTCATCTTTAACGTACCTTGCGATGTCTGCCGTATTGGCAATCTCAAAGTTAGAAGTTGCCCCCCAGTTTACTGTGCTTAAAAAATCCTTAATTTGTTTTGAACGAATTTGTGCCATATTGTTTATTGTGTTATATTTTGGCCTAACAACCTTATTGTCGTTAGTGATTTATATATCTCACATAAGCGGGTGGACGTGTATATAATACACGTAATATGTTAATAGAATTCAAAAAAATGAAAAAATGAGAAAACCCAATTAATATAGACCGATTAAGCTCCTATAATAGATCTGCTCGTGCAGTCTCGTATGTCAAGTTGACTTCGTCACCTGCCTCTAAATCATACCCTGCTATGTTTCCGTTCCAGTATAATATGTGGCCTGCTCTGATTTCAGATATATCAACAGGAGTTAACCCTCCATCATTTGAGAAGTAAGAGTCTTTGTCTTTATTACCATTTCCTACTTCTACCGTTATTCCGTTTACTTCAACATGCACATAAGATTCTGCATACGGATTATATGTTAATTGTACTGTTGTATTTGCTGAGTTACCTATTGTTGCAGCTGGGTTTATATTCTTATCAACAAATGCTAATATTCCTTCAATATTGTTATTTACATCTAATTGAAAAGTAATATCCTGTCCAATTTCCCATATTGTTTTAGTAACACCAGGGCCTGTTGACTGCGTCTCGAATGTAATATCTAATTTTATACCATCGGCATCTTCACTATCTCCTCCTCCTGTTATAAGATCAAGTCTTTCCCATGCTGTTATTTTATAAATAGCATATAGATTTGTTGGTTCCATATCAAATATTGTTAATATTCCTGTAGCTCCATAAGATACTCTATTTATTAAAAAGTTTTCTAATGATGATAATCTAATACCATTTGAATCTAAATTTTTAAATATAATTGAAGTTACTTCGCTTGGGGTTTTTGAATCAACTGAAACACTTCCTTGGAAATTAGGATCTGAACCATCTATATTTTCTATCTGAAATACTCCTTCAACTGAAGACTTTTGTATAATTGTTGTCGTGTTATTATTATTTTCAGGATTATTAGGGTTTGCGTTTGAAACAAGAGATCCTAATTTTAAATTAGGAAATACATAACTTTTAGATTGAGGATAGTAGTTTTCGTAGAATATACTAACCTGTACTGTTATCAGTCCTACTCCTAAGTTTAAAGATTGACTTTCATCTATTAAAAAACTTATTTTTCCGGAATTCCCTGCTCTATCTACTGTAAGTTGAGAAGAAACTCCTGGAATTGGAGGTTCCGCGTATTGTAATACTTTTCTATCTTCTATAAAAACAGCTACTCCAAATGAAGTTGGTTGGTTTAAATTTAATATAGTTCCTATATAGTCTTTATATAGTATAATGTCATATGTTTGTGAATTACCAGAAATAACGTTGATTTCTTCTTCAATAAATGCTATTATATCGTCGTTTGCTACGTAAGCCATTATTTATTAAGTATTTTTTATATATATTCTAATAAATTAACTCTATTTTGTTAATTTATGATATAAAGAGTATCTTGATATTGGGAGTATACATTCTTCGTGATCTTCGTTTAATTTGTGATCTATTCTCCAGAATCTTTTATCGTCTATTTCTTTTTTTGAATTTACTATGTATTCTATTATATCTGGAACCCCTTTCAAATCGATATCTACCTTCTTAAGTATTAAATCATCCCATTCTCCTACTAATTTATAAGGGTTATTATATGAATAAGTTAATATGTTAGTATTTTTATCTATTATAAAAACAATGCCTTTTATTTTTGTTGGCATAGTTCTAGGAATTTCTGTTACTGTCAGTTTTGAAGCGATAGATCTCCACTTTACCCTAATCATTCTAAATAAAGATTCGAATTCTTCAATTGCAATTTCTACTAATTGGTATATGTGAAATATGTCATCTTCGGTTTCAGGATATTCGTAGTCGAGAGACATCGTGTCTAGATTTATCCCAGTAAGTACTCTGAGCCTGTCATCTATCTCGTTCTTTTTATTTTTAAGTTTATATAAGTCTTCTAATTGGTATTCTACTTCAGTTAATGCCTCATGTAAAAATCCGGCTTTAATCATAGACATTAACTTTTGAGTTGCCCCTAATAGTTTATATCTTTTTAATTCAAAGTCGAAAGGTAAATCGGTTAGCCAGTTTTTATGTAATATCTTCATCAGATATATTTATCCGAATATCGTAGGCGTATAGTGTGATTATGAAGGTAATATTGTATTATAAATGTTCTTTGTCTTTTTCTTCTTTTATTACTTTAAAGGTATCTGCCGCTTCAGTACCTTCTAGAGCAAGACCCCATTGTAATATAAACCAATGTGCTTCTTTTAAAGCCATTTCTTTGTTTAACTTTAAAACTTCTCGAATTCTGCTAACACTATGGTTTATGAAAGCTTCTTCTCTTTCTTTAGTAGTTCGGTATTCCATATACCATTGTGGATTTCCTTTAACATCTTCGTAAGTTACACCATGATGTTTAAGTTGTTCATTTATTAATTCAATAAACAGTTCTCTTGTTTTCTCTCGCTTTGTCATATTACTTTATTATTAGATTATTATATTATAATGATATAAGACTGGCGAAAGTGTCCATGTCGCTCAAACGAATAAAATCGTCTGAAGTTAAGGAAACCATCACCATGTCAGTCATAGGATTAAAAGAAATCTCAATCATATCTTCTAGATTATTATAATCTTTTAATATGTTAGTTAGATACTCTATTTTATTCTGTCTTATGTAAAAATATACTTTCATAATCCTATATTATTATATTATCTTTTTTTAATTATCTCATCAATAATTCCATACTTCTTAGCTTCTTCTGCATTTAACCAAAAATCTCTGGTTGCATCTTTCATAACTACTTCCGCTTTTTTACCGCAATATTCTCCTAACAATACAAATAATTCCTTATTTACATCTTGCCAGTTTTTCCAATCTATTTCAGCATCTTGTATATTACCACTAAATCCTCCAGAAGACTGGTGTAACATAGTAGTAGAGTGACGTAGAGACATTCTCTTACCCTTGGTTCCTGCTCCTAATAATACTGAACCCATTGACGCGGCCATACCAGTGTTGATCGTACGTATATCACATTTAATGTAATCCATAACATCTACCATAGAAAGACCAGATTTAACTGAACCTCCTGGTGAATCAACATGCATTGTAATATCCTCTGCTGATGTAGTATCTAGAAACATTAATTGTGCCTGAACTATTGTAGACATATTGTCGTTAACTGGACCTGCTACCCAAAGTAATCTATCCATCATCAATCTTGAAAATATATCCATTTGAGTTGCTCTAAGTTCTCTCTCTTCTAAAATGTAAGGAGTCATTGAGTTCTCTACTTGTTTCTCGTAATAATTCATGTTAGAAGAACTAACATTATGATCGCTCATTGCGAACTTCCTAAAATCTTTACTATTGTAATCCATGTTCTATTATTAGTTTTGATATTTTTTCACAAGTCTCGTATTCCTCGTTTTCTTTATAATACTCTAGAGCTTTCGTTAACGACTTAACATAACCTTCTCCTTCTAATTTTGCTTCCATAACATCTCCTCCAGGATCTACTAAGTAGCATAATACATCTAAGCTAAAATTGCTAGTTAAATTAAATTCTATAAATTCCAATACTCTCTTATAAAATCCTTCTTTATCTTTTATTGGTCCTTCTAGAGATGTTTCTATTCCATCGGCATTAATATCAAAATACGGCGTATCTCCTATCATTGTATTATGTTAATCTAATATTAAGATAGTCTCTTAATATATTATTATAAGTTATTTGTTTGCTTCCAGTAGAAACTGCTTCATTAATCTCTTTCATGAAGTTAATACCATGATCAGTTATTAACATATTATCTTTTGTTAATGTACATAAAGGATTTTCTATATTCATTGTGTAGTTCTTACCTTGATCTTCGCTTTCTGCGACTATCTTAGTAGCCATATCGAAGTGTCTTTCGTAAAAGTGTATATTATCAGCACAATGGTAGTAAGTTCCTAATTCTAACTCAGGATATGTTTCTAACAACCATAATCTCATGTGTTGGTGTATAAAACTAAAATAAGGTGCATCGAATGTAAGACCATAGAATATATCATTAGATCTCATTTGAACTTTCATGTTTAGTTTATTGTCTCTTATAAAAAAGTTGAGGTACATTGTACATACGAAATCTTTATTACCTTCAAACTGAAACTTAGGTTGATTTAAAAAAGATACAGCTTGTCTAGTATTCTTGTCTTTCTTTAAAGATTCTAACGCAAATTGTAATTGACCACCAAAAAGAAGGTAACCGTAATTTGAATTTATATTATTAGTTCCGGTATTCGTTAAAGTAGACCACATCTTTGAAAATTGACCGATATAATCAACATCACGATCTCTATTAAGATACCAACATAGTTCTCCACCGAAATACTTCCAGTTAAAAGCTCTACTATCAAAATGTGCTATTGTTTTAGTTGGATCAAATTCTATAGTTTGAATAGTGTGTTCCTTAACCTTCATATCTCGAGGTTGAGAAACATCACCATCATTTTCTATATTTAAAATTAAATCTTTGAATTTATTATTAAATGTCATATATTATATTATTAAAGTAACTTACTAATATTATACTACTATTTTAAAGAAAGTTTATCTTCTCCTTTTTTATGTGAGATTGAATATGCTTTAGTTCCAATAATCATTGATTTATCAATTATAGCATCCGCTAAAATATCTTCAACATAATTTTGGACTGCTCTCTTAAGAGGACGTGCACCATATAAAGGATCGTATCCTTGTTCTGCTAAAAATCCTTTTGCTGCTTTATTTATTTTAATAGTATATCCTTGCTTGTCTAGTCTTTTTATTACTTTATTCAATTCAATATCTACAATTTTAATCATATCATCTCTTGTTAAAGAATCAAATAAAATCATATCATCTAATCTATTTAAGAATTCAGGTGCAAACTTGTTTTTAAGTTCTTTTCTGATAATAGTTTCAACATGTGATTTATTAGAAGCGATAGATGTTTTACTTTCAAATCCAATTCCTGCTCCAAAATCTGATACTTTCTTAGCACCAACATTTGATGTCATTATAATAATTGTATTTGTAAAATCTACAGTTCTTCCTAGAGAATCAGTTAATCTACCTTCGTCTAAAACTTGTAATAAAGTATTGAATGTATCAGGGTGAGCTTTTTCAACCTCATCAAATAATACAACAGAATAAGGCTTACGTCTTACTGCTTCTGTTAATTGACCACCAGATTCATGTCCAACATAACCAGGAGGAGATCCAATTAATTTACTTACATTAAACTTTTCTTGATATTCTGACATATCAATTCTAATAATAGAATCTTCGTCTCCGAAATAATAATTAGCTAACGCTTTTACTGTTTCAGTTTTACCTACACCAGTTGGTCCGATAAACATAAAGGATCCTATTGGTTTTTTAGATGAACTAACTCCAGTTCTAGATCTTTTAATTACTTTACATAAACCAGTAACTGCAGAATCTTGACCTATTATCATTTCTTTTAAATTAGCTTCCATATCCATAATGATTTGACTTTCGTCATCTGTCATTCTTGAAATTGGAATTCCAGTAGCATCAGATATTGTTTCTGCAATATCATCATAGGTTACCGGTCTTCTATTGATTCGTAAATCATGTTGCCATTTTGTTACAGTCGCATCAATAGCATCTCTTTGCTTAATTTCAGCATCTCTGAATTTAGCAGCCTTTTCGTAGTCTTGTTCCTCAACAGCGTCTACTTTTTGTTGTTTAATTTCTTCAACTCTTTTTTCAGACTCTTTAATATGTTCTGGCATTTTAACCTGAGCTAAATGTACTTTAGCGCCAGCTTCATCCATTAAATCAATTGCTTTATCTGGTAATTCTCTAGAAGTAACATATCTATCTGATAATTCAACACAAGCTTTAAGAGCTTCTTCAGTATATTCAACAGCATGATATTCTTCGTAGTTTCCTTTAATTCTATTTAATATCTCAATAGAATCCTCAATTGAAGGTGGATCAATAAAAACTTCTTGGAATCTTCTAGTAAGAGCTCCGTCAGTTTCTATGTTTTCTCTATATTCATCTAATGTAGTTGCACCAATACATTGTACCTGTCCTCTCGCAAGGGCTGGTTTTAAAATGTTACTAGCATCTAATGAACCACTAACCCCTCCAGCTCCGACTAAAGTATGTATCTCATCAATAAATACTATAATGTCTGGATTTGATTTTAATTCATCAACTATCTTTTTCATTCTTTCTTCAAACTCTCCACGATATTTCGTACCTGCAACAATTGTCGCCATGTTTAAAGATATTATCTTTTTATTAGTAAGAGTCATCGCAACTTTCTTATCTACGATTCTTTGAGCGATTGCTTCTACTAGTGCAGTTTTACCTACACCAGGATCTCCTAATATAATAGGGTTGTTTTTCTTTCTTCGAGAAAGTATTTGACAAATCCTATAAACTTCTTTGTCTCTTCCAATAATTGGATCTAATTTACCTGCCGCAGCAGCTGCAGTTAAGTCTTCTCCGAACTGGTCAATTAATGGGGTCTTAACTTGTTTCTTATTTGCCATATTTCTAATTAATATTTATAAGTATTATAATGGTTTAAATGGTTTTGTTTCGGCATTTTATAAAAAAAAAGAGCTAGTTTTAAGCTAGCTCCAGTTTTATAAAATATATGTTGATATTGTATGCACGCAATTAAAGTGAATTGCTTTCGTTCTAATTATATATCCTTTTAAAAATTGACAGATCGCATAGTACAACTTGGGCATAATACTGCATTTGTCTGTTCAGTAACTTCAGTCCACTCTTTACAATCACTGTTTCCGTCTTCAGGTGCAAAATCAGAATATTTACTAAGTGATCTTTTAGAGTTTTGACAAATCATAGAGATAGAAGCACTTCCATTTTCTCTAGTTGTCTTTTTAGTTTTCCAGTTATTATTAGTTTTAGCCATATTTATTTTATTTAATTATTAATTATATTATTGTAACACTCTTTTATAATTATAGCATCCCATAGTGCATTATGTTTTTGTAATTCTTCTTTGGTTCCAGCACGTGCTAGTTTCTCTCTAGATATATCAGGATCGATCCCTTTAATTTTAAGTAAGGTACATAAGTCGAAAGGTATATAATATACATTTTTAGGAATATTAAAAGCATGACCGAACATCTCATTAAAAAGAACCCAATCATATGCTAAACAATCGCTCCACATTTCAACTTCATTAAATTGCTTAAGCCATTTTTCTAGAGTATATTTTATTAACTCAGTGCTTCCATACATTTCAGTATAATCACCATTATTCCAAAAGAGATCAGTTCCTGTTTTATTGTGAAATTTTAGATTTTTAATAACATTTGTTTGTAACCAATCATCGATCTGTGTTACATCATAATCAGTAAATTCAGCGTAAAATGTTTTTCCGCATTCTGAAATAATTCCAATACTTATTAAAGTTGTTTTTTGATGGAGTCCTGTAAACTCAGTATCAAAAAATAATTTTGTTTTCGGCATATTTATTTTATTTAATTGCTATAATGATCCCATTTATGTTTTCCACACTTACAAGTAGCATGTGATCCTTCTAATGAAACAAAACCAGTACATATCTTCGGTGTTATTCTGTCTATATTTTCGTTTGCAGAAATAAGCATCTCTATTAGTTGATACTTTTCCATAGTATCATACATTTTTACTTTTTCCTCATAAGTCATATTTACAGTATGGTACATTGTATTATTTTATTATTATACTCCTTTATTACTGATTGTTTCAATAAAATGGGCAGCAAAACTTTAAGAAGACGTATCTAGGTGATTAATTGAAAGTTTTCACCTAAAAAAGTAAAAATTGACCTATTATTTTGTCTTCTTTGTCATTTACTGATTCTTATATTCCTTATTCTTCATTTGTTTCTATTTTTTGATTGTTTAGAGTTACTATTAGTACTTAGAGGGTTCTATGAGTGGTTAAAAATTTTTATTTTCACAACATACAATTAATTCCACCTTCATCATTTAATCCTTTAAAGTCTAAAGTAGTTTAAAGTAATTAATACGTGTTAAAGTCGGGGAAAATAATTTCCAGTCACATTCATTAATCAAAAAAACCCAAAAACCCAAATCCATACCAACACCAAAATTGTAGGGCGGAGCCCAAAGGGACCCCTTAAGAACCTTTGACAATTGGAATATCTGAAGAGGTAAAAAACCCTGGGAGAAATATCCGTAGAGAAAATATCGGGGTCCCTTCCATTGCGCCGGGGAGCCGGGTCCCTTACTACACATTTACTACTGAATGACCTATTTAAAGTTCCACAGAGTTTGGGTGAAGATTGGGTTTTTTTATATTTCCCCTTCCTACCCTTATAAGATTCTCTCCCCTCTTAGTATTCAGAAGAGTATTCAATAGGATTATTATTATATTATAAGACTAAGAGTTCTTGTAGTACGCCCCACCCCAATCTTTTTAGGGTACTTTCTTTTTGAGTTTGGTAAATTCTCTTTCTTTTTTATTTGGAGTACTTAAAGTCTTAAAGTCATGTGAGTACTTAGAGTATGTGATCGCTTTAACCCACTGAGGTTGAGTGAGAGAACTTGTGAGTGGCCCTTCTCCCTCCCTACTCAACCTTCAAGCTTAAAGACATAACTTATACTCACAAGTATCAGATTTGTTTCATAATTATCGAAGTTTATTTATTAACAGTCTCCCCATCTCCAAGTCTTAGAGTACTTAGAGGATCTTGTAGAGTGTGTGCCAACCCGCTAACGGGGTACGGGTGGGCCTTCCTTCCCGGGAGAATTCGGGGGCACTGGTGGACATTGGATGCTAGGTTTTGTATCTTTATAGAATATCTGAACGGATTGGAAGGGGGATCCCCCAGAATACTCTGAGTCCGTCGAAGAGGGTAGAAGTAGTCGGATTTCCCGGGGAGCCAGATGGTGCCCATTCTACTAAGTGTTTTTTGATATATGTTTATTATTAATATTACTATAGTCCTTACCCCTCCCCCAGAGCTCCTACCTTAATTCAGGTTTTGACGGCTCTCAGATTCCAAGCCTAGCGCCGGCGGCTTGGAGCCTCCCAGGTCGCTATACTGCTCATGAGCCTTGGAGTGTCCGGCTAGCGTTTGGCTTGTAGCGCGCGTTCTGCTTGCTTAGCATCGACTGCTTCTGAGTATTGCATGATTAGTCCTTGTAGGTCCGGGTGATATGGAGTCTTAAGCTTCATATTTAGTATCTGGGCTTGTAGTTCTTGTAGTTTGCTCTGGGTACTCATGGCTAATAGGATTTGTTTAGTTAGTATTGGGCCCTGTCAGTCTATTGACATAGAGCACTCTTATTGGTTACTGGTATTAATTACTATAGGCATTATATATCTGTCCCTCTCTGATAACCTCTATTGGCTCTAGTAGAATGATGCTAGTAACCTTTGAGTATCTGTATGTGTTGCTACTCTGAATGAATCTTCTTGGACCTGTAGGTTCTTACTACCTTTATACTCCTTCTTAGCCATTTGTATTGCAGCTTCTCTGGTAACTGCCTGGTTAGAGTTCCATCCGCCACCCTCGAAGTTAAAGTTCCAGGTTTTGTTAGAGGCTGTATACTCTAATAAGAATTGCTTTTCCTCTATAATAGGTAGGAGAGCTTCGTGTCCGGTTCCTTTCTTAACTACACTCTTTAAGGCTCTTACTTGTCTCTTTAGTAAGGCTGTTGCTTCTCGGTTTGCTTTCTTGGTCTTGATTCCGTCTATCATGGTTACATCTATTAGTTATATGTAAATATACACATTATTATTGATATATCGGGCCCTCGGGCTAAAAGTTATTAACAATTACCTGGCATCACATACTAGGCCTATTCTCCAGGTCCAATCTCTCTTCTCACAGTATTCTATTGCTTGAGCTACTGTTTTGAGTTCTGGGTGCGAAACTACTTGTTCATTCTCTATATCCCATATCTCGTAGACATTTATAAACTTGTAGTAGTCTATTATAAACTTCTCCTTGGCTCCTACATGTTCGTCTATGTATGCTTTGATTTTCATAGTGTTCTAATTTAGTATTGTAACTGTCCGTGTGCATTCTCTAATACAAATCCAGAGTCGTCTGATAATATGTCCAATTCAGCGTCCGTGAGTTGTCTTCCCTTATAAGTTGCTGATGCGATGAATGCGTCGCAGAACTTTGGGTAATCGGACATATCTATGCCTTCTACCTCTACGTTCGTTAATTGAGTCTTGTCTATTGTCATAATGCTAGTATTTATTAGTTATATGTAAATATACACAATATTATTGATACTTGGGCCCTCTTTTGGGTTTATTTTCATCAAAAGCGCTATTTATAATGATTATAAACTACAAATTGGTTGCAATTAAGTTGTTCTATATCAATTAAAATGATTATATTTACTTATAACTAATAAATACATACAAAATGAACAAATTAATCAACACCACCGGAATTCACACAGTTAACTACATCGACGGACGCACAGGATCTTTTCGTACTATTACTAAATGTCGCGCAGGTTATATGACTTGTACGAACATCAGACCATTTGAAAACGATCGTGCTAACGAGAACAAAGAAGTCTTAATGACCGGATACAAGCGTAACACATTGCAAGCTATCGAATTTCAGCCAGAAGGATCAGACTACTGGTTAACTATATTCGCTAGAGTCGGTAAGACAATTAAACTAATCGACGAATCTATCCTAGTAGACTTAACAGTTGGTACTATCAACGGACTATGGGATAATACTAACTTAATGTGTATGCATCAATATAAAGCAGTTGGAGCTAAAACATGGGCCGATAAAGCCTTTACTATGAATGTAGAGGTTGAGGTTGCTTAATACCTCTACTAAGGTTCCTATCTATAATCATTATAAATAGGAATCTTTTTTACTTTAAATTGTTCTATATCAATTAAAATGATTATATTTACTTATAACTAATAGATAAACACAAAAACACTAATTATGAAAAAAGCACTTAGACACTACGAACAATGGGCAATCACTGAAAGCTTACAATTTTTAAACTCTTACCTAGACGGTGTGAAGGTTCAAGATCAAACTATCTTATGTAGAGATATTGCAGATGAATTAGACCGGACCTATTCTGCTGTTAAGATCAGAGTTTTAGAAGTTCACAGAATCCTTACTGGTGAAAAAGACTTTCCAAACGTATCTCCTAACATGGTCGTAGCAGTATCACAAATATTAAAAGAACGTAACCTTTCTACGGGTAGAGCACAATTATTATTTTAATTGAAACTTTTTAACTATTAACGGTATAATAATAAATCAAAACAAACTATATTATGAGCATTCAAACACTATCTTCAAACCTTATTACTTTACGTAAACAAGAGAGCATCAACGCTCAATCTTTACGAAGAACCCTTCCTTTCCGCGATATCAATATGATTGACGAAAAAACTATTGAGTATAAAGGTACTCGCATTGAAATTACCAAACAAGCTTTTAAATCTTTACTTTCCCTAGTAGGTATGAGTCAGTCATTTGCTGATAAGTTTACAAAGCTGTTTAACCCTGATACTAAAGCACAATTCATTAATACTATGAAGAATGCAATGGCATCTAATTCTGGTCGTCTCAGTAACGTTACTCTGGTTCTTAACCCTACTACTAAAGCGGTTATCTTATTTGGTAAAGAAGACAAACTTCAAATATCAAACGAGCAGATGATTAATGTTGCTGAGAATATGATCGGTGATAGTTCTATGGGAGTTTCCCGATGGGCTACTGATCCTGCAACCGGTATCATTACTATCGACGCACACAATCCTAATGCAGAATTCAAGATATTAGGTCTTAATGAAGAGGTCTTTACTGGAGGAGTTACATTCAAAAACAGTCCGATGAAAGGATTCGAAGTAATGCCATACGTTAACAGACAATGGTGTACTAATGGACTTACTGCTTCTATAGCATCTGAGTCTTATCAATTACACTCTTTAGATAATAAGAACATGGAAGGGTTCTTCGAGAGTATGCAAGATCTACGTCGCAACAACTACGCACCGGAAGGATTCGCAGATAGAGTTCGTCAAGCAAATGCTACACCGGCTTCAATGCAAGAAATGAGATTCGCTCATAACTTAATAGAGAAGCATGCCGGAGAAAGAGCAGAACAATGGATACCTCTACAAGAGAATATGAATCAATATAATAAAGCCGGATTCGAGATGATGTCAAACGATCAAATGAAGATGGCTAAGAGTAATCAATCAGTATGGAGTGTTATTAATGGTGTAACCCACTTTAGTACACACGGAGCTTCTATTATTGATACTAACATGCAACACCATAACGAAGCAGAGATCCAAGCTCGTATTGGTAACCTATTAGGCAAAAAGTCTTTCGATCACGAAAACACGATGCCAAACCCATTCAGTTCTAATGAGCTTCTACAATCAGGAGCTATGATGAACTAAATATAGTTTGATTTTATAATTATAAGTAAGGGTGGCGTTGTTTCCATCCTTTCTTTTAGACAGAGTAAGGCTGGCGTAGTTTCCAGCCTTTCTTATGAAGTTCGGCCAGCCTATCTATAATCATTATAAATTATAAATCAGTTGCCTTTAAATTGTCAGGTATCAATTAAAATGTTTATATTTACATATAACTAATAATCATTAAAACACCAATTATGAAATACGCACAAATCCTTTTCCACATCGCAAATTCAAACTTATCTTCAGAAGAATTAGTAACTCTTAACTCTTTCGTTATAGATACTCTTAAAGCTAAACGTAACATGGAAGGAGCTCTAATCAAGCAATCTCTTAGAGTTGGTTCTACAGTTATGGTAGATCATCCAAATCAAAAAGGAATTAAATTCACTGTTGAATCTATTAGAAGAACTAAAGCTACTATCGTAGATGGATCAGGAACTAGAGCTAGTGCTCCCTTGAATATGTTAATTCCAATGTAATTGCAAAATATATGTTTAAAAGTTTTCATATATCAATAAAAAAACTTATATTTACCTATAACTAATAAACACACCACAATATGCAACAATACATGATTACCCAGACCGAGAACTTTTACACCTTAACAAATGTAACTACCGGACAAACTTTAGAAATCAGAGCTTCTCACGACAAGTTCCAATATGTAGAGAAAGAAGATTTAAAAGGCGAGCGTATCATAAACATAAATGGTGGCAAGTTTACCTCATCAAAAGACTACAGACAATACTATAAGAAAGCAAACGCTCCAGTAGCAATTCCAAAGGCTCCAGTAGTAGTTACCTTAACCAAGTTAGACGACTTAGAGATCAACGACAGTCTATTCATTCCGATGAAGACCAATACAGTATTTGACAAGTTCGTATCTACAGACGGTGGCTTTATGCCGGGTACAAACATCATGGCAGCCGGAGCACCCGGTGTCGGCAAGACTACAGTCCTATTAGACTTACTAGCAAACCAACACGAAGCTGGTAAGAAGGTCTTATTTATCTCTGCTGAAATGTCTCAGATCGACATGGCAAGATACCTAAAAAGATTTCCAAGATGGGGTCAATTACCTATCTTATTCTTAGCAGACTACACAGACTCTTGTCCACAAACCGTAATCAACCAAGTCCTAAACGAAGGATATGATTTGGTCCTAACAGACTCTTATACAGAAGTAAACGACACAGTAAAAGAAGCTTGTAACCTAACCCGTGGTAAAGTGGAAAAATGGTTCCTAGATCTTATGATCGCCCACAACAAAGGTGGTAACAAGGCAAGTATCTATACTACCTTTATAACTATTTTACAATTATCTAAAGGAGGTACTTTCGTTGGCTCAAACAAATTAAAGCATATGACCACTTCGATGATGAAACTAGATTGGGAAGGCGGAGAGAATGCAGGTCGAAGATACATGGAATTCTCAAAGAACCGATGTGGCTCAGTAAATAAAAAACTATACTTTACTATAGAGGATGGAGTAGGATTCGACGAAGCCCGATACGCTAGAGACCTATTCAACGACGAGTTAGTATCTACAGAAAAGAAAGCATTAGAGTCAGAAGCAAACGCCTTTGACAAGTTATTTGGATTCGACGCAGAGGTTGACTCAGAAGAGCTAGCCGCAGATATAAAAGAATAAAGGTAGATTATTAGTTAAGAATCCTGACAAAATGTGGTGTTTCTGTCAGGATTCGCCCTATTTGGGGGATTGTATGGCCCAAAGGGAAACTAGGGTACTTTTTGGCTCCTTAGAGTACTCGCAGTCATGGTAAAATTCGCTCCTGGTGGGTGAGCCAATTGGGCGTGGGGTTTAAGGTACCTGTAGGAACATTACTTAAAGGCTTACTTATATCAATTTATGAGGTAATAGGAGTACCCTTAGATACTATGAGGTACCTTACAGGCTTAGGATACAAGGGAGTGGCTATCTTTTATATCTTATAGAATACGGGGTACATGGGTAGCTTACTTACTTATACTCTTATATAGGCTTATGTGTATATCTCTTTTATTTAGGTTTACCGTATTACGTGGATTGTTGTTTACTTGTCTTCTCTTGTCTCTTCTTAGATTCTTATTATTTGTATTGTTTTGGGGAAGCTTTCTTCCTTTCTTTTTATTATATTTTTATTGTTGTTTTGCTTGCACTTCTTGAGCTCCCATACTGCTGGCTCTATTATCTATTTACTAGAACCTCTGGTTTACCTGGTTATCCTGGTTGGTTCCTCGTGTTTGTGGTACATATTTATACTTCTTTAGGATCGGGTTCTTAAGGAGTGAGCCTATATATCTTGCTTTCTTTTTGTCACCTGTAGAGGTCTTATCTATATTGATTATAAATAACCTTTTGATTGAAAAGAAAGAGCCTAGGATTTTACGGAATCAATTAAAATGCTTATATTTACTTATAACTAATAAACACACTTACTATGACATTCCAGACTGAAAGAACTATCGAGAGAATGATTACTGAAGACGGACAAATTGATATTACTATTGTAGATCAAGAGACCGGAGAATCTGAAGACATCTTACTAGTAAACGATAACTGGGAGTTTGTAAAGTCTGAGATTGAAGGTTATGAGAATGGCTACGATGTCTACTTATAAACCTTTCTTTATACTAACTATTAAATCTATTTCATCATGAATTTCCCACACCACTCTGGCCTTTCTAGTACTCGTAAAAAATACTCTGATACTTATTTAGAAGATACCGCTAGAGTCATATCAACTCTTTGTAAATTAGAAAACTGTGGCTGGCATAATAAAGCTATTCGTCAGTTACTTGGTGGCTTTCAACATTGTATCGAACGCGAAGAAGGCTATCAATATGGTTTGAGTGAAGGCTTTATGGAGAATGTAGAATTGGCAACTGGTACCCGATATAACCCTAATTCTAAAGCATTTAGAGTAGAGCATGCGGTTCCTTTAATCTGTATTATTAAACATATTAGAGATACTGAATTTGATACTATTGACTCTCTTGTTTCTTTCTTAAAAGATGAGTTTTCTATCTACCTTATTACTTTAGAAGAAGACCTTTTATTATCAGATGCTGGACTTGGTATGAAACAACCTGAAGGCTCTACTGTATTTGATATGACTGCTAGATATGATGCTGTCGGTATTAAAACTTTTAGAAAACCTGGCATCGTTATTAACTCTTAAAATATTTAATTATGACTATCTATACTGTACTACCTTATTATTATAGAACCTCTATAATGGAGGGTTCTGTGAAATCCTTTACTACTTATGATGCTGCTGTTTCTTATGCAGATGATACTAGTGATTGTTGTTCTATTGTTGAAAGCGAAATTTCTGGTTTTTAATTAAAATAAGTCACCTTAGATTTTTTTATATCAATTAAAATGCTTATATTTACTTATAACTAATAAACATATAATTATGACTATTTATACCGTAATACCTTTATCTCTTGTTGAAGACATTCTTAATAACAAGAACACTGTGAAATCTTTTACTGACTACGAAAAAGCTCGTATTTATGCCGAAGACTCTACTGATATTAGAACTATTATTGAAAATGAAGTTGTTGGTTTTGTTGAAGATGCAGAAATGCTTGCATGTAAGCATTTAATAAACGGTACATATCAAGTTGTTGGTCTGGTTTCAGGTACTGTGTATCTACAAGACACTTATACAGTATGTCAAGAATGGATGAATTTATAAATAATTAATTATGAAAGAATATACAAAAGACGTTGAACAATTCAACAAACAATTTAAAGAACGATTAGACCGCATGGAGCGTACTATTTGGGTTGAAGAACTATTTAAGAAACCATGGCCATGTAGTGATGACAAAAAACCACTAACTCCTAAATTAGCTAACTACATGATTGGAGATACTGATGATTACGGAAGATTAGTACATATCAAAGGAAGATGGAGTGGTTACTCACCAAGACATGCTTCAATGAGAGCAGCTATTCAATTAGATAGTGTAGAAATATACATTACTGGCTTTTATACAGCAGAACTTATTACTGATGAGGATAAAGATGATCGTATTGCTGATCTACAAAGACAAATAGACGAACTAACTACTTTAAACTAATATTATGAAAGAATTTAATTGGATAGAAGAATTAAAAGAAAAGTCTTTAAAGTATGATTGTCATGGTAATCATGATAACTTTAGAGTGTTTGGTTTTAAAGGTGATATCAATAGGTATCTTAGACATTCTGAGAAATTTAACGGGGAAGAACGAATATTTAATTCATTAGCAGATAGAAAACTAGAATGGCAAAGACACCTTGACGCATCTATCTTAATATACACAATGTATAGTGGCTCATTAAACTGGAACTCATTATATAGAAACTCAAAAGGAGTATACTTTAAAAAAGGTACTGATAAATTTTACATTAAAGAATAAACAAAACATGAAAAGACCATTGATTACACCAGACCAAATCGTTGAAGAGATTGGCTCCTTAACAGATATTCAAGAGATTGCAAACTACTTATATGTCAACTTTGATAGAGTCACTGGACTAGATCTTGACAGAAGAGACGAATCAATAATATTCCCGGATGAGATTTATGAAATAACAGATCATTATGAATTAGATGAGTTTGATTTCGTCGAAGAGTGGGAACTTTGTTACTAACTAATAAAACTATATAAAATGAAAACAACAGGAAGATGGTCAGAACATGAAGAACTAGAACTAACACCAGAAAAACCTTTCTTAGAAGATATCTATGAGGATATGGCAAAGATTGATAAACACTACAACAAAACAACGGCAGCTTATATAAAAAAGAAGATGTGTGCTGCTATATTAGGTAACATCTAAACAAAATTAAAATAAACAGTATAACTTTAAAATAAATAGAAATATGATTCCAAATTATAAAACAGTATTATCAGAAACAGCAACATTAGAAGAAATAGCAGCTTATATCTTTGATAACTATAACAATGATCCTGAATTCTTAGCAGCTTTGAATTATGAAAGAATGCCATTTCCTGATGGAGTACAAGAAGTATTAGACGCTCATGATGTACTTGTTGATGAATTATTAGATGCTATGACCAAGTATATTCAGACTTACTAATCACAAATTAATTTAACTTCTTCAAAAGCCTCAACCTCCCACGGTCTACTCATGTATTCTGTGGTAAAGGGGTATAGTTTGCCTTTCCATATAAATCCTTCTCTTACTCTCTTTAAATCTCCACTCCAAATCTGATTAACATGCACTAATTCGTGTATTAAAGTTTCTTCTAAATCATACTCTGTATATATTGGATTTAGATCAATGATAAACCAACCACTCGAGATCTCTCGGGTAATTCCTAGAATCCTAGGATAAAGGGGTGAGTATTTAATTAGAACCACAGGTTGTTGAAAGAGAGGGACCCTAAAGAACTTTTCATTAAGCTGTATTGTTGAACTTGTAATAAGTCTTTCTATCCCTGGATCTGGTTTTAAAATCTGTCCACTAAGTTGTAACGAAAACAAAAGCACTATAATAAACCTCCACATGATTATTTGTATATTTTTAATTTCTTTAAAGAATATAAGATACTGTGTATTGCAAAACAAAGGACTGCAACTGATTCAAACCAAAATAAAGTAATGGCCGGTATCAGGAAGGCAGCTGATATTACTGGTAAAGCTAAGTAGTTAAATCTCTTGTCCTTTATTATATTGTATGTTGTGTATATAAAGAATAAACCAGCTACTATATTGTGGGTCCATGTAAAATCATAAGTATTAAAGCTTGCAACCCCAATAAGAAGCAACCCAGATATGACATTGTCACTCACAGCGTAACTTAAGCCAACTAATAGTAAACCAATCAATAGGATATAAGAAGCTTCCGTATCGTGATATACACTAAATGAATATTTGATTATACCTGTTTCTATATAAAGAGCTAGCGGTAAGAATACCACAGTAACTGAGCATAATAAGTTAAATAGAATACCGAGTCTCTTCAATTTGTGTTAATATCTTTATCTATGTATCCAGATTATTAAGCACAAAAAACCCTACTTATTAAGGTAGGGTTAAATTCTTTCTATTTATTTCTATTTCTTATCCATTTTACTGCAGAAACACCAGTTAATAGTATTCCAAATGCTGAAAATACTCCTATTAATATAAGTAGTATTGTTGTAGATATTGCTTCCATTATTGTTATTTTAAGTCCTTACTAAGAACATTCATAAAATTATCGAAGTTATGCTTACCATATTCTTCTCTAAGTACTTTTCCAACAGCAAGGGCAAAGTCTTTATATCCCATAGAGTCATCTATTTTTATAATAGCTTTATCTATTGCAGTTGCTAATGAATCTGAATCTTTAGATTCGTTAATAAATTCTTCAAACTTTTTCATAATATTTTCTATAATTCACCTGCTTTAAATGCCTTGTATAATAATCCAAGATCTCCAAGAACAGAACCTGTTGAACCTAAATAATCTCCAACCTCATCACTAAAATCTAAATCTGAACCGTTATTTCCAGACATAATCTTTAATTTGTAAGGAGATCTGTTATTTCTAGCTGAGTATGTATATTGCAAAACATCACCGTTACTAAAATTAATTTCAACAGCGGTTTCGTTTTCTCCAATATCACCTTCAACCTCTAATATAGTAATAGGCTGTGCTACTATTTTAAATTTACTTATTGCTTTTTTCTCGTCTCTTTCTGAGAACGGCTCTTCAACGTCTACATCAAATCTTGCAGCTTCACTTATATAACTTTCAAATAATTGTACTTTCTTCATAATATTGTTTTATTGTTTATTTAATGATTTTGTTAAGCCATCTTTAAAAGCCTTTATACCTATTCTACCAGATTCTATTCTATCAAAAATAGAATTAGAATAATTAGCTAATACATAAGTACTTGTTCCTCCTCCTTCGTCCGTAACTACATCGAAATCAAATTCTACAACTTCTTTGTTACTTAACGTTACTTTTGATTTATAACCTATAGTCCATTTTCTACCATTATTCATAGCGTCTTTACCTTGATATGTTATTGCATAACCGTTATGTGGTTGGTAGTTGATATCAAGTCCTAAATCTAATATTACTTTAGAAATTGGTCCTGCAAATGAATCTTGTAACTTTTTACCAGCCATTTTAGTTATTTTATCTAAATACTTTTGTGGAACTTCAGCATTATCATAAGTATTTTGTATTTCATCAGGAGTTGCTCCTAATTCTAAAGCCTTTTGGCCTAAAGCTCTAAACATTGAACTAGATAATGGGTAACTAGTATCCATATCTGCTTGTTTTAGTTCAGAATTGCTTAGTTTTAAACCTGCTACAAATCTAGCAGTAGCCTTTTCTTTGTTTTTGATAGATTTAGAAACTCTTTCACCATCATCTCCTTTTAAAACTAAAGAAATCATACGATCCCAGTCTTTTGCAGCGATCATAGCTTCATTAACTTGGTAGTTTTCATTTAAAAACTCCTCGTATAATTTTATTCTTTTCATAACCTTTGGATTATCTATATTTTCTTTATATATCTTAGTAACTTGTTCGATAGATCTTATAAACTCATCTTCAGGTACTCTATGTCCTCCTTCGTATTCAGTATATGTAAAACTACCAATTGCATGCTTTTTAAAGTAATTTCTTACTGCCTTTCCACTAACAACGTTATCACTTTTACCTAAATACACGTTATGTTTTGACTTTTTCATTCCAGATTCATCTACAACTGGATCAAATGATCTATCTTCAACCGCAGGATTGAATAGAATAGTCTCTATCCCTAGTTTAGAACCTATAAGATATGAAACATATCCTCCCATTGATGATCCTATAATTAAATCAGGCTTAAGGCGTTTAATATCACTAAACAGTTTATCAAATGTCTTTTCATCCCTATAATTTATAGATGGGGCATAAACTTCTTTAAAGTTTGCCCTCATAAATATTATCTTTGGGTCTTTTTCATTAATACTAGACTCTAGGCCGTGCAAGTATGCTATTTTCATGTTTATGTATTTCTTGTATTTATAAATATAATCAAAAAAGTTGACATAAAAAAATATATGCCTACTTATTATTATACTTTAGGTCGACCTATTAATATTTTATCATGCATCGATCCTCCTAGTTTTCTAGAATACCAACCATTACCTGGATTACCGTCTTTGTCTCCGATCCATTCTACCTTTTTACCTATAACCTTTTCAACAGTAGCTTCATCTGATACAACAGGAACACCATACTTGTCTATTAATATCTGTGCGATCTTACCTGAAACTTCAATATAGAATCCTAGTTTATTAAGGTCTTTACCTCTTGCTGTAATGTATGCTCTTTTAGCCTGACTTGTTCCATCATGTCCTATTCCAGAATATTTAACACCAAATTTAGTTTTCTTACCAAACATTATCATGTCAAAATTATTGTCTCCGTGTATATCTAATCCTTCCCAGTAGTTCCAATCAGGATCTGTGAATACATCTTCAGGTGATTTGATTTTTGCATGTCCTCCTATTTCAGCGTAAGCTGTCGAGATTAAATCATAGAATTCACCAGATAATTCAGGATGCTTCTTATGATTAAACTTCATAACTTTACCTCTTTTAGGATTAAATACTTCTCCACTTCCTTCGTTTAGAAACTCTTCATATAATTTAATTCTTTTCATTATATTATTCCTTTAAGTTTATTACCTTAGCGATATCTTCCCAAGTCTCTTTTCCTTTTAGCTTTAAAACTGTTTTATCTCCTACTACAAAATCTCTACCATCAACATAGGCATCATAGCCTAAAGGTTCTAAAATATCTCCAACCATCATTGATTTATTGTTACTAGCAAATCCTCTTGGTAATTTAGAACCGTACGCTGATTTTATATCATCTCTATCAAAAGCTGACATCCAGATTTCTTCTTTGAATTCACTTTTATTTTTTATCAAGTAATTTACTGTTATCTGCGCAAGTCCTGGATCTAGCGCTCTAGCCTCGTTTACAAATTCTTCGTATAATTTAATTCTTTTCATAATATTATTTTATTTTTAATAGAACTTCTATGAGCTCCGCATATGAGTTATATATCGAGATAAATCTCAGTGAAAGTATCTCATTACTTTTAATCTTTTTAACTATATCTTTTATAGTATCATGAGACACTCTACCTGTATCTACGTATTTTATCCATTCTTCTTCAGACATTATATAGGTTTTGTTGAATTTGTTTTCCAATCATATTCTTGTTTTACAAAAATACCATCCATTAGATTAGATGTTAATCTTTTATATGTTTCAATAAGTTCTGGGTTGTTTACAGTGTATCTCTTGATTTGTTCTCTCATAACATTAATACAATCAATATTATGATCTGTGATAGCTCGCTTAATCTGGTTAACTCCTCCTGTGACATCCTGTCCTTTATAGTAGTAACCAATATCTTTACATAAATCTGCGTTATGAACTAGTGGATATCCTACCCAAGCTACATCAAAATATAAATAATTTAAGTTATTATTCATCTGCCAGCTAAGCACGATGTCTGTTGATTTTAAAACCTCAAGTGTTGGCTTTCTAGGAAGAGCTTTGAATTTTTTTAATAAGTCAATGTTACCTTTTTGTAACAGTTGTATTAAATCTTTATTTGTTGAAAGCTTTTCAGTAGACCATGAATGTATTCCATCTATTTTAATTCCATCATCAAGAGCTCTAGAACATATCACTGTAGGAATTATAGTGTTTTTCATCAAACTCATATTAGGTTCCATGATAGCTATATTTAGTGCATTGTGTTTTTCCCAATTAGGAAACTTAGAATTATTCTGGTATGATTCAACTAACAAAGGATCCCATATAAAAGGAACTACAGTTACGTTTCTATTACTATTGTTTAAAAATCCAAAAAAGTCATGATTAGTTTCTTCATGTTGCGGTACATACCATATTGCGTCTGCTGTTTGAGTTTTCTGTATTTTAGTGTCTTTGTGTTTTCTTTTATCGTGTGCTCCGTATATTATTGTCTCGGACATTGTGATAAACTCATTACCACATTTATAGCTAATTAGTTTTATGCTAGGTTTATTTTTCTTTAAATGATTAAAGATTCTAGGTGTAATCGCAATACCTAATGATACGACAATATCCCATTCCATTGATAGACTTTCTTTAAATCCTATAATTTTAAGGTTTTCTATTCCTAGTGTCTTAAATTCTTTACTTGCTCTACCATCTACAAGAGAATCATCTGTTGATATCAAATAAGGATCCCATCCCATCTTTTTATATACCATTGATAGATACATTCCATTTTGATTTATTCCGCTACTAAACAAACTAGTAGCAAGATCTACAGTTATTCCTATTCTTTTTATCATTTCTTAGCTAAATGTGTTTTGATCTTAACATCTTTAAGTTCTCTATCAAGTTCCTTAATAAGTTTGATGTTATGTTTATCATCATCGAAGAATGTAATGTCAGTATATCCGCTCTCTACAAAGAACCTCATGGCATCTTTCTTTCTTTCCTGTATGTTACCGGTTAATCCATGAATAGGATCGTTGACAGCCCATATGAAATCTCTTTTGATATGAAAACCAACATGGTATCTTAACCACTCGTATATCATATTCTGATTGTCACGTGCAGTTATAACACCAATAGCTACTCCTTTTTTGTAATTCTTTTTAAGAATATTAAAGTATCTATCAATCATCTTACCTGCTTTCATAATCTCTAAAGATTGAAATTGTGAAAAATCTAAAATATGAGTTGAGTTTTTTTCGTAGTTGTTAAATTCTTCAGGAGTAAGTTCATATCTTTCTCCTTTCTTTTTATCATAAACTATAATCTTCGCACTTGAAACAACAATAGTATCGTCCAAGTCGAATATTAGAATTTTGTCAGAAGTCATCTTCTCATTAAGCATACACTATATATTAACGATTAATCCTGTTAATTACAACAGAAACTAAGTATGACACCAGGAAAGATGTTGGATTAATAGATAATCTACCTATAGGTTCCTTATATTCCTGGCTTCTTCTAAATGATATTTGATTAAATGTACTCACTTTAATAATTACTTTATATTTATTATACAGTAAAGTATGCAAATGTTTCTAAATTAAGGCCTGTTATCTCTTTCATTTACTCCTTCGCTAGATCCAGTACCTGATCCTGAACTTCCTCCTCCTGATTGAGGAGACTCGCTCGGTCCACTTCCTGATCCACTTCCTGAAGTACTACTTCCACTTCCTGGAGGATTCCTTGGTCCATCATTAAAATCGTCACCACTATCAACTCCACCTCTACAATCTTTAAGTTGTGAATTGCTTACATATCCATTAGTGTCTACTTTAATAATACTATACCAGTCTGATACATTATTACTGCTACTTATACCATAATACCTTGCACTTCCATTGAATCTTGTATTTCCTGTTGATGTCGTGTATAAGTAACGTCCGTTTTGATTTCCAACAGAATCTCCGACACTATATACTGCCGTTTGAGTTCTGTATACTCCTCCATCACAGAAGTCAATTGTATTATTTTTACCTGTTGTTACGTAAAATCTATTTCTAACAACCGGTGACGCACTAGTCCTTAAACCACCTGATGTTTCACATCCGTTCACATCCGTTACAAAATAACTATAATTTGTACTTTCATTTAATCCTGTAATAGTATGATTACCTTCAGGCCTTCCTGTTAATGTTTTTACAGTAAAAGATGCTTTTTTAACGATAATAGTATAACTATTTCCTGTTCCTCCGTTTATAGCTAATATAAAGCTGTTAGCTGTCACACTACTCTTAATAGCATTTACTGCTGATGAAGGTTCTGTCACAGATCTAGATCCATATCCTACAAAGCCTTCAGCGTCTGTTACTGTTAATTCGAAAAAACCAGCGGTTACTTGTGAAAAGTAAATACCATCAACGTTACTAAGAACAGTTCCGTCTTTTTTCCATACATTAGATGATGGCCTTGTTTCTCCGTATACTGTGTGACCAAGTGATGTCGTTCCTCCTTTACAATCAATAGTAGAAGAATATAAATTAACTACAACTTGCCTATCTGATTCATCTGTATTAGGATCACCATCTGTCGTTCCGGTTCCACACTGTGCGCCATATGCTGCAACTACAGTCCCAGAGTATGTTATTGAATCGATACGTACACACATTGGTCCTGTATCCGTATCTGGTGCTAACGTTATATTAAATCCAGGCCCATCACATGGTAGTCCTTTAACAGTTCCTCCGTTTGAACCTCCTTCAAAAATAACACTATCGCACTCGTATTCTGTTGTACTATTTCCTATGTTACATGCTCCTAAAACCTCAACAGATACTTGAGATGACTTCGATAAACTGCCACTTTGTACACATCTACTTCTTGTGTTACTTTGATAAGCAAGTACAGTCTCGTTAAAAGGAGTACCATCACACTCTAGTCCTTGTATCGTTCCGTTGCTACTGCCTCCGTTCCATCTTACTTCGGAACAAATTACTTTATCTTCAAAATCTGAAAAGGTATTTAACATTAATTATATTTCTTTTTTAAATTACATTTGATTACTACAACTGTCATGTATTAACGTAAGAGTAACACTGTATCCACTAGCACCCGTAAGAGTACCGCTTTTATATCTTATACCATATATATTCTCTTCATTAATTCCAACATTACCTATGTTTGCAGAATATATCATAGTATTTGCAGCATGTGTGTATGTGTGTATCACTGTAGTATTTCCATTTTTAGCTCTAGTATAGACTTCTATTACGACAGCACTTGTACTTCTATTGGCACCATATGTTGCGTATATTCTAGTTACATTATATTTATCAAAATCAGCCCCGTTAGGAATTATAACATAAGCATTTGATAGTTTTGATGCTAAAACGTTAGAGCCATAAGCTACTGGGTTAAGTGTAATATAATCGTAGCATGTCCCTGTTCCAGTAGATCCTTTTATTCCTTTATCACCTTGAGCTCCTTTATCTCCTTTACCGCCTTTTAATCCTTGATGTCCTTGGGCTCCTTTTTCACCTTGAGCTCCTACTTTTCCTTGAGCTCCTATTTCTCCTTTTAATCCTTGAGCTCCTTTTTTACCTTGATCTCCTATTTTACCTTGATGTCCTTGATCTCCTATTTCACCTTGATGTCCTTGAGCTCCTTTTTCACCTTGATCTCCTTGGGCTCCTATTTTACCTTGATGCCCTTGAGCTCCTTTTAATCCTTGATGTCCTATTTCACCTTGATGTCCTTGAGCTCCTTTTTCACCTTGATCTCCTTGATCTCCTATTTTACCTTGATGTCCTTGATCTCCTATTTTACCTTGATCTCCTATTTTACCTTGATGTCCTTGATCTCCTACTTTTCCTTGATCTCCTTGAGCTCCTTTTAATCCTTGAGCTCCTT